AAGAGGTTATTATGATACTGTTTTAACTACCCACCCCCACCTTCTCAATTAAAGACTCCTTCCATAGCTCTATTACCTGTCTAGCTTCATTTAGTTCTTCTAATTGAATCCTGAATGAATCTTCTATCTCTCTAAAATCTTCTTCACAACAATAATCATTCTTGACATGATCTTCGTAACACACATTAAACTCCTCATGTGCTGTTTGTAATACATTTTTAAGTAACTTATATTGTTCCTCTATTCTCCTCTGTGCTATAAATACTATACTACTCATTTCCTCTCCTCATCAAAATCTAAAACGTCTGAAATTCTTACATCTTCTGGTTCTATGAATTCAATGCCCAAAATCAGCATATTCTTGATAAACTCAAAATCATGCTCTATCATATCCTGCATCTTCTCTATTGCTTCCTTCTTGGAGTCTGCGGTTACTTTCATGTAATCTGAAGCGATAGCGGTAATGTGTACATCAAATTCACTCATTTTCTATCGTCCTCCTCCTCGCTGTAAATCTCTACTTCTACGTCCTCTAATTGTAGACTACCACTATAATCTTTATCTCCTGATATATCTTCTGCTGCATCTACTGCTGACCTTTCATTATCTGCATATACTGTAATAGAATCACATACATAATAACGTCTAATTACTTCTACTTCATACTTCTTCATTGGATTACTCATCTATATCTACCTCCTCATCAGGTTGGGTTGCACATTTAATAGCTTCTACTGCTTCTGACATTTCATAGTTGGCGTTAGATAAGTCTGCATCTTCCTCTAGAGCTGCTTTATAACCTAACTCTAAGGCTTCCTCCTCATTGGCTGCATCTACCTCTACTACTATCCTTGCGGTATATGTATCTTCTACTACTACTTTATATCTCATATTACCTCTCTATCCGTAAATTACTTGTTCTGCAAAAGAGATTACAGAAAACCAACAAGAAGAATCATATACTTCTTGGATTCTCTGTATAACATCTTCATCTGGTGCATTTTCAGCTACAAACTTTTCTAGTATTTTATGTAGAAAAGCAGTATCTTTACTATTCTCTATGTCAAATAACCTGTTACTCATAATTACCTCTTTATAATAATTAGTTACATATATACTATCGTCATAATCTCAGAAAACTTTAGCTTTAAATGTACTGATAGTCATCTACTACATTGTCTATTTTTAATCCAGTACCTCCGAAATCTTCTTCTCCCAATGGAACTACCTTTAACTCTTTATTATCTTCAGTAACGAATATAAAATCATTTATACTGTTATCTGGTTCAAGTATGTAGAGTATAAAAAACTCAATCAATTCTCTATTATTCCTATTAGTCCAGCCAGTACATCCTTCTCTAAATACTTCAAATAATGAAAAGCGGTCTGTCACCTCAACATCTCTTTCAGTTAGCAACTCTACAACTTTTTCTCTAGTATATTTTTTCATAATTATTTAATCTCCACTAATTTATTTGTTTTAACACTATAAACTGGATATGGTGCTTTTCCTCCCTTAAACCATTCATTACCAAAGCAGAAAGTTTTATATCCATCCTCAACAATACTCCTTAAATGACCTGCTCCTGGCACACAGGGAGAGCATAATCCTGCATGGGTATAGTATGGAGACTCTGTTATAAAAATATCGCCGTACTCGTCCAATGCTGCGGTATATTCATGATCATCTAAGATGTTAGATGGATTATCTGTATAACCTAATTCATGTCCATCATTAAATGATTCTGCACACTCAGAGCAAGTATATTCATTATCTGATTCTTCTGATTCTGCTAATAGTTCACCACCACATTCAGGGCAAAACGCCTCACCATACTCAGGAGTGAATTCGTTCAATGCCCATTCAATTAAATCAATATAGGGTATAACTCCATATCTAATACCAGTCTGTATATCGATATTGGTCTTACCATGTCCATAATCAATTCCAATTCCAATTACCTGTCCCATAATTACCTCTAATTTTCAAGTACAATTAAAGTATCCTTCTCTGCAACATCTGAATCTACCTGCGCTACTGAGATTGTACCTGTACTAAATGCTATTTGTGTATGTTTAACATATCCAGTAAACCTGAATACTCCATCCTGTACCTGAAGCAGTACGCAATCTAAGTTAGGTGAATCATCTTCTGCTCTTAATTCTTCATACTCTTTAGTAACTCCTTCTTCTGTTACTTCAGTTAAATTTCCACTAACATAATCTGAGACTGCATAATCAAAAGCAGTTATTTCAAACAATCCAGAAATATCGGATTCCATTTTCATTTCTGATAGTTTATCTGACATATACTTAATTCTATCAAGTAAATGCTTATCTATTTCCAGTTTATAGCAAATCTCTAAATCATTATATTCATCTTCTATAAATAAATTTCCAAATACTGTTACCATAATTACCTCTTAAAATAATTAAATGTTTTTCTTACATTAATAGTATCGTCATTATCTGGGAAAACTTTAGAAGTAATCCGATTATTTATTGGCATGGTTCTTGCTAGATCTAGACCCCCGGCCACAAAAAAAGCCCCATAGAACAATCATTCTACAGGGCTAAAGAGGTAGTTAATTATCTATTCAAAAATACCTTTCCATATTCTAGGTAAACATTCTCCTGTGCTTCTATATCTTCTCTTAAACACTCCTCACTCATAGCATAGTCCCACGCCTTCTCTAAGTCACTATATAACTCAAGTGATAAGTTAGACCTGAATTCCTCTAATTCGTTCTCCAATTCCTTCAGTAACTTAAAAAGTCTAGGTGTATACCTCCTCCAGATATTTGATTCTAAGGACAAGTCCCTAGTATTCTCATGTGAATAATGATTACCAAAATGATTAGTTAGTATGCTTGCTTCCATGCCTTCTGCTTCGATAAGTCTAATTAAGTGTCTATACTTCCCTTCTGGTAAGTTAGCGTGTTTAATGAATTCTTTCAGCTCTACGTTGGCATTAAAACTAGCTCCATCCCCTTGACTCCAAAATCCTGAGAATTGAATCTTAACATCATCCATGCCCATGCTCTCTAACTTCTCTTTCCAGTCATCTAGGGTACATTCAAAAATCCACTCACTGTCGTACTGGCCTTTGGCTTCTCTTGCCTTTTCCAGTACCTTCTCCTGTGCTTCCTCTGTTAATTCCTCAAACTTATATGTTTCATATTTAATTGTTACTGTTTCCATAATTACCTCTTATAATTAAACAATCCTCTTATATAGTATATCGTCAGATTCCCAGAAAACTTTAACTATTTCTTAGTAAGCTCCTCAATAGCTTCCTCTAATTCTTTCTTTGTTACCTCAATGTTTCCATGTACGATAGGTTTTTCAATTAAACATCCTTTTATATAATTCTGTAAAGCTCTAGCGTCTGATTGCATATCATTCCACATATTCAGAATTTCCTTATCCTCCTGTGCTTCATGTACTTCACCATATATTAAATATACTACATCCTTACACTGTTCTGATTCTTTAGAAGTAGTTAATTCCTTTAGTAGTAGCTCCTCATCATCCACCTCTGAAAAATAGTCATATAGTATGTAATCTTTAACAATCTCCTCTACAGAAGGAATATTAGCCTCACTAAACTTATCTACAAAAGCTGTAGCCTTCTCTTTAGTGTTAAAGTCTGCTATACATGAAGCTAACCCTTCACTTGTTCTAAGGTACACACTGAACATATCCGCATCTTTTTCATCACATACTGCCATACTTTCACAAGTATCGTGGTGTACTGCTTCTACTTCTATCTGTACTGTTATCTGTTTGGTATATAAACTCATAAAATATCCTCTGTTACAGTAGTCAGGTACTTATTAATAACATAGTATTCTTCTTTTTTTATTTCATCCATTGTAATTGCTTTTGCTATGATACAGCCACAATCAAACTCTGCCATGTTCTTTTCTTTGGCATCCCACCATTCTCCTTCACCTCTCCAATTCAATACTATAGCTTCTAGTACCTTATCAGCTAAATCCTTTGTTTCTTCTCTCATTAGAAAACTTGTGGTAAAGGAATACTCACCAGATGTTTCTTCAATTTTACAAAAATAATGTTTCATAGTACCTCTTTAATAAATTAACTCTCACATATACTATCGTCAGATCCCAGAAATACTTTAGAAGTAATCCGATTATTTATTGGCATGGTTCTTGCTAGATCTAGACCCCCGGCCACAAAAAAGACTGCACCATTTCTGGCACAGTCTCCAAGAGGTTATTATGATTGATCTGTTTTCTTTAATTTCAAAAATTCTTTCTTAAAACTGTCCATATCTGAGTCATTTACCCCATAACTAATTAAAGCAAAATCATCATCTATATACTCATAAACTAACTTTTCTACTTCATCTAAGTTATCACATTCAAGTAAATCGCTTACAGGTATCTTAGTTACTTGCTGTCCATTTCCTACAAATCCGTCCTCTATCGTCCAAAATATGGCTAAACCATAACCTTTTTCATTACTCATAAACTGTCCTTACCAGTATAAACCATTTACCTTAACTTGCTCATAAACATCCCTCTGAAGTTCTGAATAGCCCTCATCGGTATCTAACTCATAATCACTTAGTTCTATACCTAAGTCATCTAAATCAAGGGCATCAATTCTTAGAATATCATGTTTATCTACTTTAATTTCCTCAGCATAAAGAGACATACACTCCCCAACCTCATTCATAATAATATCGTCTATTTCTTCACGCCTCTCTTCTAATACTGAGTCCCAATCTTTATATTGTTGATCAAAAGTTATCCAGTCCAGTTCACAACTGGCTCTAATATCACACAGGTGTACTTTCCTGTTAACATCAACCAGAAAACTAGTTACTATCTTATCTAGTTCTGGCATATCTGTCATATTCCAATATCTCTCATGCATATGTATTAACTTAAATTCCGGTTTCATAACTACCTCTAATTAATTTAGCCTCTATATTATATATCGTCGATATCTCAGAAAACTTTAGCATCAAATAATAAAAATTGCATCATTTCATCAGTTGTAGAACAATCCGTACAAGTTACCTCTGCACTGGGCGCACTGGCTCTAGTTACCTCCACCAAGTCCAGTATGATGCCTTCACAGGTAAGGGTAACATCTAAATCAGACTCCTCTGTAATACCGTCTACAGGCTCCACCTCGTACCTAATTTTAACGTCATTCTGAAACTCTACTTCTTTTCCATCTATAAATACTTTCATAATTACCTCTTGATTAGTTTATTAACCTTTGCAAACTTCTCAGGAAATCCTGGGAGACTATGCTTCAAAAATTTATTCTCTTTTATGATACCTATTGCTTCCTTTAGTGCTTCTTTTTCAGTATTTGCTTTAACATTAGGAATCATTATATTATTGTGAGATCCTTGAGAAATCATTACATTATATTTATTCATAACTACCTCTTAAATAAATCAATTCGTTTATTATTATGTATATATTATCGTCAATATATTAGAAAACTTTAATTATAAATAATCTAATTCGTTTATTTAATATAATCTAATTGGATTATAGATCTAGCAATAAACGTGCCATAAATAAAGTAATTGTATTATGATTGAAAAATAAATAATGAAATAATTATTATAAACAATAAGCATACAAAAAACATAACTTACTCCTTACTTTTAGCTATTACTCTAGCTATGCTCTCTACTATAAAAATAAATCCCATAGTTACAAAGGTACAAGCAATAGAATCACTACTCAACAAAGAACCAATACATACTAGTAACTGTCCTAATCTAAGCAGTCTATTTTCTATTGATACACCTCTTACATACTCTACTAACTTCCTTAACATTAAATTACTCCTTAACTAGTTTCTTCAAGACAGGAGGGATACAACCTAAAGTCTCCCAACATCTTTCTATAAAGTTATCTCCTGCATCATTATAATCCAAGTAAGCATCAGGTACATTAATTTTATCTAGTACAGCTTCAGGATCTAATTCTTTAGGTATCTGTGTGAATTGTTGATACCAGCCGTCCGAATCTGACTTCCTTATCTCACTAGTAATGAATTGTTTTCTTAACTCTTTAATATCCATAAGTTACCCCTCTTTTCTACCTAATTCATCAAGTTGTTTTTCCATATGTTCTAAATTTTTTATAACGGTATTAAAACCAAACCACCACAGGGCAGCAATTAAACCTCCAATAATAAAAACGGTTGCCGTAAGGAAAATCACTGGTTCCATAATTTAGCCCTTCAGACTCTTTATAAAATGAACACAGCACTCGTCCTCACTTACCTCTAAATCCTTCCTGAAGCCTCCCTGACCGCAAGCATCACATTCATAATAGATATGAAGCTTCATATCATCATCTACCAGACATACTTGAAAATCATCATTAACTAGGTAGACACTACCTGACAGTTGATTAAAGTGGGGGCGTACTCCTTCGCTAGAGAATCCATCTGGTAAACCATTCTCTTTCATAGCTGTTAGGATGCTTATTAACTCCTCTAACTCTGTGTATCTATAATCCTCTAAGTTACTTGTCATAATTACCTCTAAAATAATTAATTGATTAATTGATTAATTGATTAATTCTCATATATACATAATATCGACAGAATCTTGGAAAACTTTAGGTATTTTTATTTTTTTTCTCTAGATCTAGCAAATACCATGCCAAAAACCCACTAGAGAAACTTTCCTCTAGCGGGTAAAACATTAATTAGAACGATAAATTACAAATCCGTCTAGTTCCTCGCATCCTCCATCATAAGAGTTAAGGAAGTGTCCAAGTCCATCGGCTGCTATAGCATCCTCTACAAGCTCCTCGAAGCTATCCCCTACCATTGACATAATAGCGTCATTAGCCCTCTCACATTGAGGCTGTAAGGCTTCTATAACCTCCTCCCCGACTCCATCAGGAAGGTAATCAACAATAAAATAAGCATTGAAAGCCCACAAGCTCTCTTTAATGTAAGCTGTAGCCTGTTCCTCTGCTTCCTCATCAGTAAGTACTGTATACTCTCCATTGTCTGTATCAAATACATTAACTGCATCGGATTCTGTTATATCAAAGGTTTCCAGATCCTCGCCCTCATCCTTGAAGAATTTTTTAAGTATTTCTAAATTAGTCATACTAACCTCTCAAATGCTTTAAATAAATTGATGAATAACTCATCTATTGCGTCTAGCAATGCTAAAAACATATTATCTACTGCACTTGTATTTATATTTATATTAACTTCTCTCATTTTAATTTACCTCTCAAATAATCTAATTCGTTTATTTCTTATATTAATAATATCGCCAGATTCTCAAAATACTTTAGCTTTATTTTACATTTCTATGTTTGTAACTATACCTTCTTCTGCTACTTCTGGATCAACTTGACATACAGACAAGAACCCTGTAGAGAAATGAACATTAGTATGTTTTAAATATCCGGTAAATCTAAACTTACCATCAGAACCATGTAATAAAACACAGTCTAGGCGTTGGCCAGAGTCCTTATCAGCTTTAATTTCCTCAAAGTCCTCCAGTGCGGTATCTTCTTCGTAAAGTCCTCCCTTATAACCTGTTAAGTCATATCTGAAGTCTGTAAGCTCATATACATCTAACTCTCTAGCTTTATCTGAAAAGAACTTAATCTTATCTAATAATTCAGCATCTACCTCTAATTCATAACAAAAGGTATCTGTAAAATCACTGTCCTCTATATGTAAGTTACCAATAATTTTCATATTAACTCCTATCCTGGAAATCTTCTAAACCTTCTTCTAGAGTACTGAAATAATGCCCCCAGAAGTAAGAATCCTTATTACTATCATATACATGAGTAACATAAGGCTCACATCTGCCAGGGAAATGTCTTAATGTTACCTGACAGGATTGATCAACCTCATTCCATCTATAGGGTTTACTAGCTACTACTTTATTTCCTTCTTTATCTTTCATATTAATCCTCTTTAATACTTAAAATTTCCTGTAACTCTCTCAATATCCCATACCTTTCAGATACACTACTAGCAAAATTAGAACTGAATGGATTACCATGAAACTGATTTTTTCTAGCTCTCTTAATAGTCATTTCTAGGGTATCTATAATAGCTTTACATTCATACACATATTGCTTCAATTCCTGTTTATAACTCATTTCTACATATTCTTTAATTCTATTAGCCATAATTCCACTTTAAATTTGGTTACACCTATAATATCGGCTGTATTCCATATTACTTGAGAACTAATCTAATTATTTTTGGCATGAAACTTGCTAGATCTAAGTTTTGGGCTTATCTTAGATCTAGCAATAAGTGTGCCAAAGTTATTTAAAATAAGCCTTAAGTTTTCAAATAAGATGCCGATACTGTAATCAGGATACTAATTTTTATTAACGATAGGAATTTATGGATATTCCATATAATACAATTTTACCACCATAACCAACAACTTACAAGATAATCTACTGATATGAATACACTCTTTCTGTGTAAGAGCATGTCCTTAGAATGAGCGTTCATTTTAGTGCATTGGCACGATTCTTGCTAGATCAACTAGAATGAATACTCACTCTAAAATGAGCGTTCATTTTTAAAACAAACATTCCTTTTACTTTACATACGTCCCAAGACGAGCTGTAGTAGGGATTTCCGAAAATACCCTGGGAGTTTCTACACTACCCCTTCCTAATACAAATGGCCTCTCGGCGCTGTGAGAATCTGTGATATCATACATAGAAGAGACACCCACCCCTAGCTGTCTTAAAACCTTTATTCGCTAAACCTATGCTTTGAAGATCAAAAGATCGCTGAAGTTTATAGTTGAGGGCCTAAAAGTCGCTAATCTCGTACTTGTTGGGCCTAAGAAGTCGCTGACTTGAATTAATTTAGGGGAGTAATTATTTGCTTTGCAAATAATTCTACTTTTATATTAGTACAATTCAGTTATACAAATCGTGCAATAAACCAGGTTCTTAGATATTCATCTCTAGAAACTGATAGGTAACAGTGTTCAAGGCTAGTAAACCTCTGTATAAAATTGTACTTCTGAATGAAGTTTTTCAGGTGAACCGGGGCCACATGGTAATATCCTCCATAACCTTTGTAGAATAGTAAATACTTCTTTCCTTCTTCAAGATCATCCACATCCATAGAATTTTCTACATAGTAATACTTATATACTGCTGCACTTATGTCATATACGTCTTGTAAGATCTGATAATTCATATATACCTTACCAAAAACCAACATTCACCATAATTACGTAATTCGAACGTAGCTATGCTAAAAGGTCTCTCATTATTAATACCTCTAAACTTCAAATCTCTACTAAGATGTCCTAGGCCGTCATAGACAACTCTTGCTACTCTATATGTACTTCGTTTTTGAGAGAGGCCATGAAAAATACAAACCACATATAAATAAGTCTGCCCTACTTGAAGAGTGTCACTTACAGTGTTTAATGCTTTAGTAACTAAATAATCACCTATCTTGTTGGATACTTCCATACTTACATGAACCTCATAATGAACCAATTAATATTATGTCCTCTCAGTGGTAAATAACCAGGTCTTGATGCATTAAGATACCACATTGCTCCATCACATACATGGCTAATATAAATTTCGTCCACTATGTAAGAAAGGCCATAGTAAGAAAAGAGTAAGCATTCCTTGCCTTCGAGTTCTTTCCAAAAATCTGCGGGGAGAGTATCAACAAGATCTCCTAATTGATAAGTAGCCTTCTTTTGATAATACTTAAACGTTTCCGTAGTTATCTTCATAGTAGCAGTATCGGCAGTTTGCCAGGAAACTTTAGGGGTAATTATTTGCTCCGCAAATAATTCTACCTTAATATTAGTACAATCGGGTCAAATAACCTCAACAAATATCCATTTCTTACCGTAGTGGTGTTCCTTTAAGCACATATCATGCTTTCCTGTTCCATATACTCCTGTCCAGTATTCCAGGCCGTGGCCAGCGAAGACTATTGGGTCCGTCTTCCACACTGTAACTATAGCAAGCACTACTATCTGGTCCTCAGGGGCGGGATCTTCCCAAGCTCCGTACCCTAAGTCATTAACAAGTAAGTACTTCTTATGTAACTTAATATCCTCCAGACGTACCCTACTATCATTGAGGCTACGGATGAATCTCTTTATTGAATCGTTCTTTTGATATTCCTTACAATATGGCATATATACAGTATCGGCATCGGGCGGGAATAACTTTAGTTATTTCTTTTTTTGGTATGCTTTTTGCTAGATCTACAGCCAAGCCATAGAGAATTTAATAGATAGAGAAGAAGCTCCTATTCTATACATAGTTACACTTATTGAATTTAAAGTAGTATTGCCACTATTAAAGAAATACCTGTTATTTGGCGTAGTTGGATGTTCAAGTCTATAAAAATCCACGCTGGGAACGAAAACACCTGTATCTGAATGGTCAACAGTTAATATAAACTGATTAGGTACTGCACCTTTATTATGATTCATAGTATATACAACATTATTTCCACCTGTAAGTACCGGATGCGTATATGTGCTAGATGTAAAACTTGTTACGCCTTCATTAGTTAGTCTAATCATTTTATAACTCCTGGTTAAATGTGTGTCTACTAAATATAAAGTACATTCAAATAAACCAATTGAATTATTATCTATAGTTTATTTAGTATATGTCCACTTGTAAAGGATGATAGTCCATAGATAAATAATGTAATTCGATTATTATATAACAATAACTCAATTAGATTATAAATATAAATAAAGGAACTCGATTATTTATGTAAGTGGCTATATTCATTACGTAGAAACAGGTAAGTATATTATATATGTCAGATAAAATAATGTAATTCGATTATTATAGATTATAATGAAATTAAGCTGTAAAATACGGAAGATATATAACTATATCAGATAGTTAAGTACAATATAACAATTCAAATGTATTATAAGTAATTGAGCACGTACCAAGTCTCTAGATAGTTATCTGTTTTGAACTCGGAAAAGGTAGCCTTATCAGTATTTAAGACTCTTACACGAGTGCAGGTAGCTCCTGGCGACCAGCTTCGTAACTCCAGGTTACAGATCCTCACTATTCTCTCACCTGAGTCATGCTTGGTGAACAGTGTATACTTCTTACCACGACTTAGGCTTTTTAGGTTCAATGCCTTAGATGCATATGCGCTGAAATTTCCCATACTATTAGTATCGGCACAATTCACATAAACTTTAGCTATTTTCTTACAAAAATCTTCTAATAGATCTAGCAAGAACCATGCCAAAATTTTAAGAATAATTTTTTTCAAAAAGATAGTGGTATTTCGGGGCTTTACCACATTAAATATGTATGTGTAAATATAAATAAATAGGTAAATGACTATGGTACATAGATATCTGAAGATAAATAAGTGAAAAAAGTACGTAATATTACTAAATATGAAGGTAAGTAGCGTACAAATATGTACAAATACATATCCCATAGAAGTATGAAAGAGTACATATCCCATAGAGAGAAAGGTAAGTAAGATTGGGTAGTTAAGTATAGATAAATATATATCCCATAGTACCTAAATAAGAATTAGTGCTAAAATAGTAGTGGTATAAGGTGTAAGTAAAGTGGTGTAAAATGGTATAAAGTGGTAAATAAGTAATACAAACCATATAAGTAAGAGGTACATAAATAAGTTAAGTAGATCACTATAAGTAGATATCTGAAGGTATGTACGTGGAAGGAGAATAGCTTGTAACAGTCTATTACTTACTATAGGTATCTTATATAGGGTGTATAGTTGTAGAGGTATATAAGGCTATGAACGTTTCAAATGTAGATCTCTCCGTGAAGCCCCGACCCTCCCTCTTCTTGTCTAAAGTGTTATACTAGTTAGGTTAGATTGTATGTATTAAATAGAATCCATAATCTCTAGTTGGCTGTTCTAGATAATGTAACCATTGGCAATGTCTAGTTTCTTCTGTAGTACTACCAATCCTGACCATTAAACTATATAGTTTACCTTTCTGTAAATCCTCTATTGGGAGTCTATATTCTAATAGATCATTATAAGTATCAATAGTAATAGAAATCATTTATTTAAATATGTTACATTAGTAGACATATATTAAGTGTACCATATTCATATTGACAAGTAAACCTCCTTAATATAGAATACAGGTATGAGGGAGGATGTATTAAGAAGACAATTAAGAGACAGTACAGGTCCAATAGATATCTGGGTAGAGAATGAATTCTTTGAAGCTAACAAACATAGACAAGTACCTGTAGATGTAATACTAGCTAAACTAGAGTCATATGACACTAATAAAGGCTATGAGAAGAAAATAAGAATAATGCAAGTAATCTCTAATATAGACTTGAGTACAAGTAAGAAAATAAATGCTAGATACTGTTCAATACTGGTATGTAACCTGCAGAATCTGGATGATAGAAAATTACTAACCTCTATTATACTCAATATGAATCATCCTTGGTTTGATACTAGAGATACTTACTTTATGTATGTTGTTTAATGTATAGACTACAAGGGTAAGAATGATTGGATCTCTCCGTGAAGCCCGCCCTTCCCAGAATCAATTAGTTAGCCTCTGAGTAGAACCTGCAATGCATTGTATACTGGAACATTGGAATAAAACCTAAGATCAAAGTCTATCAATGCCAAGTTAGGAGTTTCTCCTCTTCCAGCCACATAATGTTCTGAAACATATAGTTCACACAACCAGAGCTTCCTTGCAATGTCGAACTTTATCTCTATCTTATTTATAAGGCTTGCTGTTAATGTATCTAAAATATATCCATCTACTTCTATCATAAGTTAATATCTCCTGGTACTAGTATCGGCATATTCTCAGAAAACTTTAGCTTTATTATATATCCCATAGTTAATTAAGTATATTAAGTGTACCATAGTAATATTGACAAGTAAACATAATAAATGTACCATAGTGATATGGAATTACACAAAGGAACAACAAGGTATTGCATACTAACAAGCAAATACGCTATTAAGATACCTAGCTTGTATAGTTGGGAACTATTTCTTACAGGACTACTGTGTAATATGCAGGAAGTACAGTGGAATACCTTAGATCCATTACTATGCCCTGTATTGTTTAAACTTCCCTTAGGCTTTCTTCTAGTTATGCCAAAAGTTAGGATACTAGAAGAAAGACTATCAAACTCTGAGTTTAGTGTACTTATTAGTAGAAAAGATATATTACTTCCGATAGAAAATAAAAGAAACAGTTTCGGATACCTATCAACTGGGGAACTAGTCGCAATAGACTATGGTACCTGAGAAAGCTTATATTGACAAGTAAAGTAAAGTAAAGTAAAGTAAAGTTAAGTAAGATAATATACTGATATGAGCATACCATATGATACAGAGCTAGATAAAGACTTCTTTGAGGCATACAAAGATAAGCATATACCTTTAGAAGATGTAGAGAGGATGCTAAAAGCTAAGAAAGGAAGGATACTAGCAATATGTAGGTGGCATAACGTTGCAAATACTAGTCATGGATGTGATGCTTATCCATTAAATTTAAGAAATAAACTTACTAATGAATATATAAGAAGGGATCTTGACTTCCCTACATTTAAAAAAGATACTCATTTAATAGAGACTTACTTCTTATATGGTATATAAGGGCTACCTCTATGTAGTATTTAATTAACTCAGTATAATAAGTGTGTTAGGTGTAGAATCTCTCCTGTAGGCCCGGCCCTCTTTTTTGCTAAAGTTATTTAAAAATATGCCGATATACTAGATATGACAAATTGGGATGACGAAAAGGAGTGTTTAAAAGCTGTTAAAGAAAATGGATGGGCTTTACAGTATGTAAAAAATCAAACTCCAGAAATCTGCTTGGCTGCTGTTAAAGAGGATGCAGATGCTTTACGATATGTAAAAACAGTGAATTGTTCCTACGAATTAAAAAATTATGTTTTAAATAACTTAAGGGAGGACCTAATCAAAACTTACCCTTCACAAATTTGAATATTCCGGGTTCAATCGTTTAATACATATTCCATATAAACATTAAAACCTACTTAAAAGGATGAAGTTTATAGTCAAGTACAAACCATGCAGGTTTCTTACTATCTTTAGTAGGATCTTCTAAGATACTTAGAGATCATACCTTCAGAAGCTTTAAGATAACCAATAATTTCCTACTGATTACACTTCATATGAGGGTATAAACTTTTCAAATGTGGATCTCCGTGAAGGCCGATCCTCTCGTGTAATCAACTAGTTAAGGGCTTCTGCTGGTTGTACTCCATCCTGATTAATTTCTTTGATTATCTTATCATTTAGTATGAAGAAGAGAGATATGTTTTTATTAGCATATTCAGTTATCTCTTCGCTAGTCCATCCGTCGAACTCACCTGTGACTGTAGTAGTACCTATACCTGGTAGGTGAGTTGCCTTGTCACTAGGATATGATTTATTAAACTTAAGATCTATTACTTTACCAGAGGGCAGTTTTAGTTTTAAAACAGTCTTTATATTCATGTATTATGTATCCTATAATCATTAAGTATATTAAATTAGATTCTTAATATAAATATCACCTACACTTGTCCAGTAGTTAATAAACATTTAATACATATCCCATAGTTAGTTAGATTGCATAGGTTAAGAACCAACCATTGTAGTAGTCCTTAGTATTCACATAAGCTCTAGATCCTCCTAAAGTCCCGTAATATATACCTGTTATACTTACGTGATCAAGTTTGACTTGATCCATGAAGAAAACCTCTTTGCCTCTGTTGAAGTCAGTATAGAATCTGCATAACTTAGTACCTAGTGGGATAGCATCTAACTTGCCTAAATCTAACGACATATAGTAATAAGTATAGTAAGTTGATTCGTCGATATTAATGCTCATACTAGGTATATCGGCAGGACCCCAAAAAACTTTAGGAATTTATTATATGTACCATAATTAAATTGACATGTAAACATAATAGAGGTACCACAGTGATATGAGAAGAACAAGGCGAGAGTGAGATTAAAGTGATAATTTATATTAAAACAGAACGTCTCTATATTCAAGAAGGACTTCAAAGGTTAGGTTTAGCGTCCCTAAATATCTACTACTCTGATGACAGGTGGTTGGCTATTAGAGGACTATCTAAAAGAACTAAACCTTATCTTTGTGCAGGTTGTAATGAAAAAAATAAGAAAATACTTCATTTACATCATAAAACATATGAAAATTTAGGACTACCTAGCGAAATTAGTGATCTAGTCTGGTTATGTAAAAGATGTCATAGAGAAATTCATTTATCTAGTCTTGATAATTTATATGAAAATACTAATAAGTTAATAAAATTAGGCAAGAAAATAGAAGAAGCATCGGCTAAAGAACCGAAAAAAACTAAAAAACGTAAGAAAATAGAAGCTAAATCAAAAAAGATAAAGAAAAGTAAACACATTATAACTAAGAAACAAACTAGAAGATTGAATAGAAAAAGGAAGTACGCTAGCAAGTACGATGCCTTACCTATAGGTATAATAAAAGTAAAAAAGAATTAATTAATTAATTAATTAATTATACTACCTATCTAATCATGTAAAAATATAATAACCTACCAATGTTATAATAGTAGTCAGAATCATACTAACCACACCTGCTTAATTTGTTCTGCTCCATTCATACTATACTTCTCCCTTAGTATACGTTTATTATACTTATGTGTCAAATTAAAGCTAAAGTTTTTATAGAATCTGCCGATATACTATATGCAGGTAGACTAGGTTTTACTGTTAAGCTGATCAATAACTAATAGTAGAGGGTTCGGATGATGGTAAGTGTAAACCTCCCCTTATACCTGTGCTTTAATTTTGAACAGAGGAAACCATGCTAAACAAACATTTTAAGAAAGCGTTTAAAAAACAAATAATGGATTTTTATACTGGAGTAGTAGATTTTAAGATGGATAAGGAGAGTTGGAAATTCTGGGGTGAGTTTATTGCCTTCTATTGTTTAGTTGTACCCTTTGTAGCTGCCTTTATAGGTTTAGTGTATTACCTAAATAATAATTAATATGAAAAAGAAAACACCTACATACACAGATGGAAAAGGAACTGGAGATAGTAGAGTTATTAGCAATTTTAGAAGAGTTTTTGATCACATATGGTGATCATTTAGCTAATATATACTTCTTACCTTTAGTATAAATTATAGCCAATATAGTTCTATTCTAATATTCCGTGTAACTGATGAAATCCTGTATACTCTTACTTCTGTAGCATTATCATTAGAAACTGCAGCATTAAGAGATGGTTGCCAATTTCTGTATGCATTAGCACTATCCTGATACATATCCGGTACCTCTAACCAAGAAGTTGTACCATTTTGCATGTGAAGAGTAGATAAGTTCTGTGGCGATCCTTCATTATGGTTCAGTATATATGGCACGTAGTTTGTTCCTGTTTGTGTGGGGTGACTAAATACACTTGAAGTGAATTTCCTAATAATACTCTCATTATTTAATCTAATCATCCTCTTCTCCTTAAGTTAATTTATCTACTTACAATAAAGTACAAATTAGTAAGTATATCAAGATATTATGTTTTTTTACTAAATAAGCTAAAGTCTTTTTGAAATCTTGTCGATAGTATATTTATGAAGATTAGTAGTAAAGTATTTATAGCCCATAAATCTCGTGCTATACCCACAGAGGAGTTAACTAACTTATCTAAAACTCTAGAAGTTTTACTATATATCAACATAAATAATCAATATGGAATGGAAATAGTTACTGTAGGTACCTCTAAGTATAAACATTACGTAAAAATGTGGTGCGCTAGTAGCGGGTTGTTTTTTGAACAGGGCTTATTCTCCTGTCCAGAGTCTTGGTATTGTAGGTATAAGGTGTAATGAGGTATAAATGATTAATACTGTAGATGGATTTATAGTTAACCTTACCTTAGAAGCTGGCAGGGCACTTCGGAGGGATAAATTGGAGGCTGCTGAGGCTGTAAAAGGAGATCCAACTGAAGCACTAGACCTGGAAGAAGACGAGCAGGAGAGCGAACCTGAAGAAGAAGAAGTAAAGGTACTACTAGCATTACCGGAACCAGATATTACCGAGTCTTATGAGTTATATGATCATAAAGGTAATTTAGTAAAATACTTAAAAACTAGTAATGTTAAGTTAAATACTAGGAGGTAATAAATTTATCATTTATTACTGTTAAATACTAAAGTTTGTCTACGTCGTTATACCAATGCTCTTTTTGAATATAGGTTAAAGCCTCTCGCAGGTCTTTGAAACGTTTACCTTCCCGTCTACCGTTTGTTACTATACAACATGGTGAATCAACACTAGGCTCATCTAAGTATAGCTTGTACGAAGCAAACTCACTACATGTATGTTCAAAAATATCAAGAATTACTCTGTCACCTAAATTATTAGTTTTAAACTTCTTAAGATGCGGAACTACTAACTTTAAACTTCTATATACTTTCTCTGTATACTTAGTATCTCCCCTAGTTAGTGCTATTTGTATACAGCTTTGTCCAGTTTCTGGAAAGTAGCCTGAAGATATTAAGTATAACTGTCTTAATTGTTTCTCTTTTTCATTATACATTGCCTTAGTTTCAGGATCACCGCATAGTATTAAATCTAAGTCTACTTCTCCAGAATCTATTCTATTGCTAAGAATTATTTCATCTCTTTTTTCTCTTAGAGTTCTTAGTTTAGTATTTTTTGCAGTTGCTGCTTTCTGTAGTGGAGTGAGTTTACTATAGATGTCATCTATCTCTGTCTCTAGATTTTCTATTTTTTCTAATATATTATCTAATTTCTTCATATAAGTATTATCGACCAAATTTCAAAAAACTTAAACCTTATTTACCAATTTGTAGGTTTAAATACATACCAAGTCTTATTGTAACCTTCTCTGTTAAATCTTGAATTCTCTACTATATCCCAACCTTTCTCATCAAATATCGCTCTACTATCAAATTCTGCGTATTTTCTACCATACTCATCTTTTTTTGTTCCAACATTACTTACAGGTATTAAATATTCCTCATCAGTATTTGGATTTTCCTTCTTAACTAGTAAATAGTAATCCTTGCCTTCTTTAATCCCACTAAAATACTCTACCTTTCTCATAAATCCTCCATAAAATCAGGGGTAGTCCAGGTTTGTATTGTCTAGTAGTAGTCTATTATTTGCCTCACACTTCAGTACTCATCCACCTGAGTCTTTACCACAGCCCCTGTTAGTCTGAATACCAACGACTGTTCCTTCCATCCTAGCAACATCTACCACTATTCAGATTGACCACATACCTAACTGGACTCGACCCGACTAGCTATATATACTATCGTCAGTATTTCAGAAAACTTTAGTAAAAAATAAAAAAACAAAACTAAAGTCTATTTAGCAAGTTGCCGATATTAACCCTGTTAGAGAATACGTACTCTTTTAATGTTTTACTTGATTGTGAGAAGAAACTATACTCCTTTTATGAGCTTGATGCTTATCGGTTTAATAGGGATCCTTATGGGTATTTAATTCATATTTGCCCATGTATCCATCACCAGACAAAAGAAATATTAGCAGAAACATTTAAAGACAGGCCATTAGAAGTTATATTGAATTGGTAAAATTATCTGTATACCTTAGATTTCTTCCAGGTGCCAGTGCTTAATGTAGCTGGTCAGGAATAGCTTAAGCCCCGAAAAGAACCTAGCATCACATCTAAAAGTTACATAACTGAAAGGCATTGGATTTTCTCTTGAGAATGTCATGTTTGAAAATACTAAATTATGTATTATGGTATATGTTGTGGAATTTCCATTTGGATGGAGAACTAATTTATATCGTTTCCAACATTTAACGTCTTGTATCTCTACTATATTCTTCATACTTAAATTAAATAGCATAAAAAGGACAGTCAGTGTTTCTACTAACTGCCCAAACAACCCCATGAAGTCTACTTCAGTTAATGCCTCAACAACATCTATCAAATTTTTGAACTAAATTTATTTTGTATGCATTACTCTTTGTCATTTATTAAGCTCTACAGTAGTATATCAGATTACATAAAGTTGTCAATAGCTTTTCCTAAGTTTTAATTAAAATACTTACAAACATTTTTATATGTCTATAATTACTTAAATAACTATAGTTCCAGTATCTGTTGACATCTTTATAATTCTCAAGTACACTAATTCAATATGGAGTCAATACTGGTACATTTTATGTTTTATTTCATCTTAATCTTCTTCTGTGGTACAGGTGCCTATATCATAGCTAATATGGGAGATGAACTACCCTCAGAAAGGTTTTATTTATTTGATGTATTAGGTATTATAGCTGCAATTCTCCTAATACTGCTATTCTTAATCTTCATCTACTAAATCGGGATACTCAATCTTAGCCATACTTAAATAATCTAATCCAAAACTAGTAATGTGCCTGCCCCTACCTGTTCGTTCAATTAACCCACGAGACATCAGTGTAGGCTCTATATTTGACCTGTATTGGTCCTTATCCAATCCTAAACTATCACAGATGGACTGTTCGCCTGCTGGTATCCTTTTTCCCTTACTTTCTCCTCTACTCAGTAGGAATTGTAATGTCCTCACCTGGGCTAATTTAAGACCATCTGGAAGGTATTTAGCTACAGATATATACTTTAACACTAATTTAAGTGAAATAGTCTTCATATCTTCTTCAGTTATCCAATCAGCTTGTCCCTGTTTAGCTAACTGCCTGTAATAACACGAGGCTTCATATACACCCCTCAAAAGATTCTCTCCCATCCTTGCTACTCCTTGAGAACACTTTCCTAACACCCTAGCAGCTTCATCTTGTAGCTTCAGTCCACGACCAATGGCCATACCTTTAACTATGTCGTACATTTCTTCATCGGTGTAGTATTCTATCTCAATTTGATTTCCAAACCTAGTCTGAAGTGGGGAAGGTAAATCTCCTAGATCAGTAGTAGCTCCAAAACATGTAAACTTAGGAAAATGTATATCGCGCATTTTACCTTTCTCCGCATACTGATATCGAAACTCAAGAAGTATGAGAAGCATAGAAACGATTACGCCTCTATCTAATTTGTGGATCTCATCAATAAATACCGCTACAGGTTTAATTGGAGCACATGGATTTACCGGGTCTAGAATAGTGCAGATACGCTTACCAGTAGGGTCTATGCAACCTGATTCTTTAGTATGACTTACACAACCATTATTACATTTATAGCCATCCCAAGAAAGTTTTTCCTCTAGTATACTAACTAAGATGTCAGGTGTCGGTATAGCATCCGGTGTTAGCTTAATGAAGGTGCCTTCCTTCTCAAAGCAACCCATCATTTCTGCTGCTGTTTCCACTCTCCTGGTCTTTCCTGTACCCCCCGGTCCATAATACATTGTATGAGGTATAGTCACAGGAATACTATCGGGTAAGCATCGGTCTCCTTTATACTTCTTGTATATGTGGGCTAGCATACCTTGAGCCTTATTTTGAGCTGCTACACCATACTTAATCCTCATCAATCCTTCATCATTTTCATTAAAATCTGGTTTCATCCTGCCTCAAAATAAATAAATTAATCCGATTATTATCTTTCTACCTACACTAATATTATCGACTATTTTTAGGAAAACTTTAGTTAAAAGTGATAATATATTGAATAAGTATGTAAGTTATGGTTTATACTATATTTTTGAATGCTTAGAATACTTCTTTTCATAGAACTCTTTTCTGCCCTCTGACCAATCTCTAAGCTTATTATTGGGATTTGAATCATCGGTATAGTCTATTACTACTGCGTACTTCTTTTCAACTGTGAATCTTAGTACTCTACCCACTGTTTGCTCAATACGGGTAGTATTCCCTCCACTGAAAGGTCCAGCCAGTATTAATGCACTTAAGCTGGGACAATCAAAGCCAGTATCAAACAAAGTATATGTACCACCAATTCCAGCTAGCTCCCCACTTTCAACTTTAAATACGTCTTCATTTAGTTGTTTATGGTTTACTTTAGTTTGTATAGCTCCCTTGTCTGTAGTTTTAATAGTGTAGGGATAAGATATGTGGATACCACGTTCTAACAATTTTTCATATATTATTTTAGCGTGAAGAACCCTAGCGGTACATATGATAGGTTTAAAACCCATACTAATTAACCTTACACAGTCATCTACGATTAAGTTATTTCTGACCTCATTGTTACATACCTCGTCTTGCAACTTGTGCATTTTCTTTCTTTTTCGCCACTCTTCCATACTATCTGTAACATCATAGAAAAAAGTATTTCCAGTTTCTCTGGTATAAGTTTCTGGTGTTAGTCTTCCAGGAATTTGATTCTCATGTATAGTTACTACAATTTCCCCTAGTAAGGCTGTCATTAGATTACTAAGTTCATCACTGGAGTAATGTTCAGGTGTGGCAGACAGTCCATATAATCTTTCAGGAGCCAACTTTAACAGTACAGTTCTATATGTCAATGCAGTACTTAAATGACATTCATCAAAAAATATCGTATGAAAAGTATCCTTTAGTGAATCTAAGTCAAATCCTTCCTTGCCTAGTGTCATAAGTGATCCACATGTAATAGGTTTAATGATCTTTTTCTTTGCTTTTATTATACCTATTTCTTCATCTGGTATTCCTAATACTTTAGTTACTGTCCTTCTAAATTGAGTTAACAGTCTATCCTTCTGTGCTAAAAATAATACTGGACCTTTACCAAGTAACGCCATTGCTATACAAGAAATTACAGTTTTACCACTATTGTGATGTACTGTAAAGTCTTCTGTTAAATATAGATGATCTTTGTTTAACATGAAACCATAATAGGATCCTTCACCTACTGATTCTACTTTGAATCCAGTCCTTAGCACAGACTTCTTTTGTTTTCTAGGTACTGCTTGTTTTCTTTTAATTCTTGTAGGTATAATTGAAACTTCACCAGAAATAGAAAGTCTATAGTACTCAACTTGATTTACTATTTTGATATTTTTATATGCAGCTAAGCCTAAGGATCTTGCTATGAAAGTTATATCGTCTGCCAATCTTTCTGATTTTGACACATATTCAAAGTTTCCATTACCGAAGTACCCATCAGTATCTATTAATCCAGCTAGGATTTTCAATCTCTCACTATTAGATGCTTTCTTATAAATCTCTGGTATAAACCTGGTGCCACTTTTTGTTCCCCAAAGATTTAAGTTTTTTAATCTATCTATTAATAGGTTATGTCCTGGGATCCCTGTTTTTATACCTTTTAAACTAGACTTAAAGAAGTAAGTTTTAGCTTTACCAGTATTAGCATCCTGAATGCTATTTTGGATCAAACAATGCTGTCTGCATAGATCATTAAACATCTTTACTATCTCTTCATCAGCTGTAGTTATACTACCTTGACGACAAATTCCTCCATCTCCAAGTAATACACCTAAATGGTAAGGATCTATAGGTAAGGAAGTTGGTAGTTCTTTAAAATTTATTGCTGCCCTTTTTAGTTTATAATGATGTTTAAAACTATTTGATTTGTCCAAGTAATCATTTACAGAGATATTAATAGTTGTACCTTTAAGTTTTATGTATTTACACATATCAACGCCTTTTAGTATTTTCGGCTGTGGGTCTTCTCTTCTGATGCCAGATTGCTCAAGATGAAGTACATGAGATTTATTTACTACAAATGGAGTGCCTTTTGTTGGTGTAATCTTATACATCTCTTCTTCACCTGAAAATAATTTAAGTACTTCTCTAGGTTTACTATCAGGACCCATTAAAAGGTCTCCAATCTGTATTTTTTCTACTTTTTTTAGTGTACCATTATACATTAGTATCTCAGTGCCAGGTGCATGGCATCCTGGAGGAGCTTGTATTCTAGCAGTATTATATTGTAAAAGTTTATTTACCGCATCTCCTTGAAATCCGAATACACCACTTGTATAATTAATTTTTTCAGAAATACTTGATGGAACATTCTCACCAGAGCTTGTACTAAAGGTTTTAGTTACGGGTAAGTTATTCTGTGAACACACTCTAATAAGCTCTAACTCTTTTCCACGAGGAATGTAGATAGAATTACCTTCTTTTTTAAATAAGTGTAATTTTTCTGGTATTCCTTTATCTTTATTTGCATAAGGTGTTATGTCATAGGTACAGACTGACTTGAAATACTCTTCTAGGTTTGGAGGTAATCCTGTGATTCTTAAGCAATTAGATAAATCATAAGAGATCACGGGATTACCTATTCCTATTATACTACCGGATTCTTAGTTACTACAGCATTAGGAAGGCCAGTACTAGGTGGGGCTTCCGAATAGCTCTCACTGCTTAGTACCTTACCAACATTACTCAACGCAGGTGCTGCTTGTACGGGAGCTGCTGGAGCTGCTTGTACGGGAGCTGCTGGAGCTGCTTGTACGGGAGCTGCTGGAGCCACTGGGGGTATTTCCTGAACTCTTGAGTTAGTAGCGTTTACTACACTCTCCGCAGCTAGAGAACCTTGTGGTACAAATACACCATTAGCATTTAACTGACCAGGAACCCAACTATTAGGGTTAGTAGCATCTGCATTAATTAATTTATGATACACACCATTAATAGTAGCTAAATCCCCAATACTATATTGAGGAGTTTGAGGTGTCTGAATCTGAGGTGCCTGAGTCTGAGCCGGGACTGGAGCACTCTGAGTAGGTGCAGATGGTTGTCCACCATTCTGCATAGCATCTCTAAAACGTCTATACGCTTTTACTACTTCGTTATCTGTAATACTTACATCCGTGTACTCCAAGGACTTGTAATAAGCTCCTCCCTTACCTTCGACTGCTACCAGCTTCTCAGATCCTTCAACTACTAATTCAACTGAGGAGTATGAATGCCCAGCTAGGGAATTTTGGTGTTCTTTACAACTTACACGAGTGAGGATTGCTACTATGGGATCTAATTCGGGGTTATTACCTCTTGGGAAGTAAGAACATTGAATTCTTGCTGAAACAGCTTCATATTTGCCATTTTTCTTTTCCTTGGCTAGTTTATCTACATAAATATAAAACTGTAAGAAATTTTTATTATTATATTGTTTTTTCTCGGCGGGATAAATAACTCTCCCAAAATATGTTTGCTTTGATGCTCTACCGTATGCCATTATTATTAGCTCCTTTAAAAGATTTATTAAACTCTAAAGATATAATACCTTATTTTTGATTAAGTGTCCATAGTAATAGCAGAAAAAAATTCAGAATTAGCTAAAGTATTTCTAAAAACTGACGATAATAACTATAGTGTTATAGCTTATTAGGAGAGATTATGAATAATAAAAAGTTATTAAATATTATAGAAAAGATGTTAACTACTGTAGAATACTGGAAAGCCAATCCAGAGAAGTTAAATGCATTAGAGGAAGATATACTAGAATTTTTAGATGGATTTGTGGGTAATTTAGACCAAGTTGCAGATCATTATGTAGATTTAATGGATCATTACAGTGATGTATGTGAGTCTGTAGATGTAATAAGCTCCAGTGTGCCTACATACACTACTACTAAAGAGGATCCACTGAGCACAGTTGTTGGTATGGCCATTGGAGGTGCCTTAGATCCTCTTTTAGAAACTAATGAAGTAGTAGAAAAGGAACCACAATTAGAAGATACTCAATCACTTAGTATAGAAGAATTAGAAGATTTAAACACAGGAGATATGGATTTTTAAAAGTTTTCTAATACTTTTAGTAAGTTATCAAGTGCAAACTCTACCCTAGATTTTGGAAAATGTAATATAAATCCAACTGTTCTTAGATTAGGGTGATAGAAAGATACTTCTGTAATACCTGTAGGATCTAGGTCCAATAAGGGTACTATCAAACCTCTAGTTGTTTTCTCTAACGACAACATGCTTCTAAATACCACAAATCCTCTCGAATCCATGCTTCCAGAACCATCACAAGAAGATACAGTGTAAATATGCCTATGACTATTGATTTTTTTTAAATACGGAATTAATATAGGATCTACATCTTCAACCTCTATTGCGTAGTTTAGTGCTTCTAACGCCCTACTTTTTTCCTTAGTTATGCCATAAGTGCCTTGTAACTTCTCTATGAATCCATATATCCTTTTTCTATCTATCTCTACCACAATATTAAAAACCCATATTTATCAAGTTTCTTTTTCTTAATAAGCTCTAAAGAGTGATAAATATTAAAATCTTCTACTTCAATTGCGTACTCTCTGTGCCTTTTCCATCCCCTAATATTATTTAACAATATATCTTCGGACTTTTCAATATTGTCGGCCAATATTAGAATATTCATTCTAATGCACTCATAAGGCTCCTCATGTGCTTTTATAACAGTGGCCTTAAATAAACTTCTTCCGTATATATCCATACTTCTATATAATAACATACTTATATAAAATATACAAATTTAGCTAAAGTTTTCTGAGGATCTGACGATACTATACATATAACAATTATAAGGAGAATTTATGCAAGTAGGTAGACAATTTATTTTCGATACAGCTAAAATTAGTATTATTAAGGATAGATTCGCTGAGATATCTGAGATCAGTGCAGATGGAAAGGAAGTACTATCTTATAGGATACTAACCCAACTAACCAAGCCTTCAATAGTTATAAATAGAAAAAGCTTCACCCTTACCTTAGAGATTCTTGAAAGTCTAAGTGCAAAGGTAACGAAGTTTGAACTGGTAATAACTTGTAAAAATGAACAAGAATTTAAAACTAAGTTAAAGGAATTAAAGTCTTTTACACTTTCTGGCATCTTCACTGCCTAGAAGTTTGATCCTTTGTTAGTTTTCTGATACGATTCTTGAAAGTTATAATCGAGCGAGTGACTTTTTTAAAAGGGTGGGTAACTCTAAATTCTCTAACTCTTTTAAAAATATCATTATACTATCCACTTAACACTCCTACAAAAACCTTAAATAGCTCATCTATATCCTCAGACCAACACTTTAAATTTTTTCCTGTTAGGATTATACAGGGACTTCTAGTATCAAAGTTTACTAAATAACTTTCTCCAGTATCTAAAGTATATTTTAATACTAAAACTGTCCCACATACTGAAGAAGTTATCTCAGGGCATGGTAAGTCTAAACAGTCTTCTACTGTTTGGATAAACCTTATCAGTCTATACATCTCGATTGCTTATCCATTCCAACATACTTATAAAATCATCACTCACTCTTTGGTAATAATCTCCTCCTGGATCGGTTATACGTATTTGACGTTCTATATCTTCTTTGATTTGGCGTTTGAACTCTGAACAAATCTTATCCCAATTGATTTTTAGTTCTCTGCACACTTCCCCAGGTGCAGCTGTATTTCTATTAATAGCATACCTAAATGCCATTAATAAAATTTGTTCACTTACTTCAACATTGGATGGAAACATTAAGCTGTTCTCCTATTTAATTCTATTCTTATATTTCCCAACTTGATTCATTTTTACTTTATATAAGTATGTCATCTATCTAAATATACCAGAGTATAGTACCATAGTCAATTAATCTAAAATAAACTTTTGTACTATAGTTATAGTAGTCAATTAACATACAATCAAGGAGTTGTAATATGCATATTGCTTATCTTTTAAATATTGCACTAGATGTCTTACTTATAGTTTTACCTACATACTTGCTTTTGTTTTAGAGCATTCTAGTAATAAACCATCCCTTCCCATATGCATCGGTGCCAACTAAACTTACTAAAGTATCCACATCTTCTTTAGTATATGGGATCATGTCACTATCTACTTCAACTTCCCTACGTTGGAAAAACATGTAATTACTTCCTTGGGTCAAATTACTACTACTAAGATCTAATGACTTTCTCTTATAAGCTTCAAAAACCTTTTTAGATACCTTCATAGGTACTCCAAACAGAACCACTGAATATTTGTAGATTCAACTCTAAATAACTTAAGCACTTTATTACCTAACATTGTTTTACAAAAATACTCGTATTTCCCAATCTTATAGTTTTTAGTTTTATACAGGAGTAAGTAGTTTCTATACTTTTGTATAGTTTGTTCGGCTAGTCCTACTTGGGAATAATGTATGAAAGTTTCTTTAGATACCTCTGTCATTTTACTTTGGTTCTAAAACTATAGTTGTAATTTCATTAGAGATAGTTGTAACTTTATTAAAAGATCCTTCGGATAAATTGGTTGTTACTTTAATATTTCTAGGATCATTTGGATTCTTCTTAATCTCAATTTTTGGTAAAATAGTTATAGATATTCTAGCAGTACCAGTACTAGTCTTTCCTACTCTTCCATCTTCAGCAGCTCCATCCTGAGCAGTTGATAGAAATAAAATCAATATGAGTAGTGATAGGTATCTTAGCATTAATTATCCTTCTCTAGGTTAAATAACATATCTTCAGGTTTAATTCCACAAGCCAGTAAATCTGATGCTTGTACTGGAAATGGTTCTTGTGCTGCCTCTCCATTCTTAAGTCTAATTAATCTCATACAAACAGGATGCCATGTGTCCCTAAACTGCTTTCTTATAGCCTTACGTTCCTGTCTACCATACCTTTTAGGTAATCTACTTAGTATAGTGTATCCGGTTATTCTTGGATTAGTAGGTGTGTCTTCCCATTGACTATACTTAGCCACAATTTTTTTAATATTTCTCTTACCTATCATTTAAAAACTCCGTGAAATACTCATCTTCTAATAAATCTGTTCTATCCATACCCATACCCTGTAAAATAGTCTCATCAGCACACTTTAAACACGTATAACAACTAACTGGACTACCATCTAAAAAGCACGACTCATAGATTGCTTTGGATCCTTTCAGTATGTTCAGTCCTTTTTCCTTACATATACAACATTCCTGATCTTTCCTAGTTTTAACTAACCTTAATTTATAGTGTAATTCATATTCACTAGGCTCAAATACTCCGCGATCTAAGTAAAAACTATCTTTAAAAAGTTGCTTATACATTTAAAAACGCTCTAGCATTATTTTATACCTTTTGGTCCCGAATAATCTTTTGAATCGAATGCGAATTATAAAATGTTTTGGATACTGTGTCAGTTCGACATAGAGTGGACCTAACGACCAATACATTTCAGTTTCTGAGATACCAAACCTGGACGAGAAAGACATATGACCTATCTCAGGGTAGTCGTTGTTACCACAATTATCTTCACTTAATATTATACTCATATGAACTAGTATAACACATTAAGGTAGAATAGTGCAATCTCAAAATTACTCTTTTGACTGAGACATGCAGAAATGTTATAATATATTTAAGTGAACTTTAGTAATAAAATAGTGATATCGAAATGTTGAGAGATGTAATTGGTTGGTCTGGATTGGTTATTCTATTAGTCTGTAATATTCCACAGGTGATCACCTCAATAAAAACCAATAGTTTCGAGGGGTTGTCAATCTTGTCAGCCATATTAAAACTAGTTGGATTTATCTTATTATTAACTTATATTCTGATGGATTCAAACTCCCAAATGCCCTTAGCACTTAACTACTTTTTGAACTCATTTGCTGTAGCCTGGATCATATATCTCTATTATAAAAAGAAATAGCTAAAGCTTATGGCCAGTTTTGTCGATATACTAATTAGTAAACAGTTTATGGAGATACTATGAAATTAAGTGAACTATTTTCTAAACATAATACTAACCCGTTCCTAAAAGCAAAACTTAAAATACATGTTACCTTAGATAATGGAGAAGCTCTGAGAAAGGGCTGTATTAGCGACTTATTGATAGATAAGGGTGATGGTACTTACCACTTTGAAAGAAACAATGTAGCCTGTACAGTGAACGCAGATGAGATAAAACTAATAGATGCCTAGCTTATATTATGTAAAAGAGCAAATAGAGATTGATGAGCACGTTTTTGACGAGTGGATGGAGTTTTCAGGTGTAGAGGAATTACTTAACTTCTCTGGTAGCTTCGCAGTGTTTATTCATCAAGAAAGAGAGTTAATGGCTGGATCAGGAGCGCAAGCAATTTGGGAAGAAGAAGCTTATCTCATATTGGAGTGTGCTACCAAGGAGAGAGTAGATTTAAATATTGTTGACATGTTCCAGTATCTAGACTGCTTCCTAGTAAGGAGAGTTTAACTTACCAGGTATCTTTTACTTCCTCTATAGTGTAGTTAATAAATAAGTCAGAGTATTTGGATATATCATACGTCTTCTTTTTTACCTTTCTAAATATTATTCTATAACACTCCCTAACTTCTTCCTCTTTCATTCTATTTTCTACCTCAGTAGTATAAGCTAAAAAGTATTGGAGGTATTCATCATTGATATCGAACTCACAATCAGCTACAGGGTTTTTAATGAGTATGCTAGAAAGACCTACTTCCCTCGCAAATGCATTAACCATTCTTCTTAGTATGTTGATTAAATGCTCAGTCCTTATGTCATTTAAACATAATTGATTTCCATGATGATCCTCATGAATTATCTCATTTTTATCTACAAATTCTATCTTATCTACCACTTGTATACTCTCTTCCATTATCCATTATATGTTTCCTATACTACTGGAACGATAAAATATTGTTTATCGTTTTCCACTTCAGAAACTGTTCCAACTATATCCCTAGCACTCAGATCTGTTACTATACACAACTTAAACTCACCTTTTAGGCTCCTAGACACAAAAAGTTGCTCTTCAAATAGCAAGTAGTTCCCTCCCGCTTCATAACATCTTCAGGGATGAACTCTATACTTCTTTCCTTCCAGTCTGCAAACTCCTTGGAAGTTATTAGTCCATAGCCCTTCTCTTCGAGCTTCAGCTCCTCTACTAGATCATATACCTTCTTAGCAGGTATCTTAATTTCCTCTGCTAGATCCTGGTAGTGTCTTTGTTTCATCGTTGTAGTCATGTCATAGTTCCTTATCAATCTTTGGGCTTAATGTCTAAAGATGCCAGAAATATTAATAAAATACCTCCAATCCCATAATACCAAGCTGCTGCAATAGTAAGTGTTATTAAGTATATAGCTTTAAAAGGTCTAATTACTAGTGTTAATTTATTCATGATAACTTTCTCCATTTTTAAGTCTCATATTATATATCGTCATATTTTCAGAAAACTTTAGTAGAAAAATAATTAAATACTTCTAAAGTTTTTTAATAACCAGCCGATAATACTCTTATGGTTTGGGACTATTTAGATGAAACAAGAGAACAAAAAAGAAAGTTAATTGCCCTCTATAGAGAGCTTAACACTGACTGTGTAGCTTTTAATGATATACTGTTTGACTTCAAACATCAGTATATAATAGCCTATGTACTTGATTCTGCAGTAAATACTCAAACAGTGCGGATAATTCAGTCAGCTGCCAAAAGTGACCTACCAATTCTTTATACTAAAAAGGCTCAACTAAAACATACAGGTAAAGTCTTTCTAGCAAAAGCAACCCTAAGAACAGCCACACATCGTGGAGATCATTCAATTATTGATTTCGAAATGGGAGGCATTAGTATGATAAAGGTAAGTGACTATAATTATGGTAAAAGTTGGAGAGTGTATAGAGCAGTATAAAAAGTAAAAAAATAGCTAAAGTTTTTAAGGAATCTTCCGATAAATTATACAGGAGATAAAACTATGAAAGAAGTATTTACAGTAGAATTGCAAGAGACTATAAATTGCACAGAGGACTGTCGTAATGGTTGCTCATCTGAAAACCATTATACTGTGGATTGGGTTGAAAATCAATTAAGTTCATACAACATTGAACTAGAGACGGATGATGAAGGAAGAATCTTAAATACTCCTGAAGAGATTAAAACCAGGATAGAAGAGAAGCAAGAAGGTCTTAGTGAGTATTATGAGGTGGAACTATCCGAGGACGGCTTCTGTGGAGATTTAAAAAATGGAAACACTATAATAGGATCAATTTTATATTAAACAGGACAGACTTATGACCGCTATACTTGAATGTGTTGTAGAAAACATTATGGGAATTGATAATGTAAACCTAGACCTAAACGGTCAGAACCTAACTATAGGTGGAAAGAATGGAGAAGGTAAGACAGGATTACTATCTGCAATACTTATGGCTCTAGGTGGTGGTAAGTTTATTCCAGAAGATCCAGTTAAGCACGGAGCAGAGAAGGGTACAGTAACCCTGAAGACAGATGAATTCCTAGTAACTCTTAATGTAAAAACAGATAGAAGTGCAGATCTTGTAGTGAGGTCTCTAGATGGTGAGAAACTTAAGTCTCCTCAGTCTATCTTAAATGCTGCCTTCGGTAAGCTAGCTTTTGAGCCTGGAATCTTTATTACTTCTAGTGAGGAGAAGAAGATTGAACTTTTAGCTGAGTATCTTGACATTGATATTAAAAGCTACGAAAATAACGAAGCGAATCTATATCAAAAAAGGAGAGATTTAGGTAGAGACCTAGACAAGCAGAAAAAAGTCTTTGAAAGTCTAACAGAGTTTAAGAATGTACCTGAAAAAGTTATATCAGTAACTAAACTATCTCAAGAACTTAAAGCTAATCAAGAATTTAATTCAAATATTGATTCTAAGTTGGCACAGTTAAAGGTTAAACAAACTGATAGAAAAAACACCTTAAAACAGTTAGAAGAACTGCAAGTAAAGCTGGAGAAGGAAGAAAAAGAAATTAAAAAACTAAAGAAGTTTACTGTGGTTGAGAAGAGACCAGTGGATGCTTTAGTTGAGCAGATAGCAAACGCAGAGGAGATCAACTCTCAAGTTAATGCTAACACTATTAAAGCTGATGCTCAAGTCGCACTGGACAAGGTAACTAAGCAACATAAGAAAGCAGATGGAGATTTGGAGAAAGCAAGGAAAGAGTATAAAAAGGTACTAGATGAAGCTAAACTACCTCTTAAAGGTCTAGTCATTGAAGATGGTAAGGTATTCTTTAATAAGGTGCCCTTCTCTCAACTTAGTGAGTCTGAACAGTGGAAGATCTCTATGTCAATAGGTTATGGTCTTAATCCTAAAGGTATTATGATTATGCGTAGTATGGGAGGGTTGGACTGTGATAGTAGGGAGGAGATGCGTAAACTTGCTAAGAAGTTGAAAGTTCAATTACTGTTAGAAGTAATTGACACTCCAGATGATGTTCAAATAGTAATTAAAGAAGGAAAGGTATTCCAGGATAAAAGATAATGAGTAGTACTAAACGAGCAATTAGAAAAGCAGTAACCTCGTGGTTTGGTATGGAAAGTCCTAATGGTACTTATTTCTTTAACCTAACTAGAGTAAAAAGCTCAGCATCTTATGGTACTATGACTTTAAAAGACTTCGAAGAAGTAACAGAAAAGCAGATTGATGAATTAACTGAAGCTATCTGGGAGGAACTTATAGCAGAAGTCAGAGGAAATGAAAGTCTAGATTTGGACCTTAAAAAATCCATGTGGCCAAAGTAACTGGAGAACTACTTAAATGTCAAGCAAGATACTAGCCAAATTTAAAGCAGAGGAAAAAGCATTTAAAAAGAAGCAACTAAAGAAGAAACAAGAACTTGTACACAATATGTATAAAGATCTACTTCCTGAGCAACAAGAATTCTTAAATAAAGTTTTTAAAGTAAATTATCCTAAATGTAAAACTAAAGATGTAGATAATGTCTTGGCATTAATGGAAAGAACTATTAAAAAAACATTGAAAAGGCTAGTCCTTTGTTGGCAAACATATTAAGAAATTTTGAGGAAATAGATGAAGGATAAACATACAAAGCACTTTAACCTAGCTAAAAGATTAGCTAAAAAGTCTAATCATCCTAGATATCAAATGAGCTGTGTAATAGTGAAAGGAAACACTATAATAAGTACTGGGTATAATCAGCTCAAAACGCACCCCAAATCCCCTCACAAGTGGAACATGATACATGCTGAGTTTGCTGCCGTTTTAGGCACTCCTGCTGCCCAGTTACGAGGATCTACAGTGTATGTATACAGAGAGCTTAAGAACGGAGAATCAGCTCTAGCGAAGCCTTGTAAGTCCTGTATGAAGATGCTTTCTGATTGTGAAATTAGTAGAGTTTTTTATTCAACAGCTAATGGATACGACAGTATTGAATATTAGTTAAAATAAAGCTAAAGTTTTATTATAAAGTGACGATATTACTATTATGACAGATTTTACATTTGATGCCTCATATGTCTCTGTACTTCCTGCTAGATGTAAGGATGAAGTCTCAGTAGAAGTTAGTGGTGCAGACGAAGACGAAATAATGAATCAGATTGATATAGGAAATGCAATAAATCATTACGGAGAGTCAGATATACTTGGTAAAATGGGAGCTTCTACAGTAGTCTCAGAATCTGATATAGGAGACTTGTTATCTGAAATGGAGACTGGAGACATTCTAGATTATGTAGGTATATCAGAAATAGAAGAATGGTTAAGAAATAAAGGATTACTAATTTAGTATAGTAGGACAGATATGAAACCTCCAAAATAAAAGATTCAGAAGCAACTGAATTTGATTCTAACGATCAATATCGTTCTAAATGCGAATATAATATTAAACTTATGGAAAAAGAGTAACATGTCAATACAAAGCCTATCCATAGTAGTTCCTAATAAGAAATGTATTAATAAATGTAAGTTCTGTGTATCTAGAATGCATGATGCAGATGAATATGAGAATATGATTACAGGCAGGAATTTATACTTTGACCGATATATGAGTGATTTCATACAACGATTGGAATATGCTAGAGATAATGGATGTCAGACTGTAATCCTTACCGGAGATACTGAGCCTCAACAGAACTGGGAGTTCTTAAAACTGTTTGCTATCTTTAATAAGATGTCTAAGAATCCTTTCAAGCAGGTGGAGATGCAAACCTCTGGGACTCTCCTAGATGATGGCTATTTGTACTTCTTAAGACACCATGTAGGAGTTACTACTATAGCTCTATCTACTGCTAATGTATTCAACCAAGAAAAGAACTTTGAAATACAGCAAACCCCTGAGAAATATCAATTTGATGTTGACTATCTTTGTAGCAGAATAAAAACCTATAGATTTACCTTAAGAATCTGTTTGAACATGACTAACACGTATCAAACTAAAGCTGGATATCCACACCCTGAAGATTATTTTAATAAAGTCGAAGAGCTAGGTGGAAACCAGATCACTTTTAGAAAGATGTATACTTCTGGCAATGACACTAATCAAGATCATTGGATTGATAGTCATCAGTTCGAGGAGGGATTTTTTAAAGAGATAGCAACTTTTATTAAAACTGGGGGTAGTTTACTTAGAGTACTAGATTATGGTCAGCTGTGTTACTCGGTAAAGGGGATGTCTACTGTAGTAGACGATGATTGTATGTCTCAGATACCAAAAAAAGATTTAAAGTATCTTATTTTAAGACCTGATTGTAAATTATACTCTCAGTGGGATGATAAGGGAAGTTTAATATTTTAAAGGAATGTTATGAATATAAAATTAAAAATAACTAGAGCTGCTGCTATAGCTAAAATAGTAACTATGGTTGTAAAATCTAAAGATAGCTTTATAGAAAACTTATTGGCTTATATTTTTAGAGATACTTCCTATACTTTTAACATAGTTATTAGGGAGCGTGATAATGAAACTCTAAAGGAGTTAGAATAGTGGTAAAAAGGTATACTGAAGAATTGAAAGAACTGCTTATTGCTATGATATTGGGTAATATCTCTATCTGGATATCTCATGACCTATCAGGGTTTGAATGGTTACGTGCAAACTATCGGTATACCTGTAGTTATACTTTATCTTATTATTCAATGTAAAGCAAAGAGGTACAATGGTATTTAAAAAAGAAGATTTCTATCCCTGTGAGATATGTGGTAGAAAAACACATAATAATTTAGTTATGGACATTCCTTGCTCAATATGTGACGATAATACGGTTGAGTGCTGTATTTATTGTGTGAATAGTAATCATCCATTACTGGAGGCATGTTATGTATGTGAACAAATGGCAGACGATTTACTATACCAGGAACAGTTGGAGAAACTGGAAGCAGCAAAAAAGAAAAGAAGGAAAAAGAAATGAGTGCTATCTTTAAGTAGTCTTATTTAATCTCCACTTACGGGTTTTTATTGAGGAGCTAGTCCTTGTTAATTTCTTCTCTAATTCGGCTATGGTTAGTTCTTCAGACAAAATTAAGAGGTCTTCCCAACCTTCCCACGTTTTACAAGAGTATAGTCTTCTATTTGCAGTTCTTTTCCAATTTTTAAGCTTTAGGTATGCGTTATGCTTACGATCTAAACAAGTACAACAGTTTGCATATAGTAGCTCAGAAAATTTAACAGCTGCTTCATCGTATATACAGATGTTGTAAGCGTCATCTCTAACATTCCTGGATATGTTTAACTCTATTCCTATAACATCTATTAGAGTACCTACTAAGTACTCCTTTAATCTTTCTGACTTGGTACATAGGGACATAAAGGCCCTGTTATTAGAAGTTATTCCTAAGGAACCATCTCCATCATATATCCCTCTAAGATAGTCTGGTTGAAACTTTACTACAGGTGGAGTAATTGTCTCACTTTTTCTGCCTACTGGTATAAATGGAGTAAAATACTTCTTTAAAAAGTCTTTTGTATTAATATTAATTGCTACACTTTTGTAATCTTTTTTAAAGTTTGTATCTCTAGTTCTATAGTACTTGGTAACATGTACAATAGGACTCAGGATTTCTTCTATTTTATTTATAACATCTAAATCTCTAATAGATATCTCTAGGGATAGCTTATATTTATCTTTATCCTTAAACTTATAAAGACTTCCATCAGTTTGAAATAAACCCAGTAAGTACAGATGGTTATTATCTAATAGTCTCATAATAGTAAATATTATAGCAAATTTAAACATTTTTGTTAAATTTACTAAAGTTTTGTGATATACTGGTCGATACTAACTATAGGATTTAAAATTAGAGAATAGTATGACAGTTTTTAAGTTTAAAAAAGACAATATGAAAGTCCCATGTTTTATATGGCACAATATGCGAACTTTTGATAAACAGGCATTGCAGCAAATAATTACTGCATCTAAATTACCTTTCATATTCCATCACACCTGTGTAATGGCTGACGGGCACAAAGGGTATTCATTACCTATAGGAGGCGTAGTGGCCTGCTTAGGAGTAGTGTCTCCAGCTATGGTAGGTTTCGACCAAGGATGCGGTATGTTAGCTGTGAAAACAGGAATAAAGATTACTGAATTGAATAGAGAACTGTTAATTCGAATAAAAAAGTTAATAGAAACCCATGTTCCAGTAGGATTAGGTACTTATAACCAAACTCCACAGGAGTGGGAGGGATTTAACAATACACCAGATGATGTGGTAATTCAGAAACAACTACAATCTGCACGTTTCCAGTTGGGATCACTTGGATCGAATAATCACTTTTTAGAGATACAATCAGGTTCTGATGGTTACATTTGGTATATGATTCACTCTGGAAGTAGAAATCTAGGACATAAAGTAGCTACCCACTACAACAAACTGGCCTTAAATTTAAATAAAAAATGGCATTCAGATATAAAAAGATTAAAAGGTGATGAACCTATGTCTTTCTTACCAGTAGACACTCAAGAAGGAGTGGATTTTATAACAGCTCTAGATTTTACATTAAAGTTCGCTCAAGCTAGTAGAGAGAATATGTCTAATAAGATTCAAGGTTGTATTACACAGGTACTTAAATGTACATTTGAAAAACCTATAAATATACACCATAACTATGCAGCTCTAGAGAATCATTATGGTAAAAACGTTTGGGTACATCGGAAAGGGGCTACTTCTGCTAAGAAAGGGCAATTGGGAATCATACCTGGATCTCAAGGCACTAAATCTTTTATAGTTAGAGGAAAGGGAAGTCAGGAGTCATTCACTTCCTGTAGTCACGGAGCTGGGAGAATTCTTGGAAGAAAGAAAGCAAAACAAACACTAAAGTTAAATGAAGAGTTGAAATTACTAGAAGATAAGGGAATCTTACATTCAATAAAATCCAAGGCTAACTTGGATGAGTCACCTTCCGCTTACAAAGACATAGATATAGTCATGAAAGCGCAAAAAGACTTGGTAGATATAGTTGTAGAATTATCCCCTTTAGCAGTAGTTAAGGGCTAATTTAATCTGAAACATCCTCAAAGCAAGTACATTGATAATACAAACTTGGATCTACCTCTCCAGTTTCTTCGTTATACATCCAGGGCCTACCAACTTCTTTTGGGTATCCACATTTTTCACATTTATCTAGATAGCCAAAGAATACAACACTATTGTATAACTTAGTCAAAAATAATTTTATCATTAACTTAGTATATCAGAGTTAAGCTAGAGGATCAACTGCTATGTCCATTGCTGCCTCTGTGATAGTTTCTAAAACTCTCATACAATTACCAAGCTTTTTAGCTCTTAGACATTCCTCTACTTCTCGTAATTTATTACTGAAGTTTATAAATCCTAAGGTTCCAGTAAATCCTATTAAACTATGAGTTAACCTTGCTGCTTTATCCCAATTACCTAAATCTACTGCCCTTCTGATTCTATACAGTTCAGTAGGTAAGTCCTCCTTACGAAGGTTTATAAGTTCTATAAGTTTTTCAGGTAGATTATCAAGGTCTCCAGAGGTTGCATAGGTACATACTGTAAGATTCTTAGGCTCTACTTCAAGTTGCGGGAAGGCAGTTTTTAGAACTTCAAATAAATTCTTGTTTTCTAAAGGTTTATTTAGTACACCAGTAAATCCACGCTTTAGGTACTTTTTATTATCCAACTCAGCGGTCCAAGCTATTATAGGACTAGTAACTCCTGCTTTTTTAGAGGCTCTTACTACACTTTCACCTGATGCGCCTCCTAATTGTAAGTCTACAAATGCTATGTCAAACTGTTTAGTAACTAACTGTTCTAATGCTTCTTTTGCGTTATCCACTTCCATTACTAAGGCCCCCATAGCACTTAGACGTTCTTCTAGGACGACCCTATTTACTTCGATATCGTCTACTATTAGTACTCTCTTGTCATCTATTCGCATAAGTATAGTATCGACAGCTTTGAAAAAAAACTTTAGATGTTTGTAAAAATTAATTTAATGATGTATACTAAAAGTATGGAATTAGATAGCTTAATTCAAAAAATGATCGAGATAGAGCTTAATAAAACAAGTAGTATTCCTTGGTACTTAGCTTCATATTTCCTGAAATTAAATCCAGGAGTTTCACTATTTCATAGTAATGAAGGTGACAGTCTAACCAGGGAGTTAAGCTATAACACAGTCACAAACGAAATAGACTATATTTTGTGGAACAAGAACAAGTACCTAGATAAGGGATCTTTAAATCACTTCCCTTTAGCGACAAGTACATATAGATTACTTAAAACTAAACAATAAATAGCTAAAGCTTTAGAGGGTCAGCGACGATATACTGGTATGGAACTTGAAAAAGTATTAAAATTACCTAATATACTCACCTTAAAAAAGATATTAGGTGTAACTGCTGATTTACACCTAGTAGGTGGAGCTGTACGTGACATTCTTCTAGATAGAACCCCTAAAGACTTCGACTTTGCCACAGCTCTAACACCTGATGAAATGATTCACATGCTTCAGATCAATTCAATAAGATGGATTCCGGTAGGTATTAGACGAGGTACGCTTGCTATAGTAATTAAGGGCGAAGTGTTTGAAGTTACAACTTTTAGAGATCCTAGTCAAGAAACACAATTTACTAGCTCTATTGAAGAAGATCTCCCAGCTAGAGATTTTACAATTAATGCCATAGCTATCTCATTAAATACTGGTAAATTAGTGGATCCTTTTAGGGGTGAAGAAGACTTAAAAAATAATGTGCTCAAAGCTGTAGGGAATCCAGAGAGGCGGTTTATGGAAGATCCTCACAGGATTTTAAGAATGCTACGGTTTGGTATAGGTCAAAATAGAAAAGTTGATCAAAAAACTAAAGTAACCGCCTATAAACTAGCTACATTAGTGGAAGGAATAAGTATTGAAAGAATAAGAGATGAGTTATCAAAAATACTAATAACCGATAATGCTTCAGAGGCATTTAAAGAACTTCTGGAAATGGGAATTCTTAATATGTTCATACCTGAGCTTGTCTCTACTGTAAATATAAAACAAAATAAATGGCACTTATGGGACGTTTTTACACATATATTAAAAGTAGTAGATCTATGTCCAAAAGATAAGATAACTAGATTAGCAGCACTACTACATGATGTAGGTAAACCTCTATGCATATCTGAAGATGAAAATGGTAGGCACTTCCTGGAACATGAGACTGTCAGTGCGAAGCTAGCAGAAGTTGTACTTAAGAGGCTTAAATTTCCAAGCAGGGAGATTGCAGAAGTAGTTACCTTGATACGAGAACACATGCGACCCATAGAGAACTGTAAGGGAAAAGCTATACGTAAAACTATGGTGAAGGTAGGAGATTTATTTCCAAAGTGGTTGGATCATAAGAAAGCTGACAAACTTGGTGGAATTAAAGGTTTAGATCCTGAAGCATTTGAAGTAGAGTGGAATGCGTTTTTAGCTAAAGTTACCCAAGAGCAGGAGAGGAAGCAAACTAGTAAGTTTGATAGTCTGGAAATATCTGGTAGAGATATTATGGCATTAGGAGTAGCTCAGGGACCTAATGTAGGAATTATCCTTTCAAAGCTGCAAGAGATAGTTATAGATGATCCAGATTTTAATCAAAGAAGAGTGTTGATAGTCTTAGCTAGGAGAATTATCAATGGTCAGTAATATAAAGTTACTCCACGATAAAAAGTTAATTACTCCTCCTAAATTCTTAGTAAAGAACGTACATTATGAAACTATTATAGGATCTATGGCTTATGGAGTGAATAAGGACGATTCTGATTATGATGTTTACGGTATATGTATACCTCCTAAGGATATAGTGTTCCCGCATTTACAGGGAATTATACCAGAATTTGATGACTCTTATATCAAATTCGATCAGTGGCAAGAACATCATATAATTGATGACAGTACTTCTAGGGAGTATGATTTTACAGTTTATAATGTGGTGAAGTTTTTCAAACTTGCCTCAAAATGTGTACCAAACATAGTTGATTCTCTTTTCACTCCTACTAACTGTGTATTACATCTGAGTAGGGTAGGTAATATAATCAGGGAGGATAGAAAACTATTTCTATGTAAGAAGATCTATCATTCATACAGTGGATACGCATATCAGCAGTTGAGTAAGGCTAAAAAAGGTTCTAATAAAAGCAATCCTAAAAGGAAAAAAAGTATAGAAACTTATGGATATGACGCAAAATTCTGCTATCATATTATTAGATTGGTAAACCAGGCAGAACAAATGTTAGTAGAGGGAGATTTAGATCTTCAGGCTAGTAGAAAGCAATTAATGTCTGTAAGGAATGGAGAGTGGACTTTCGAACAAATAGAAGATTACTTTGAAAGTATTAGAATTAAGCTTTCTAACTTATATCAAACTTCTAATGCTTTGCCTGAAAAGATACAAAAAACTAAAATTAAAAATCTCCTATTAAAAGTTCTTGAAGAGAATTATGGATCAATAGATCAATGTGTTAAGATTTTAGACAAAGATACTACTATTTTAAATCAAATACAAGAATTACTAAAAGGTAGGTAAGTATGCATGATCTTATAACAGAGATAATCGGTTGGATAGGAGCTGGATTACTAAGTTTATGTGGAGTTCCTCAGCTAATAAAAACATATAAAACAAAAACAACTAAAGGATTATCTTTCGGTATGTTACTTTGTTGGCTGTTAGGTGAAATATTTATGGTAACTTATATTATATTGACAGCCTTCGAATGGCCATTACTAGTTAACTTCTCTACGAATATTCTAATAGTCGCCCTAACGGTTATATTGTATATTAGGTATAAATAAATAAATAAATAAATAAACTCTAAGAATAGGTAAGCTTTTCTACAATCAAAGGTATTTCATTTACAGTCTCAGGAAATTTGCGCTTTTTAGTCCTAACTAGTAACTTGACGGCCTCTTCTCCAGTGGCTGTAAAACTATGTAACGTCTTTACTATGAACATACCTGTAAACTGCCTAACCTGTACAAGTGCTTCTACGGCCTTCATACTAGGTCTATATTTGTCTAGATCGGTTTTACTTCTGAAGATTCTATAATCTGCTATATCAAATATATTTGCCAATTCTTTTGCTCTTTTTATACCAATCCTTTCCTTAGATTCTAACCTACGCAGGGCAGAAACTCTCTTAATTCCTAACAAATTAGCTAATTGGTGTACATTCCAGCCTTTTGTGACTCTAAAAGCCTTTATTATGTAACCACTAAAGGGCTTTCCTTGCAACTTCTCCGTTGATATTAAATCCCAAGGAGTATTATGAACTAAATTACGTTTATCGTCCAATCTAAGGATCATCTTTCAGGTTTACACACTAGTACAGGTCTGATGAGTAGAATCCACATCCAAAACAAAACAAATGCCTTACCATAAGTCAAAATGGGTAATCCAAAATCTGCCATTGTAAAATTCCAACCAAATTTAAATAACAAAGGAATACCAAGAACAAGGCTACCCATAACAAATAAAAATAGTAGAGTATATACTAATATCAGCACTATCTCTAGTAAAGTAAAAATTACCTCGTCTCTTTCCATTCTTTTCCCCAAACTTCAAAACAAGTCCTTAAACCATTATTAAGTGTCTTAATTGGTCTAGATTTAATAACTCTAGAAATTCTAAATATAGCCTTATTGCCTCCACCTAATTTGATCTGTATTACTTTTCCAGGTAAAAACTTACTGGGTGTGGCTGTATTGAATAGGATTCTCTCTCCGCTTAGATTGCAAATAATTCTTTCTAACATAAATCCTCCTTACTTAAGTATCTACTTAAATTATTATAGACTTTTTCAACTTTTACGTCAATAGCTCTTGCTATATTAATAAAAAAATGCTATTCTTAATAAGAATTAATTTTAACACTAAAATAACCATGTGCAGGAAATTTAAAAATGATTAATACTAACGCAGATACCTTTGAAACTACTAAAAAAGTAAACAAAAAAGCTCTTAGAAGAAAAGAAAGAGAAAGAAGACAAGCAGAAAAAAGAGCAAAAGAGAATTTGGTCTATAAACGTATCAGTATTAAAACTATGCTAGAAAATGGTGCCCATTTCGGTCATGACAAGCAGTATTGGAATCCAAAAATGGCAGTAAACCTGTACGGAACTCGAAATGATGTACATGTTATTAATCTTAGAAGAACATTAGAACTTTGGGCGAGGGTGGATGAGTTGATTACTAAGGAAACCGCAAAAGGTAAAACTATTTTATTTGTAGGTACTAAGCAAGCAGCCCGTGATATAGTCCAAAAAGAAGCTGAAAGATGTGGGTTTTTCTACATGACACACAAATGGCCTGGAGGAGTACTTACTAACTTTAACACTATTAGAAGCTCTATTAAACGAATGGTGGACTTAGAAAAGTTTATAAAAAAGGTAGAATCACCAAAATCAAGAATTAAAATAGGTAAAAAAGAACTACTATTTAAACATAGAGAGCTAGAAAAGTTGCAAAAAGTGTTTGACGGTGTACGAGAAATGAAGGAACTTCCTGATATGGTATTCGTTGTAGATGCCATAGAAGATCGTATTGCTATCACCGAAGCAAGAAAACTCGCTATTCCAGTAATAGGTTTGGCAGATTCTAATGTGGACCCAAGCCTGTTAGATTATCCAATTCCTGCTAATGATGATGCACGAGGAACAATAAACCTCTTCGTGTCCAACGTTGCTGAATCTGCACTAACTGGAAGAAGGATGTACCAAGAAAAGATGGATAAAATAGCCATTGAAAATGCAGAAAAAGCAGAAAACATTATTAAAAACTTAGAATAGAAGTATAAAACCTAATAAATACATATAACTAAGTATAAACAAAATAAATAAATTAATTACATTATTTACCTAAAGTTTTCCAAGATTCTGTCGATAATACTATTAAGCGAAACAAACAACTTTAAGGAGTTTAATAGTAATGATAAACCGTATAACAAGTATTCTTAAATACAATAACTTACAAAACTCAGATAGTATACTCCAGGAACAGAGAGATCCTATTAAAACATCTGATAGATATAATAAAATAGATCACTTAGATATCATTGAAAAATTTAACCAACATGGTTGGTACATAGTAGACTATCAACAGTTAAAACCTCAAAAAAATGAACGTAGTAAGTATGTTAGGTGGCTGGCAACTTATCAAAATATTGATTTCCAACCTGCTGGAGAAGAAGCTATTCCACAGATACTTCATCAGGGCAGTCACGATGGTACTAAACCTTTCATACTAAATTATGGTTTATTTAATGTATCCAAACTAAACAGTGTTGTGGTGGGAGAAAAATCCTTCTCTCCAGTATATCAGAAACATGTTGGAGATGTTCCAGAAGATTTTGAAAGTGCTATGAAGTCTGTAGTAGTGGAAGTAACTGAATCTATCATATCCACTGTCAAAATGTTTCAGTCTAAAGTATTGTCTGAGGCCCAGGTTAGTGAGTTTGTTCAAGAAGCTTCAGCAATTAGATTCTCTCCTGACAAGTATAGCATACCTAATCCAGAATTGTTTTCTATTGGAAGTACTGATAGTCTTTGGTCACTGTTTAATCAAGTACAAAAAAAACTAACTTCAGCAGATAGTCTTAAAGTAACTATAAAAAATAGCGGAAAGACTAGAAAAGCCAAACCTCTAAATAATATAGAAGCCTGTATGTGTTTAAAGAAAGAACTCTGGAATCTAACTTTAGGCTATCTAGTTAAATAATTTACTATTTTAGGAAGATATCTTAAAATGAAACACATTAAAGATAAGTGTATATCAATATTAAATAAATTTAAGGGCAACCCAAATGTAAACTTCAATCCCTTAGACTTTACTCCCAATCCAATTATAGATATTGATTTAAAAGGTAACATTATATATTTGAATCCAAACATACAAGAACTATTTCCATCACTATCGCAAGAATCTTTAAGTCATCCATACTTAGAGGATATAGTGAAATGGTTAAGAATGGTACAAAATGATATGTATGCAAAACCACACACTAAATCATGGTTTAGAGAAGTGAAGGTTGATAGTCAATATTATGAACAAGTATTTCAAAAAACACAGAAATCAGGAATAACTAGAATATATGGAACCAATATAAGTAAAAAAGTAAATAAGCTTAACAAACTGACTGAGGAAAGGAACCAAGCAAACGAATTAACTAAGTTAAAAAGTGAGTTCATAGCTAATATGAGTCATGAAATTAGAACTCCTATGAGTGGTATTATAGGAATTGCCGACATTCTACTTGAAACAGATCTAACAAAAAGTCAAAATAGTTACTTAGCAATGCTAAAAGACTCTTCTAAACATCTTTTATTTATACTTAATGATTTGCTGGATCTCTCAAAAGCAGAAACTGGCAAATTGGAGGTTCTAAAAGAAAAATTTAACTTTAATAAATCTATCGGACACTTGGTAGCTCAATTTAAAGTTACTGCTGAGGAAAAAAATCTACAATTTGAGACAACTATAGACTCGAATATACCTAAAGAATTGGTTGGTGATTCTGTAAGACTTACACAGATACTGATTAACTTGTTAGGTAATGCTTTTAAGTTCACTCCTGAGAGTGGAAGTGTATTATTAGAAGTATTGATAGAAAAAGAATTAAAAGATTCAATAATTCTTCAATTTAAAGTACAAGACTCCGGTATTGGAATACCCCTAAATAAACAAAAAGATATACTAAAAGCATTTATTCAAGCAGACAGTTCAGTTACCAAGAAATATGGAGGTACTGGATTAGGATTAGCTATTACTAGTTCCCTGTTGGAGTTAATGGATTCTAGCCTAAAATTAGTAAGTACTGAAGGTAACGGATCAACTTTTTCCTTCTCACTCAAAGTATTGAAACCTGAAAAAAAAGATAAGGAAGTACCAGTAAATAATGAAGACTTGAAAAAAATACTAAATAAAGCAAAAACGGTTAAAAATACATATGACATATTGATTGTGGAAGATGATGAAGTTAATAAAAAGATAGCAAACTATGTCCTCGCAGAGGCAGGACATACAGTTAAAACTGCATCAAATGGTTTGGAGTGCATGGAATTAGTAAAGAAACATGTATTTGACTTAATACTGATGGACTGTCAAATGCCTGAAATGGACGGATTTGAAGCTGTAACTGCAATACGTCAAAGGGAACGTATACTAGGTGTAAGAGTACCTATTATAGCCCTTACAGCCCTTGCTATGAAAGATGATAAAGACAAATGCCTTGAAGTGGGTATGGATGTATATATTAGAAAGCCATTCGAAAAGGTTAAGCTACTTAAGATGATAGAAAAATTAATTGAAAAATCTAGAAAAATTGACAAATAGCTTATAATTTAGTATACTATTGAATAATAACTTATTACTCAGGAGTATACTATGTCCAACTTTTCAGCGCCCGTAGTAGAATTCACTATTGAAAAACACCCCAATGCCGACTTACTCTCTATAGCACACGTAGAAGGATGGCAATGTATTGTAAAGACTGCAGATTTTAAAAATGAAACATTAGGTGTATATGTACCCTTAGACGCTGTAGCAGATAAGGATCATCCTCTACTTGACTTCATGAACGGAAAGAAGGTAAAAACTATAAAGCTTAGAAAAGTAATCTCTCAAGGTATCTTACTTCCATTGTCCACTGTGGAAAAGTTCGTAAGAAGTAAGGGGTACCAGGAGACCCTCCAGGTAGGAGATGATTTACATACACTTCTAGAGCTTAAAAAGTGGGAGCCTGTATTTAAGCCTCAAGGACTAAATGTCTCTGGTGGTAGTGAGGCTTACCTAGAATCTCCTGGATGGATGGGTAAGTATACTGACATAGAAAATTGGAATAATCACCCTAATACAATAAAAGAGGGAGAAATAGTGAGTATTACCGAAAAGTTACACGGATCCAGTGCAAGATACGGAATCGTGGATGGTGAATTCTACGTAGGTTCTAGGAATAGAATTTTAAGGTTAGATCCATACATCTCAAGAATGGATCAACGTAAATGGGATTCACGACCTTTCTTTCAAAGATTCAAGGATTTTATATTGAGAAAGAAAGTTAAACTTACTACACCTAGGGAAACAGTCTGGACTAAGATAGCTAGAAAACAAGGAATACGTAGTAAACTAAGGTATTTATCCTTTAACTTTGCGGAAGGTGGTAATGTAGCTATTTACGGTGAAATAGTTGGTCCTGGGGTACAGGATCTTGAATACGGACTAGAGGAAGTAGATCTATACCTTTACGATATAAGAATTGAAGGTAGGAGTGGAGATAAATACATAAGTCCTCCAGAGTTTAGGGAAATGGCAGGTAATATCAAGCTAAAAACTGTACCACTATTGAAGGAAGGCCCTTTCGAATTAGCTGATTTGGAGCTTAGGAAGGGTAAAGACACTATTAATACTAAGCATGTGCGAGAAGGTATCGTTATAGAGCCTACAAAGCTTCAGTTTGACAAGGGATTAGGTAGGGTAATACTTAAGAGGGTATCAGAAAATTACCTTCTTAGAAAGAATGGGACTGACTATTAATGACTGATAAAAAGATACCACTAATCTATGGACATAATTCAGTAGGTGTTGACAGAGGTATAGCCATAAGAATTAGAACTGAATCAGATTACATATCTAAGCTGTGTAAGATGTTTGAGCAGAACTTTGATGCTAGAACTAACCAACTAATAAGTGCTTATAATAAAGTAGAGAATATTAAGGATAAACTTGAAGAATTGAAAAGATTACTTAAGACTGGAGCACCTCAAAAGGATATAGATAGTCTTGTAAGTAATTTACGTGCTAATATTAAAGATGCAGAGGACCTAATATAATGAGTGACAACGGATATAAAAAAGAAAAGCTGGACTATAGTTCTTTAGCCAGTAAAGCCTTCCACAATAAAGATGATGGAGCATTATTCAAAGAAATGCGTATACTTATAGAGAGTAGTAATAAACTTGACAAGTCAAAAATGGGAGAATTTGAGCAGGTTGAAATAGATAAGCACTTTATAGATTTACTTCAAAACGTCTTCATACCTAGATTACTTGAGAATAATGAACTAGTTACAGATAAATGTGCTGGTGACCTTTCTTGCTTCATACATGAACTATTTGACGAATTTAACAAATAATTACTTGCTATTTCCTTAAAATATTGATATACTTATAATAGGTTATGATTTAACTAATTTATTTTAAATTAGATGATGCGGATTGGACTATTTTAAATAGGAGACAAGCAATATAGAAGACAGGAGTTAATTATAAATTAACGTGATCAAAACAGATACTATAACTAAAACACCTAAAAAGTCAAAAAAATCAACTACTAAAACAAAAAGCAAAACAAAACCAACTAAAAAAGTAACTAAATCTACTAAGAAAACTGATTATAAATTTGTAAATTACTTTCAATCAGAACCTCAACTAGACGAAATAACACATAAATCTGACCCAGAAGATATCCTTAATGCTTATGAAAGAATTATATGGGTTACAGCTAAAAAACACTACAAAATGGGAAGAACATCTACCGAACTAGAGGATTTAATCGCTCAAGGTCAATTAGGTGTGTGTGAAGCTATAAAAAGATACAAAAACCCAAACACTAGACCAAGATATAAATTTCACATGCTATGTTTATATAATATACGTGATTATATCTTTAAGTATTGTATCCGTAATGTAAATCAATTAAAAACTCCTGTTTACATTCAAAGAGAACTAATGCATGTAGCTCAAATATTTCAATTAATGAATAACCAAACAGTGGCAGAAGCTATCTTAAAGAGAGAAGGTCCGTCTACTGAAAGTGAAATAATAGCATTCATCTATGATGAAGATGAAAGATTGCCTTTAAAATCAAAAACTTTTATAAAGAAGCAGATTAATAAAAAAGTAAATAAAAAAGAATTCGAACAAATATATAATGGAATTATAAGTCATGAATTAGGAAGTAGACACTCCTATGTAAAAAATAATTTAAGTGATGTTGGGAAAATACTACATATTAAAGAAAAAATTTGGTACACTTTTAAAAGTAATAATATGAAATATGAAAGAGGAATTAAACTTATCCTCTCTGCTAAACAATCTCAAGACTCATTAGATGCTGCAATACACTCACCCATACCAAAGGAAGTAATAGAACAAAACGTAGCACAAAAACAATTAATAGATCATGGATCTAAGATATGTGGTAAATTAAACTTTAGAATACTATTTGAAAATAAGTGCATGGATATGAACTATGCAGAAATATCTAAAACACACAATATTAAAAAAAACATGGTAACGGATATAATCAAAAAATCTATAAAATTATTGCAAAAAGATCCAGTGTTCCAAGAAATGTTTAAGGAGCTATTTTAATGACAGTGACTATATTAGAGGTTGGAGATCCAGCTATTCCTGTAGTAAATGCGGATTACCTAGATCCAGTAACCGACACTGAAATGACCTTCCCAACTCAAGGTATAGTTGGTACAGTATTAAAAAGTGAAACTTATGGTAATTATGTAGAAAGTGATGAACCTATCTATCAATATCTATTAACTTTTGACCCTCCCGTCGAGACGACAGCAGATGTAGTCACAGCCGACGATGATGGAATAGAAACTTCTAACCAGCAGCTATTTACAGCATCTGAAATATGGTTTTCAGATGTGGACTTAGGATTATCGGATGAAGTAGACCCTTTCGAATTGGATAGTCAGGCTATTCAAAATACAATAGATGAAGGTAAACAGAGGTCCACAGCTAATTTATCTACAGTTCAAAGTATAAGTGCATCTGTAGGGCAGGAGGATGTAGTAAATACTTCTGATTATGGAGGGCCAGATATATTGGCCTCTTCAGATACATTAACTGCCTTAGTTGGAACATTAGATAATATTGAGGATGTAAATGGGAAAACAAGTGATGAAATAGACAACCAAGCTTACAAATATGAGAAAGAAGCTAGCAGTGTTGCAGACAACTCCGATATCTTTGCTGAGTATGTAGATAATTTATACTCACAGAGGCAAGTGGAGCAAGAAAAGGAGGATGAGAGACATCGATATTCTGAGCAAGGTGCAGAACAGCAACAACAAGCAGACGTAGAAGATGCTCAAAACTCGAAGGAATATTATGATGCACACATAGACTTAGGACATTTGGAAAATCCTTTCACACTAACTGAAAATTTTGATGAGTATAACCTATCAGAGGAGGCTGAAGAGACTCTACTAGATTCCATTGAGGAAGTAGTTAATAATCTAAATAGTAGCTTATTAGGACCCGATGATCCAGCTCCTACACTTTTTACAATAGAAAGAACTACTAGCACTGTACAACCAGAACCAGAATCAACTAGTTACCCTACATCTCCAGAAGAAGCAGAAGAATAGTCATTCTATTTTGTAAAAAAAATTAAAGTTATACATAATAAATGTCGATACTAACGTATGGACATAATAAAGAACATACAAGTACCGACTGGAAACATACTTATAGTATCTGGAGATAAAGGAAACTTAGAATTCCTATCTATTGGGGATTACGGAAAAGAAGCCAATTTGAAGTGTGACGCTTTGGGACTAACTAGGGAAATAGGTAAGGTCCAACACGTTGAAATGTTACCACTATCTGAAAAGTGGGTAATAACTGTGTCAACTCAATATGGTTGCTCGATGAACTGTACATTTTGTGATGTACCTAAGGTTGGTCCTGGTATAAATGTGACTCTCGATGATCTTATCCAACAAATATCACTAGGTTTAGGGCTACATCCTGAAGTGAAAAGTGGGAAAAGATTGAACGTTCACTATGCCAGGATGGGGGAACCTACCTTTAATCCTGAAGTTCTAAGATCAGCCTATGCATTACAACTATTACTAAAGGATTTTGATACTGTTCACCCAGTTGTATCCACTATGATGCCCAAAAATAATAAATTCTTAAAGAAATTTCTAAATGAGTGGATGTATATAAAGAATGAAATTTTTCAGGGGGAGGCTGGCCTACAGTTGAGTTTAAATAGTACCTGTGAGCAAGAAAGAAAACTAATGTTCTCTGGTAATTCTTTAAGTCTATCAGATATTTCAGATGTAGTTTCAGCTTATAGACCTAAAGGTAGAAAGATTACACTAAATTTTGCTGTTGCAGACTACACTATAGATCCGAGTGTACTATTGAAATATTTTGATCCTAAATACTTTATAATAAAACTTACACCTATGCATAAAACTCATACTGCCTTAAAGAACAGTATAAAAACTAATGGAGATTACACAACTTTTTATCCATATAAACAACACGAAAAAACACTTAAGTCTGTTGGATATGATGTATTAGTATTTATAGCATCTGTAGAAGAGGACCTAGGTAGAATAACTTGTGGTAATGCTATACTATCAGGATCTACTCCAGATTACTAAAAAAAGAGGAAGAAATTTCTTTCTCCCTCTTAAATACCTTGCCTTTTTTAAGACTAGAACTTTTTAATAGATGTTCTCTTCCATTTATTTGTCTCGACTGCCACATAAATAAAGTCATCATCAAGAACCAAAGATCCTGAGATTCCTGTATCTGTTTCTGAGGCTGGAACTGAACCACCCTCTAACACTGTTAAACCTTCAACAACAAGATCACCTGTCACGGCGAGATTTCCACCTATATAACCTGCTTGATTACCAATAATTCCACCTGGAACATTATCAGCAAACAAAGTAGCGACAGCTATGTCATCTGCTAAATTACTTCCTACAGATACATCTCTCTCAACTTTGCAAGACATAATATAAGGGGCAGCTCCAGCACTGGTAAATTCAGTTACTGGAATTGTAAATGAACATAGAGTTAATTCATCCTGGTCTGCAGCCCCTACTGAAAGAGTCTGAGTCTTAGATAATACTAAGGCTCCTGCTGATGGATCATCACCTAGTTCAAAAATGTCATAAGTTAAATCAAATTTAACGGATGCTGGGCCATTTGCTTTAGGAGCGTAGAACATTCTAACCTGGATATCAGCTGCTGGCTGAGCGGGTACCGAAAATGAAAATCTAAAAGATGTATCAACAGTATCCTCCATAATAATAACGTCTAAATGACCTAAAGTATCTCCAACCGTACCACTAACATTAGAAACGTCATCAATCATTACGATACCACTGGCTACTGAATAGTCAATACCCGACAGTTCGTTATCGATTCCTTCTAATATAGTCTGTACGTCACCACCTGAAACTATGGTTAAAGTAGAATCATCTACCTCAACTCCTGATGCAGCTAGAACTTCCTCTGCCCAATCACTTCCTGTCCAACGTACTGCACGTCTTTGATTAGCTGTAAAATTAATCATAGAATTTATACCTCATGCATGTTTTTTACTAAAGCTTATAGTAATAAGTAAAAATAGAGCTATTTCATACTTATCAAAGGTTATATAGTACTAAAATAACTTTATAATTTCTAGATAATTGCTTCCTATACAAAAATATGCTACAATATACTTAAGGAGCAATATCAAGTACATAAGTACCTGATACAACTAACTATGCCTAAAATAGAAGGAATATATCTCCGTAAGGACTTAAAAGAGTATATTACAGAATCTTTTGTAAAAAGATACTCTATTAATTTAAATAATTGGATAGAACCTTTTGCCTACTGGGATCAGTATAATCAAAGTGTACTAAGTAATGGATCTGTTCCTGATGGTACGTATGTATTACTTGGTAACGTAAAATATCCAAGCGTAAATAAACTGTCTTTTCATAATATCTATCAGTTTAATGTTGTTAGATTATTAGGAAGTGATGTCACTTTCTCTGGGAACTTTAATGAATACGTAGGTTTATCTAAATCAGTTCCACTGAGACCAGTGTTTCCTCTATTTAAGCTAGATCAAGCACGTTCCTTCAATAAGGCGAGAAATGTATTTATAAGAGAGTTAAACAAACCTTTGACTCATTTAGAATTAAATGCTAAGATAGAACAAGCAAAACCAGGATCTATAACGGATAAATTATATAGATTAAGATTAGCTTTAGAAACCGATATACTTAAGGAGAAATAACAATGGCAACAGATGTAGAAGTTTTAACAGTAGGTGTTTCAGTTGAGAGTCCTACTTTTGATAGTGATTTAGCACTTGCTATACAAACTGCTATACTAGATTTAGGATCACCTTTTGATACTTCATTTGATATAGTTTCAATTACGCCCCTTCCAGGAGGAGGAAGAGCTAAGATAGCGGGGGATTCTAATGAAGCAAAAACTGTTAAATTACAAAGATATACAGTAATAGTACAGGCTTAAAGACTATCTACATATTCTTGTACTGTGATGTAGGGAAATGGGTATGTAATTCCCTTACTATATGCCCATTTTTCTAAAGCTTCCTCGGAGTTTAGACCTTTCTTAGAACAATTAACTACTCTACTTACCGGAACTAACATTATTCCATTACTAGTTAGTACATATTCTAATTGAAAGGCATCCTTAGCCCTGTGATTATATCCTTGAAGAGGTACTTTAGAGTAGGCACATTTCCAATCATATCTTTCTAATAAGGTACAAACATCCATATTATCGAATACAATGTTTTCAGTGCTCATTTGCTTGTAGAACTTCTTATTCTTAAATCCTGTAGATTCTTTACCTGAATGCGATAAGTTCCACTGGTCATTGTAAAGTCTGTGATTGATGGAAAGTCTTCTATAACAAGACCTACATAATCCTTTAGCCCAATGTCTGTATTTTTCAAAAGAGTTTCTTGTTTTGCACAGGGAACAACAAACAGCTGAATTACTGTTCCAAGGTCCCTCACAGTAAAAGTCACCATGAAAGTATTTCTCTCTCTCCGACATATCTACACTATTATTCACTTTCCACCTCCCAGTGAGTCTTCCTAATCTATTTCTTCTTGCGACATCTTCCATTCAAAATTATCTATTGTTGCATTATTATATCTATTATCCATACATATACCATAGTACAGACTGTGGGACATAATAAAAAAATGTAGTCGCAAAAGTGAAAAAGTCCTAGTATTTTTATGTAAAATGAATAACTATAATAGGTTATAATATACCTACTAAATTAACTTATTACATAAATATACCTAAAGTTATTTAAAAATATGCCGATATACTAGATATGACAAATTGGGATGACGAAAAGGAGTGTTTAAAAGCTGTTAAACGGGATGGATTTGCTTTAAAGTATGTAGAGAATCAAACTCCAGAAATCTGCCTAGAAGCTGTTAAACAATGTGGACAAAGCTTAGAATATGTAAAAAGCCAAACTCCAGAAATCGGCCTAATTGCTGTTAAAGAAAATGGATGGGCCTTAGAATATGTAAAAAACCAAACTCCAGAAATCTGCCTAGAAGCTGTTAAACAATGTGGACAAAGCTTAGAATATGTAAAAAGCCAAACTCCAGAAATCTGCTTGGCTGCTGTTAAAGAAAATGAATGGGCTTTACAGCATGTAAATAAGAAATTTTATACTTCAGATTTAAAAGCATTTATTTTAACTAGTTATGATAAAAAAGTTACTTTAAACTATTTTGAGTTTATATAAATTTGTTAATTAATTGTTGTATATTTTTACAAAATAGTGTAAAATAGAAATATTAATATTATATAGGAATAATATGTCTGATCCCTTAAAAGCATTTATTAAAATCCCAGGTGGGAAACGTAAATCTATACCTTATCTAGTAAAAAACCTACCTAAGAACTATTTCAAAGAAGACTATACTTATGTGGAACCCTTCCTAGGTGGTGGTAGTTTCGGTCTGCACCTTCTTAATATAAAATTGGAACAAAATAAACTAGATATAGGTAAGATAAATAAGTCTAATGGAGAACAGGATCCTAAGATAGCCTTTAAGGTAAAAAAATTAATACAAGATAACTTCTTATTTAATGAAAAGAATCCTGACATCTTTAACTTATGGATGCATACTATGTATGATGCCCCAGAATTACTAGAATATTATATGGACTTACTATCTAAACACTCAGAAAAAGAATTTTATACTAAAAGAGGAATCTTTAATACCATAAAGGATCCTAAACCACTAATGAATGGCAATTGTTTTAATTATCTTTACAACACAATACTTAAAAGTGCTCTATTCTTATACTTAGATAAACATTGCTTTAATGGTCTTATAAGGTATAATAAAAATGGAGACTTTAATAGTCCATGTGGTAAATATAGGACTGTTCAAAAGGTGGATGGACGGAACATGTTAAACCTATATACACTAACTCAAGCTAGTGACCTCACACTTGAGAATCTTGATTTCCAGGAATATATAGAATACCTATTCGAAGAGAAACTAATTACTAACAACAAGAAAATATTAGTCTATTTCGATCCCCCTTATGTACCTCTTACACCTACTTCTAACTTTACGGAGTATAATCCAGCCGGATTTGGACAATATGACCAGATTAGGTTAAAATCAATGATAGATTACTTAACTAGTATAAATGTTAAGATAATGTTGTCTAATTCATCTGCCAGGTGGGTTTATGATACTTATAAAGATTATAATATCCAAGAAGTAGCTGTAGCCAGGTCTATCAATTCAGTGGGGGCTGGTAGGGGGAAAATTAAGGAACTTTTAATTACAAATTATTAAGGAATACTTTATGAACTTAGAGATACTTGAGTTACTCGTATTGGCACAATCTATTGTTTTATTATTAATTATACTTAAGATTACTAAGATAGAAAACACAAATATTATTAAAGATGCGTTAAAGGACGTTAAAATTAAAAGAAAAAAGAAAAAAAGAAGAAAAAAGAATAAATAATGAGTAAAATCTTACCACAAAATGAGCATCAATTAGATATATGTGGAGACTCCATCTTCGGTAGGGTGGGGTTCTCTGTCACGTTAGACAGTCTACTGATGCTTTCTAACTCTATAGCTAATTACTGTGCCCACTATAATATTAATAATATATACTTCGGGTATGACTCTTCTACGTGGGGTAAGCTTTTTGTGGAAGAAGTGTTGGCTAACAGGTTACATAACTTAGGGTATCAAATAACCTTAATTGATGGTAGTTGTCCTATTTTTCAATTAAGTTGGACTGTAAAACAACAAACAGAGTTAACTAAAGGTTCTAAGGATACACTAGGAATATATGTAGGTACTGACTCATCTTACCCAGACAATCTCTCTATACATTTTAGAAATAGTGAAGGCTTCCCCTTAACCGAAAGCGAGGTGGCTACAATAGTCTCACATTCAGCAAGTACAGCAGCACTGTTAGAATGTCCCGAAGATGATTCCCTTAAGATAGATCTCAGTGAATATTCAAAATATTTATTAAAACTGAGACTATTTCCCAAGTCTGGATTAAAATCTTCTGGAAAAATAAATATAGATACAATGTTTGGCTCATCTGAAACCTTAGTAGATGAAGTTGTAAAGCATTTCTCACTTTCTGGAGACATTTTCAATAGAGCAACAGTACCTAATAGAATTGTAAATTACCTACCTATACCCACTGGGAGCTTCTTAAAATGGAAGCTAGATAAGTGTCAGTATCACTTCGCTATTGATGGGGATGGGGATTCAGTAGGAGTTTTAGATCCTGTGCAAGAATTAGAGATCAGTCCTAGTAGTCTCTACATGATATTTATTAAATACTTAGTTGAGATTAAAAAGAAGAAAGGAACTATCTATATATCTAAAGCACTAAGTGATCGGGTAGCTGTAGTTGCAAAACATTATGGACTAAGAGTAAAGTGGGTAGATTCCGGGGTGGATGGCTTCTCTCAGGCATTACGAAGAAGTGATAAGAGATCAGCTCTAATGTATGGAGATGAGACTGGTGGATTCTGGTTTAAAGGGGATACCCCTGATAGGAACAGTATACTAACTATTCTAATATTAGTCTCTGCCTGTAATAGGTTTAATAAATCTCCAGGACAGTTAGTTGATGTAATAACTGATGAGCTATTAGATTCAAGCTATCATTTTAACTTTTTGGAAGTATCTAACCAATTTATAAGTAAAAGTAAGCTAGAAAAACTTCTAATAAAAGAACTATCACCTACTAAACAAGAACTTGGAAATACATCAGTTCTTAGGACAAGCAATGATGGCAAAATAGTAATAATAGATAAGAAAAAATATAAGTCTACTATAGTACTTATTGAGTCTATAGATGATGCCGAAGTAAGGAATATAACTGACTACATTGATAAGGTAGGTTATAATGCTAGCAAAACTTAGTATACTAGTCTGTACTCTAATTCTGGCCACTGCTTGTATCGCAGAAGGAGTCCCTCCCTGTTATAATAAGGTTGATTGGGAAACTTCTCAGTACTCACATAAGAGTAGGGGAGAAGTAATCTTATATAAAGTACCAACTAATTATGATATCAGTCCTACAAATCTTGCCTGTATAACAGTATTAGCATTAATAGAACTGAGAAAAAATGTACCTAATAGTATGGTAGTAGGTCTTATAACTGAGGACTTTAGGCAAGCATTTATTGTTAAGTGGTCTATAGCTGATAACATGTTTGTACTTTTGGAGGTTTACATTCCAGAGAATCAAATATCTAGTCAAAGTAAGTTTACGGTGTATCCTAATCCTCTTAAGAGAATTCGGGAACTAATGGTAGTGAGTAGATTTCCTACTCCAGATGAGCTTCCTCCACAATTCAAGAAGAAATTTAAAACTAACTACATGGTTACATCTGTAAGCCACATGAAGTCCTTATTTAATCCCGACGAAATCTACTAAATGAAACATCAATATAAGATACAAAAAATGTTAGAATTAATACGGCCTGGATTATTGAAGGAATTAATAAGCAATGATGCCTCTATTTGCGGAGGTACTTGGACATCTTTATACTCAAACACTAAAGTAAATGATCTTGATATATTTTTTAAAAATGTAGTTGATTATGTAAGTATGAAAATTTACATGTCAGTTAATACGACTAATTATACTCATTCTTTTGAATCTATAAATGCAGTAAGTTATCTGGACAATTTTTCAGGAAAAAAGATACAACTTATCAAAAAAAGGTATGGAGATACTACAGAAATTATAAATGAGTTTGATTTTATTTGTTGCATGTGTGGGTACTCCTTTAAAGAAGAGAAGATGTACTACCATGAAGATTTTATGAAACAAGCTAAGGATAAAAGAGTACACTATAATTACAAATCGACTTCTGGAGTTATAGGTACGTTAATAAGAGTACAAAAGTATTCAGCTAGAGGCTTTGTAGTCAATCCTATAGACGTTACTAAGATAGCACTTAAAGTTAATGAACTAAATTTTAATACCTTCCAAGATCTTTTAGACGAAGTAGAGTCCTATATTTACTACTTAGATAATGGTAAGACTTTAAAAGTACTCAAAGTACACAGAGATGAAGAGTTCTCTATTCCAAAGTTCCTAGAGTTGGTATCTAAGGTAGAGCATTCGGATATTATTAGGGATGATACTACCCTGTGGGGAGATCCTGAGATACCTAACTGGGGAAAAGGTTTCAAAGGAGAAGTAGAAAAGCAGATATTAGAAGAAGTATACAAGAAAAAAGAAGTAGAAATGAGTACAGATAACCCAAACATACCTTTTTAGGAGCATATGTTTTACGATAAAAATTATATTAATATTAAAAAGATTAAACTACTGTGGATAACTAATCAATATGATGGTCCACTTTCAGGAGTGTGTATCTACAAATATCGACTGTGCTATTTCGATATGTGTATCTGGGGAGGATATGAACCACTTGTAATCGACACTGACATGTATAATAAATTACATGCCTTTATGAAAACCTCACCAAATGCTTTTAAATTTCCAGCTTATGAAAATGGCTTTAGAGATGTTTGTTTTCATATGAAGATAGACGGTACTATGGAAAACTTTTACTATGATGGTGAGGATGATAGTTTTAGTATGTCTATTCCCAGGATACATAACTTATACAAGCTATCACTAAAGCAATTCTTATTACAATCTTATATTGCATTACAATTTAGATTTAATAGAGAGAAATACTACAGGTTAAATACTAAGTATAATGTTAAAAACGAGTTTATGGAAAGTGTAAATAAAGATAATTTTATATGTAAAATAGGATATTAATGAAAGAAATTAAGGTACTAGATAAAGGATTTGTACGTCTTGTAGATCATATGGGAGATGACGCTGCCATAGTACAGATGGCCAGGACATCTTATGGAAAGGGTACTAAAACTATAAATGAAGATAAAGGTCTTATAAGGTATCTAATGAGACATAAACATACTTCACCTTTCGAATCTTGTGAATTTAAGTTCCATATGAAGTTGCCAATTTTCGTGGCTCGGCAGATGATTCGACATAGGACTGCCTCCGTAAATGAGATCTCGGCTAGGTACTCAGAACTACCTGCAGAATACTACATACCTGGAAAAGATAGAATTGTAGCTCAATCCACATCTAATAAACAATGCAGTTCGGCTAACCGACTCGGAGATATGGGAAAATTTATAACTAGTTTCGATGCCGAAGCTGGAAAAGCACACCTTCTCTACTCAGATAGACTGTCTTTAGGTCTAACTAGGGAAATTGCCAGGGTAAATCTACCCCTTTCCACTTATACAGAGTGGTATTGGAAGATGGATTTGCATAACTTATTGCATTTTCTGAAACTTAGGCTGCATCCACATGCTCAGTGGGAGATCAGAGTATACGCTGAGGCGATTTATGAATTAATAAAACCAATAGTACCAGATACTTGTGAAGCTTTTGAAGATTATATTCTAAACGCTACTCATCTAACTTCCATAGATACTGAAGCTCTAAGTGTATTATTAACTGAGATCCTTAATGGACAGGTAACTGAGGACAATAAGTTCAAGACTACTTTAAATAAAATAGCAACTGCACATTTTAACAATAGTAGAGAAAAAACAGAGTTTATCAGTAAAATTAATAAACTATTTAAAAGCTCTAAAAAGAATAAATAATTTACTCAAAGGAGAAATACTTATGACTTATAAAGGTATAGCTTGCTTCGCTGCTTTAAACCCTAAATTCCCTACTAGGAGAGTTTTAAAGGCTTTTCCAAAAGGTCTAGAGAAGCCTTGCACAGCTATTTTATATGAACTATTTGGGAATGATTGGACATTTGTAAAAAAGTTTTGTTCAAAGTTCAGTGACAGAGATCATTGTATTGAATGGCACTTATGTTTTAGAAATCCAATATCAATCTCAGAAATGAAACTGAGAATAGACGAGATACTTACGAATATGCAAATCTATGGAAATGCTAATACAAAGTTCATTGTATGTCCGGTGCTAGAAGATGACTGCTCTAATGTACAATTTAAAAGAATATACAAAAAACTGAAAAAGAATTATGACTTTTTAATTGTTAGAAATCCTTGTATGGGTGAGGATAGTATTAAATTTTGTGATTTTGAAGAACATCATGGGAAAACACCTAAATATAAAAAAAGAAAGAATAAAAGAATCTACAATCCTGATGGAGTGTCTGTAGACTTTGAAGACGGTGATAAATACTTTAACAGGTTCAGTGTTGATCAATTTAAACAAGTAGTCAATGATGATTTGTTCATGTGGATTATCTGGTATGCCCCACTTCAAGGTTTTAAAAATTGCTCAGGTTGGACAGATAAGCCACCTATTGAAAAACGGAAGTATAAAATATCTGGAAAAGCAATAAGAGGTATGAGAAGTTTACTAGAAGATTGAATATTTAATACTGTAATATCATAGCTTTATATATCTTGAATAGTAACAAAAGATATGATATACTAATTAATAATAGATTTAAATAAGGAGTAATCTTATGTCAGGAACGGTGGAAATAATAGATAGTAAAATAGATAATCCAATATTAGAAAAATTGACTGCCAAATTTGAAGAAAGTTCCCTAAAAAAGAAGGGCAAATTTTCTTATATACCTGAACCTTTGGTTAGAGAAAGACTTCAGGAAGTTTTGGGCTTTAACTGGAGCTTTGAAATTACTTCAGAGACTAATACTCTTTTTAAAAATAATGAAGCTGTTGTAATCCGTGGAAAACTAACTGCATACCTTCCTAGTGGTAGAGTAGTAGTTAGAGAAGGTTATGGTGGAGCACTTAGGGATAACGGAATGTCTGCGGGAGATCCTCAAAAAAGTGCAGCTTCAAATGCGCTTAAGAAAGCAGCTTACTTATTAGGAGTTGGGTCCTACTTAGGAACAGATGGTTTAGAGAGTCAAGATGATACTACTAGTTGGGGAAGCTCTAATAGCTCTGGTTATGGTTCTAACAACGCTTCTGGTAATTCTGGGTGGGGAGCAGGCCCTGCACCTGGTTCAACGGCTGCTCCAACTGCTCCAGCTGCTCCGGTACAAGAGGCCCCAGTTCCAACACCTGGTTCAACGGGTGGTACTCCTAGTGGTTGGTAATTCCTTTTAATTTGGGAGAAAATTCCTTTGAAAGTAAGAAAAACCTACATTAGAAACTTATCCAAAACAATTAAAATAATTGAAACTGAGACTAAAAAAGAAGTATCCACTGACTTAACTACACTAGAAACAGATATTTCAGAAATAACTTATAAATCTTGGGTACTAGAAACTTACATCGTAGGTATCAATGAGGTCTTTGATCTAGTGTTAACTTATTCAAAGAATGAGGAGGAAGCTACAGCTCTAAAAAACGACTTGTTTAGAGAAACTATAAAGATAAATCCCTACCTAGATCCAAATGACTTGTATATAGATGTAAATCAAATTACACTAACTAAAACTCCAAATCAACTAGTAGAGTCTAAACATTGGAAAACAAATGAAGATACCTCTAATATACCTATTATATCTGACTTCCACAAATACTTTGAAATGTCTAAACAAGTTAGAGGACACGACCATTCAGTAGAAACTGCGTTCAGTGAAGTTCTTAACATGGGTATAAAAATAAGAATATTTAACAAAAAAATTAGGGACTCACTTGTATTTGGATTTGACCCTAAATCAGAGCAAGCTGTTAAATATCATACTATTGTAACGTGTGTAGATAGCCTACATGATCTTCTTACACTAATAAAAAGTGATCCTAATAAGAAACAAATACCCTTCTCACATATTTTGGAAGATCTGTTTAACTGGTCTATATTGCATAATCCTTTTCTTGATTTAAAGATCAAAGATATTAAGAAGATAAACAAAACTACTAAAGAGTTTGTCCAAGCAGTAGGTAAGGAAGATACTAAAGAAGTTACCAAAAAAGGCAGAACACATATAAGCCAAGTACCTAGAGAGGAGATACTAGCTTTAGAGGAAACACTATTAAGTCAGATATTCGGGCAAGATACTGCAGTAAAAGCCGTATCTGATGCCTATAAGAGAGCCTTTAGTGGAGTTAAGAATCCTACTTCTCCAATAGGGTGCTTCCTGCTCTATGGAGGAACTAGTACTGGTAAAACTGAGTTAGCTAGAGTGTTAGGTAAACTGCTAACGAAGAGCCATAGAGGGCTTATAAAGATACCTTGTAATACCCTCCAGGCTGCCCACAGTGTGGCTACGTTGATCGGTGCCCCTCCAGGGTATGTAGGCTACGAAGATGGCTGTCTGGCCGAAAATATGAAGGATAGCAGCTTCAAGGTGGTACTCTTCGATGAGCTAGATAAGGCTCACCCTAATATATACGATCTAGTACTTGAGATGATAGAAGAAGGTAAACTTTTAATCTCTAATGGTGAGGTACTAGATTTTACTCAATGTCTAATACTATTTACCAGTAACATGGGTCAGCAGGCAGCTCAAAAGGGTACTTCTAAGAGTGGATTCTCCTCTAACATAGGAAATAAAGATAAGCTAAAAGCAGATGAGTACTTAAGGATTATAGAGAGAGACATAAAGCCTGAGTTCCTGGCTAGGTTAAACGGAAAATTCTACTTTCCAGATTTAAGTGATGAAACTCTAGAAAAAACAGGGAGAAGATACTTAGAAATAAGAACTGAACACCTTAAACAGAATAAAATTCACTTTTCATACCCTGATGCCTTACCTGAGGTAGTTCTAGAACGCTGTAGTACAGCGAACCCAAAGGGATTTCATGCTAGAGAGTTAAACAATTATATAGAATCTGAAATAATACAGAAGTTAGGTAACTATATGATTAGATCGGAGCTTACAGGGAAACGTAATGTATCCATAGGGTTATCTGTAACACCTACTGGTTACACTTTTAGGAAGAAAGCTAAGAAAGTAGAGAAAAGAACTAAAAAGAAAGATTGAAAATAACCTCAACCTGTGGTATAATATACTTATAATTAATGTAGGAGTCAATTATGCCATATATACTACCAGAAGATAGAAAAAAATTCGATAAGACTATTCTAAAGTTAGCTAAGAAGTTACGAAAATTCAAAGGCAAGGAGAAGTACACTAGAACTTCCAGTGTAATCTTAGACACGTTCTTGCAGTTTTACAATTACCAGTTTCGCTATGCAGACATAAATGAAATTATGGGTGTACTTACATGCGCTCTAGAAGAGTGGATGCGAAGGAAGGACGGGGTTGAAGGTTATACAGATAATTCAACTGTGTTCGGAGAGGCTTTAATACCTTACGGAGGTGAATACGACTTAATTGAAGAACTTTCTGATTTGCTGAAATGTAACACATCACTATCAGGAACAGCTGGAAATTTCAACTACTGTATAACAAAGCTTCTTACTGAAGTGTTTTCACCTCTTGACAAATTAACTGCAGTAGATCGTGAGGAAGTACCTAGTATACTAGCTACAGTACGTGGATTTTTCTATGACAATTATGCAATACCCTACGAAGATACTAAGGTAGATATGAATGGAGATGTATTTTATTCCAAGGAAAAAAGGTCAGTAAAAAAGAAAATTCAAAAAGAATTTAAACAGCAAGTAGAAGAGAATCTAGGTAAACAGATAGAATTATGCGGTGAGGCTTTTAGAGACGTAGATCTGGACGAAATTGATGAGCCTGATCCCACCTGGAAAGATATAGCCATTATTTTAGGCTCTACTATTTTCTTAGCTGGATTAGTAACTATGTCAATTCTTAACGCAGTATTTTAATTACCGAAGTATAATGAATAAAAAGCAAATAGAAAAACACATTAAATTCGCTCAACGGTATGGTGGAAATCCTATAACTGCATCTGGAATATTACCTAAGAACGGCAGATTTTATGGATTAGATCCTGCATATGAACTACCTGAGCCTACTACAAAAACACATAAAGAACAACAACTGGAAAACATAGAGGGAACCTTTCAAGAAGTTGAAAATTTTGAGAGTAAACTACGTAGAGATGCTACTAAAAAGGCAAATAAAACTATTTTAGATTCAATTGTAGGTAGTATAACAACTAGTGAATAAAGTAAAACAATTAGAAGAAATAGAAAACACATTTAAGGAGATAGATGCAGTACTAGATCCTAATAAGTCTTTAGTATCTAACAGTGACTTTCTCACTATGCAGCAACTAAACGCAACTATATCAAATTATGACTCTGGTATTAGTCTAGATACTAATAATGTAATTACTAACAGAATGGAACCGGAGGAATTTGTGCTCCCAAATGTTAGGCCAGCCTGCCCAATAACTGGTCAAATGTATGTTGATCCAGGTCTTGATGAGTTGTGGATCTATATGTACTCTGAATGGAAAAAGGTCAATCTTAGTTGACATTCAATGTAATATAGGTTAAAATACAATTATGGGAAAAAATAAAATACCACTAGATAAACAAATTGATACATGCAATAGAAGAATTCAAGGACATTTAAATAATCCTAATTCTAATCCAGAAAGATTATTTAGATTGCTTGAAAGACTCGCTAAATTAGAAAATCTCGTACCTAAAGGAAGTAAGAAGAAAAAGAAGTAGGTTCTTCCCTACTTCTGTTCTAAAATTTCTTTTAGCTTATTTCTTATATATTCCTGAGTTAAACCATAATCTAGGTTTAAGTGCATACATGCATACTGAAAGCTCATTATCAATGGGTCTTCAACTTCTGGTACGATGAGCCATTCTAGAGATTCCCTTCTCTCTACACTACTCTCTAAGTCAGCTACTGCCCTCTCTATCATGGCTTTTAGTAGTCTCTTTTCTCCACAGAAATCAGCACAATTATTCTCTATATTAATAGTCTCTACTGAGAACTTACTGTTAGATTTAGATCCTGTATTAAACATACTGCTCCTTGCAACTAAATTAAATTAAATTAAATTAAATTAAATTACCTCATAAGTTACCGTTCCATCCTCTATTAATTCTAGGTTGAACCCACTCGGTTTTCCATAGTCAGCATAACATACTAAACATGGGAAGCCCCTCATCATATTCTCTTTACCAAAGTGTGTATGACCAGACACTATGAGTCTCACTTCTCTCATCTTTGTTAATGTATCTCCTGCAGTTAAATTGTAGAAATATGGAGTACCTAAATTCCAACCATGATCCTTCCAGGTTATAGTTTCAGGGAGTATGGGCATATGTGTAAATACAGCTACATGTTCTGAATCCTTATCCATTAAGCCATCTTGTATTCTTTCAACTAGTGCTTCTACTCTTTCATTAGCAAAATCTATATTACTTTTAGATAGTTTAACATAGTCGGAGTCTTTGGTTCCGTCTTTAATATTTGCAGCATAGTATGCATCTGGTAAAAGCTTTATAACTCCTTCATGTTCCCTTTTTGCACTGTAATCATACCAAATTATACTTCCGGTTAATAACCAGTTATTTAATTTAAAATTTTCCTGCTCTAAATATATGCATTTACACTCTTCACATATTCTAGGTATCTCAGTATAAAAAGCCTCATCAGTGGTTGAAGTCTTTCTCCAATTGGTGCTCCAGATATCGTGATTACCTGAGACTACTAAAACTGGAGTGTCTGGAAAATACTTGTCTTTTATAAGTTTTAAAGCTTTTTTAAAAGAGTTTTTACCATGGGACAGATCTCCACCGATTACAAAAGCTTCAGGATTCCTTAACTGAGCTTTCACCATGAAGTCATCAAAGGCTGTAGCGTCAAACCTAGGTCCTAATATATGTATATCAGATGTAAAAACTATATTACTCATCTTCAGTTAAAACTCCAAAAACATCATTTATTAACAACCCACTATTTGTATGTTTTATAAGTACTAATCTATCCTCATCATAGATAAATAATTCCCACCCATCTCTCAGTAATATCTGAAATTTCTGAACCTTATCTGGCTCATTTAATTTACGCTGTTCCTTCATCAAGTCTAAGTAGCTAGGCGAAATCTCCTCTAGTAATGGGCTTAAAGTAGCACAACCTGAGAAAAATATAAATATAAATATTAAAAAAGCTAATCTATACATAATATTATATCCAAACTATTCGTACCAAAGTAAATGGTTAAATTGGGGGTTTCCTGAAAAATCCTTTAACCAGTTAGTTATTTCTAAAGTTGTAATAAACATTAAATAACCCTACAGTTAGTTACCAGCAGACTTTTTCAATAAATCTTTAGCGTCATCTTTTAACATTTCAGATAGAGCCGTGATTAATTTAATCTGCCTCTCTACTTCTTCCCAATCCTCATATTGGAAAGCCACGTCCAACCTTCTGTACATACTATCCTGCTTCTCTACTATCTCCTCATACTGATCAAACCTGCTTATCCAGTCTCCATGATTAGTTGTATTCATTTTACCTTTGGCTTGCTTAACGGCTGACCTAAGCCCCTCTAGTGAGCTTTTTAGGTAATTGTATATATATGTTTCTAAAATTTCCCTTTGTTTTTTAGTAGTCATTTACTTCTCCTTATTTAAACTATCGGCAGTATGTCTAATTTTCTTTAGTAAAACTTTAAAGTTATATAAAAATACTTGTATTTCTTAATAAAATCTATGAAATATTCTTAGTTATTTAACTCCTTTATTAAAAATTTAAACACCTTTATTCCCAATTTCACGTCATTTAAAGCTATATGTAGGTCTCCAGAGGTGCAAATTTTAAGAGAACTTGCTACACTTTCAAGTGAGAATTCTGCGATCTCCTTCCCGGTTTTATACATGTAAAGCTCTATCAAGGAAGTTATATCAATGAACCTATAATTAAACCGTATCTCAGGCTCCCTAGCTCTTCTGAGAAACATAAAATCCAACATTAAGTTGTACCCGACCCAGATATAATCTCCCTCTGGGAGCCATTCTCGAAGGCTTTTAACTGCTTCCTCAGGAGGGCTACCAAGTTCTAGAAGCTCCTTACATATTTTTACCTTCTTCAATGCTCCAGGATGTGCATTAGCTAAAACAGAATCTGAAGACTCTCCTGACCTTACTCCTACATTAATACTAAAAGTGTCTACTATACCAAAATTCTTTGGATCACATTTTATAGCAGCAATTTCAATAAGTTGGTTTCTTACTGGATCTGGTCCAGTCATCTCACAATCTAGAAATATAAGAGGACACTTAAAATTTTGCAACTACGCTCCTAAAAACTCCATATCAACAGATACATTTACCTTCATAGTAGGTATACCTATTTTATCTATTAAACCTAGTTTTTTGGCTTGTTTACTAGTTAAATACCAATTAGTATTACCTCTTTCTTTTAACTTATCAAAAAAGTATTTACGATCCAAAGCACAATTAACAGCTAATATTTTGTATAATTCTTTTTTCAATCTTTCTGAATTTTCTACAGATACTTTCATATCTTCTACTTTTCCAATAGTTCCAGCACTAGCATCATGTACCATTATGGTGCAATTTGAATCTGCAAATCTGTATCCAGGGGTACCACTACTCAGTAAAACTGCTCCACAACTCATGGCTTTACATAATCCGACTGTTGCTACTGGTTTTGAACTTCTCTCGATTAGAGATAACATTCCCATGAGTGTATATATTTGCCCTCCTGGGCTATCTATTAATATAGGAATAATAGGTTGATCCGGGTTGGACTCTGCCCTATCAAACTTCTCTCTAAATATTTCAAAAGACCTGGAATTAAAATCAGTAACATTAATTACTGTAGGCATATCGAATAAGTCTGATTTTCTATAATTTATAGAGTTGTCTACTTCAGTTATGATCTTCATGTAATTCCTTAAAGATTAACAAAATTAAGCTAACAGGTCCCAGAAATTATCCTCTAATGTTTTGGCACATTCTGGATCCAAATCTTCCATATGTTCAATTAAATGTTCATGAAGGGTTTTAAGTGCTAACCTAGATTCCTTCTTTACTTTTATCAGCTTCCCTCCTTCCATTCTAGCTCTGTGTTTGGCTTTTGCAGTTTCTTCACATAACTTACATCTGTCTTCTTCTAGTTTCCAAACCTTATGTAGTTCCTTACTATATCGCTTTTCAGTCCATTCTAGTGATTTTCTGGTTTCTTTATGCTCACTACGCTCTCTATCTAATGCTCTTTGTAGATCACGTATGTTCTTTTTTGAATTTTTCTTATAGGCTGTGAGTGCTTTCAATCTAATCTCAATGTGTATTAGGTAGTTAATCACTAAAGCTAAATCTTTAGACTTCCAAGGTGACTTGTTCAAGATTTCGGTTAAATAAGAAATAGAACTTTTTAAATCTAACATATCCTTCTCCTTACTTACCTTTAAGACTTTCAGCAAAAGCTTTACTTTCTGCTTCTTTTTTAGCTTCCTCTTTAGCTTCCTTATTTTTATCTAGGAATTCTCTAAGCCTTTTAAGTTTGAATTCTTTGACCTTTTCTATGGCCTCTTCACCAAGTGCTCTCTTAACCTGTTCTAGCATAATAAGACAGTCTGCAACTTCTTCTGCGACCTCTTCAATTTTACCTTTTCCGACTACAAAGCGATTTATAGAGGCTGCAAGCTCACATGACTCTTCAGCTGTTACTAGCAATTGAGTTTCTACTCCCCAAAGTATTAAACACTCTTCATAGATGTCCTTAGGCTCAGAGCAACATCTTCCAGCGCAAGAACCACAATTCTCAGGTCCACATTCTTCTGAACAACTACCACCATCTTTATCATTTTTACATGACATATACTGTCTCCTATTTTAAATATACGATTAGAATATCAAAATTCTAGTAAAATTACAACTACTTTAAGTTCATTAATTGCTTTAAATACTCTTTCTTAACTATCCTATAATTCCGTTTGCTTGGATGTTGACGCTTAACTGTATCTAATCCTTGAAATTCATGTCTCCACACATACACATCTAAACCTTTCTTACGTGCTTTTCGTATTATCTTTTTTGTTTCTTTGAAACTACTCACATGACTTCCCTTATACCAATCTTCCCTAGTTAAATCCTGTCCTGGGAAGTTAAAATAGTCTCCATCAAAGGATACTATATCTCCCTTACTCACTAGTTTAAGGTGTCTAATATCAATTGTATGTATTTCACGTTTAAAATTAGAATATCCATATGGAATATCCCCCACATTATTTCTTGCAAAAACTACATTACTACTATCTTTAAAAACTGATTTCAAGATCCTTGCTTTTTGTTTTACTACTTCCCACTTTCCACCATCATTATCCTCTAAGGATATTGTAAGAGTAAATGTCATTTCTGGATATGGATCTACAAACTCACTTTTTATGCCCTTCAACCACTTTCTGTATTTTAATCTTGTTTTTCTATTATTTACAAAAGAATCTTCTAATTCCCTGACATTCATATTTTTGCAAAAGGATGCTAAATTCATTGTGCGTATTCTAGGTGGTCTACATGCTCCACAAAGTGTGTATATTTCTATATGTACACTCCTGCCTTCTTCTAAAAACATACTCATTAACTTGTAGTAGTTTATAGGATCTGCTCCAAAAGCATTCTTACCGTATAAGAGTGCAAAAGTCGGTCTATCTGATTCTCTTAAAATTTCATAGGCATCTTCTACCGGAAAATTTTTATGTAATAAGGCCAATATGGCTAAACCTCTTCTACCATACTTATATTTCCTATCCAGATTTAATGGGACTTCAGATCCAGGTCCCTGTAATGTAGTGATATTAGTATTGAGAGTATAAGACCTTGAATTGATTGAGCTGTCTGCATATTTACTGTTAAATATCGAGTAACTGGAGAATACTAGAATTATTAATATAATTGCATATAATTTCTTCATATATTAATAGTATCATAATAATATTTTCTTGTAAAGAGTATACCAGAGTACTCTGGGACATTTTCAAAAGTTGCTTCCAAAATTTTTTAAGAAAAAACGCTAGTAGTAAATTAATACAAACTAACGTTAAAATTTTAGCTTAAACTTTGTTAAGGTTTAGTTTACTAAGATAAGTCTCCTACTGCAGACCAGGTATCAGTATCCACCTTAACAAGTGAAAACATTGAGTATTTTTCAGTAGTTGTATACTCGTTAGCTGCACTCTGAATAACTACTCCTACACCTGAAGTCATAGTCACTGCACCATCTCCTAGTTGTCTTATCATATATTGGGATCCTACTGGCAAAGTTACAGATGAGTTAGCAGGTATTGTTAGAGTAATTGGACTACTATTGTCTAAATCTATTTGATTACTCATATCTGATGCTTGAAGGGTATAACCTGTAGTAGTTACTACATTAATATCTATAATATTCATGCTATTAGTCAAAGCTACTAAGTTTTGGTCTATGCTTAAAAGTGTTTCATATACATTGGTTCCAGTTATAACTGTAAAAGCTGAATCGTCAACTGCAATATCTAAACTGTCTGCTGGAATGTTTTGTAATTGTACGTCAATCTCTTCTAAAATACTCTGTACCTCAGATCCAGATAGTACTGTGAAAGTAGAATTATCTACACTAACAATTTCTGCACTAGTTAATATTCCAGAGATTACTGTACTTCTCCGAAGTATTCCAGCTGTATCATATAGATCATCTTCTATCTTCCTTACTAATGATTCAGGTCTTACCTGTGGATCTACCTTGTAGTTACTCATGGGGAGGGTCTCCGCTAACAATTATTTTCGTATACAAACTATAAATAGTACAAACCAGTATACTAAAATACCTTTATATAAAGTACATTTATGTAGCTACTGTCCACCCTTTTCCAGTTGCTATAGCTATCTGTGTAGGTGTAAGCGAAGCTGTTCCTGGATTGGTGGCCACATTAATAGTCATTCCAGATACAGTTGCTAACCCATTGAAAATGTTCTCTATTTCAGCCGTCGGTAAACTACATCCTTCATAGGAAATATCATAAGCTGTCCCACTTAAGGTTCCTACTTCCAGACTATCGCAAGCCATAAACATACCTGTAAAGTTAGTCACATGTGAAACATCAAAAGATGGAATTGAAACTAAATCAGAACAGTTCCTAAAAAACTCAATCATATTAGTAGTCATGCTAGAAATATCGAAATGTGGAATAGTAGTTAATGATTGACATCCTGAGAAAAATTGCTGCATATCAGTTACGTTCGAGGTATCATAATGTGGTACTGTTGTAAGAGATCTACAGCTATAAAACATCTGACTCATATTCGTAATGTGAGACGTATTAAAATTAGGTAGCTCCTGTAAATTCTGACAATTATAAAAAAGTCTAAATAAACTAGTAGCACTAGAAATGTCTAACTGATGCACTCCAGTTATTGAAGTACATTGCCAAAAGGTTTCTCTATAATCTGTTACACTAGAGGAATCAAATTCAGGTACACTTTTTAATTCTCTACAGTTCAAAAAGGTTCTATATAAGCTGGTTAGGTTTGAAGTATCCGTTGGAAAATCAACAGTCTCTAAGTCCATACAGCCATAAAAAGTGCCTTCCATATTTGTTAGGTTACTGGCTGTACCTGTCAGAGTGATTTCCGTTAGTTTGCTACAATTCTGGAACGTTCCCCCTAATGAATTCGAGTTAGAAATGTCTAAAGTTGGTACATCTACTAAATTAACACATTGTGTAAACATTTGTAATAAAGTATATGCATTAGATGTATCTAAAGCAGATACTGTAGTCAAAGAATCACAACTAGTAAACATACCTTTAAAATCAAGGACACTAGAAGTATCAAACTGTGGAATAGTTGTTAAACTATTACAGTTTTCAAACGTCTCATACATACTAGTTACTTTAGAAGTATCGAAAAGAGGTACTGACTCTAATGAACTACAGTTACGAAACATGTGCCTCATATCTAATACATTAGACGTATTAAATAAGGGTATCTCTTGTAGGTTTGAATTATTATAGAACATAGCTTGCATAGTGGTAGCTTTAGAAGTGTCTAATAATGGGACTTCAAGTAGATCACATCGGTTAAACATGCTCTGCATTGTGGTTACATTTGAAGTATCTAACAGTGGGATATAATTTAGATTTCCGCATTGTCTAAACATTTCTACAGCGTTGGTGACCGTTGAAAAATCCCCCGACAACGCACTTTGGGCTATTGTAAGGTTGGAACATTCCTGGAAAGATTGGTCGCAGTTTATCATCCCAATTTTCCCGAAATTTGTTATCTCTTGCAATTTATCCCTATTTGAATTCTGATAAGTATCAATTCTTGTAGCTAGTCCTTCCATTTTTATAGTGTAATTTCCAGGAGTTGTATAGATGTGTGTTGCCTCAGCCTCGTCCCAAGCCGTTATATGATTTCTCTCACTTCCATCTCCCCAATCTACTATGAAGTCATAAGTTCCTGCTGAAACTATAGGTAATGTAAAAGATTCCAAGGGGGTAGTTGTTTTCCAGACTGAAATAAAAGAGACATCTACTCCACCTTGAGCTAGTATTCCATGAGTTAAGATCCTGAAAGCCATGTTAATATTTTTTCCTAATATCTACTGTTATATTCCTATAGGAGAATATAGTACATTAGGAAGAACTCTGGTACAAACTATGGGACATTTCTCGAAAATTCCTCCCAAAATTTTTTAGGGAATATCCAGGCTACTGACTTTCTTTGTTAACCCATTTCCCTTTTACATCTCTAACCTCAGTCTTAATGTTCTTAGGATTCATTTGTTCTTCTACTATCTCTTCTATAGATGGCTTACCCATAAGCTCTGCTGATTTTATCTTTAACCACATCTTAAAGGTATCTGTATCTAGCATACGTTTGAAGGCACTTTTTTTATTAAGTAACTGACTCTTAGAATCCCTTGCCTCACCCCTAGCTCCTGAAGCATGGTGAATTACTCTAGCTCCTGAGTCTGTCTTATTCTGATGCTGTCCACCAGGTCCTCCAGATCTAAAGGTCTGAACTTCACAGTCCTTAATTGAAACTGAAAATAATAACTCTTTCTTTTTATTAGGTTTATTCTTCATAATTAATCACACTTACTATCTACTTGTCCTGTATCTAAATTTATAATCTTAACACATCCATCTTCCATACGTACTTCTATATTGTCTCCGTACTTCTGCTTGTATTGTTCCTGTAAGTCCTCAATCTTTATATACTTTTTAAGTATTCTAGATAATCCAGAACCAAACTCAGTAATATTCTTTGAGGATTTTTTAAGCTGTTCACATACATATTCTAAAGGAGCACCATGTCTTAGTGACATTGATATCAGCCTAGTAGAAGCTTCGTAGTCTTTATTATCAAAATACTCTATTATATCTATCTCCCTAAACTCTAGAGCCTCCTCATCCAGGAAGCATAAAAAGTATTTGCCCTTGTTTCTTCTCTCTACATAGCCTGAAAAATGTTTGTTAGGAATTTTATTATGATGTTCCCCAAAGAACACTTCATATACGGATCCATTGAGTAAACCTACCATAACTACGTAATCTTTACCCTTAATCTTTGTAAAATGTACTTCACAGGGCAGTTTCTTAGGTCTTTTAGGTGCTTCAGCTCTTTCTATGCTCTTAAGTTCTTCTCTCTTCTCTACTGTATCTGTAACTAATACACCAGATCTACATCCATCTCTATAAATTGTTACACCTTTCAGCCCCTTCTCCCAGGCATACATATACAGCTTCTTCACAGTCTCTACATTAGTTTCGGCTGGTAAGTTAATAGTTGAACTTAAGCTGTGATCTACATACTCTGTAAGCACTGCCTGGAAGTCTATTCTCTTCTTCCAATCTAGTTTATCAGATGTTATGAAGTAATCTGGTAGTAGTTTGTTTAATTCTACATCATTTTTTATATTCTTAGGTAGTTCTTTACCTACGGAATTGAAGTATCTCTCTATGTTCTTTTCAAATACTGGAAAATCTGTGTATTTATCTCCACTTTGATCCACAAAGTCCACTCTAGCACCTGGCTCATTGTTATTAATCTTCCTTCTTCTAGTGTACATGTGTCTAAAAGTAGGCTCTATACCTGAGGAACACTCACCTAACATGGAAATTGTACCTGTAGGTGCATTGGTAAGGATAGAAATATTCCTCCTACCATATCTCTTCATCTTCTCTAGTAAATCCTCTGGGAAGGTGTTAAAGAATTCACAATCCTTCTCTACCTCCCAGTCCCAAACTTTAAAAGATCCGTACATCTTAGCTAACTCTACTGACTCATCATATGCACAGTCTCTGTAACACTTCTTAATATTCTTTGCTAATTCAATTGACTTCTTGCTTCCGTACTTTATACACAGCTGTGAAAACATATCTCCCCAACCGTGGTCTCCTAATCCTATTCGTCTACCTTCTTCTCCCTTTTTTAATACGTTGTTCCATAGATCTATTTCGAGTTGGTATTCTACTTTCTTGTCTTCATCTGCTTCTTTCTGTTCTTTCATAAGTTTGTCTAATATTCTCTGTATTTGTAAGTTTTCTGCACGTACCAGTGCTTCTCCCATTGCTACTGTAATTCTTATAGCTTTTTCAAATTTATCGAAGTTAAATGAAGCTTCTTTAGTAAAGGGTTTATCTACAAAGTTAAGTAGTCTTATACTTATTAACCTACATGCATCATAAGCTGACAAGCTTATTTCACTACATGGATTCGTGCTAACTACCTCATATCCTTCATAAAAGTGTGCAGGGAGGGTCTTGGTAATAGTATCTCTATTTAATATTCCAGGCTCTGCCATCTCCCAAGCTGAGGTACATACAGTATCCCATAGCTCCTTAGCCCTTACCTTTTTAGAAAACGTAGGTTCATTAGAATCTATTGGAAACCTCAACTCAAAATCAGTATCTTTCTTGACCGCAGTCATGAACTCGTCTGTTATCCATAAGGATATGTTGGCTCCAGTACAGTATGTAAGGTCTTTCTTCATTGTTGCCCACTTCTCGGAATCTGGATGCTTTATGTTTAATGTGAGCATAGTTGCTGCCCTTCGTCCTCCTTGTCCAACATCCCTTCCAGTATTACTAAAGTGATTTGACCAACCTATGGCTCCAGTGGAGGTTCTAGCAGCGTTGTTCACTTCAGCACCTGAAGGTCTAAGGGTGGATAGGTCTACACCTGTTCCTCCTCTACGCTTGAAAATGTGTGCCATATTCTCACTAGTTCTCATTATTCCTGCCATAGTGTCAGATGGAGCTGGAACCACAAAGCAATTAGATAAGCTCTGTAGTTTATTAAGATCCCCAGCTGCTGCTAGTACTGAACCTTGTGGACACACTTCTTCGAAATCATTGCAAGCATCAAAAAAGATTTCAAACCAGGTGTAAGTCTTATCTGATCTACTGGGATCATACTCCTCTTTGAACACTCTTTTTAACCATTCCTCAGGAGGACAGTTTAATTCTGCAGTAGGTTGACCTGCTTCATCAAAGAAAGCACCTATAGTTTTATCCTCAGGCATTGCATCTGCTAGCACTCTCATCACCCTTATTATTGTCTCTGCCGGTGATAGTTCCAATAGGTTACCATCCTTATCTCTCAACGCATATTTATTTAAGTAAGTTGTTGCTGCGAGTTCGTTACCGTTAAAGAACTTTATTGCATTTTTTAAAGCTATCTGTTCATTGGACTTAGACATTTAAAAACTATTCCTTAGGTTAGTACTATTAAATTTTAAAATGATTAGCAATATGGATATGGTGGAGTCTGATTGAAGTATATATATGTGATTTTTCCTTTCCTGCAACTTTGAATCTCCTGCCCTTTATTAACTGCCTACAATAGACTATAGTATACTCTTAAAAAGATGTCTAGTGTACCACAGTAAATAATAAGGAAGATTTTTTATGTTAGGGATAATACTAAAGTAAAAAAAAACGCCATTGATACAAACAATGACGTAATTATACTACTTATAAGTTTTAATACCTATATCTGTTACTTTTCGTATATGTGATAGCCTCTTACTTTATATCTACCCTTCTCTACAATAACTGAATCTAAGTAAGTCAAAGAAGCTGGTTCTCCAGCAGCAAAGTCTTCATCATCCCTGATTACTCTGAATTCTTTAGTAACGTCCTGGTTTGAAGTGTCTACTTCTGCCCATACGAAAAATCCAAAACTTCCTCCAGCCCCAGTTTCCTCTGCTTCTACTTTTAGTAGAGTAGCTCCACTAGGTACTACCATTTCAGTATCTGCATCATAGTCTAGATAATATTTCCTAACTGTTTTCATAATAAACTCCTAAAATTGTTAAATATATACTTAATATAGTATATATTAAAAAAATTAAAAAAGTTCTTGACTTTAATATTTCAATGTACTATAGTAAATATGTTGCAGGTAATAAATATAGGGATACTCCTATAATTAGCCTGCTTTTTTTATGAGTTAATATGATGGAAAAGAAACTTCAAATACATACAAATATCAATTCTAATATTATGGTGCCGTTCATGGTACCCATGTTTATTGCCCCTGCGGGGCAAGTACAACCAGTGCCATTTTGGTGCTAATAAATTATTAATCAAACAATTTAGTTCGGGTAGAAGAAAGCAAATTTGGCGGGAAGGACGTTGGCTTCCAGTAGTGTCTCATAAGCATTATTACGCTGGTTCAATTCCAGCTTCCGCAACCATTTTATTAACTTAAATTCCTAGGATTACCATTTTCAGTGATTAGCTTGCAACACTTTGATCTTTAAGTGGTAGTCCTACTTTTCTGCTCCGGTAGCTTAACTGGTAAGAGCGTTCGGTTGAAGCCCGAAAGATGGAGATCGACACCTCTCTGGAGCACCATACACTTCTAGTCTTGGGACAAAGGAAGCCTCCAAAACTTCTAAGCAGAGTTCGAATCTTTGGGAGTGTGCCATGCTAGATTAGTTTAATGGTAGAACAGGAGTTTTACATGCTCTTAGCGGTGGTTCGATTCCATCATCTAGTACCATATTTTTATTTTTATTCCGGTGTAACTCAGTGGTAGAGTGGTCGTCTGTTAAACGACTTGTCTGTAGTTCGATCCTACACACCGGAGCTTTTATTGTATCTTAGCTTAATTGGCAAAGCGTGGAACTGTTAATTCCAAAGATTTAGGTTCGAACCCTAAAGATACAGCCATCTGGATGTAGCTCAGCCTGGTCAGAGTGCTCGTTTTGGATACGAGTTGTCGGGGATTCGAATTCCTCCATCCAGACCATTTTTTTTACCTGGCATTGGTGTTTAACAGTAGCATGGTGGCTTTGGGAGCCAGCGGAGAAAGTGCAAATCTTTCATGCCAGACCACTTTTTTAGAACAGTCATTCTTTACATTAAAAGCTATATAATATATACTATACTTAATGGATACCAAGTACTGTGATAAATGTAAGAACGACCTGCCAGTTGATACTTTCCAAAGACGTGGGAAAAACGGATTACAGCCTTGGTGTAAGAACTGTCAAAAAGAGTATGATAGACAACGTTACATAGATAATAAAGAATACATCTGTAAGCAAAATAAAGACGGTAGAGAGCGTAGAAGAGAAAGAAGTAGAAACGAAGTAACAAGCTATCTATTAGAGCATCCTTGTGTTGATTGCGGTGAGAAAGATATAATAGTACTCAGCTTTGATCATGTTAGAGGAGAAAAGGAATTTAACATATCAGATGCGATTAAGGATGGTATGAAGTGGGAGAGGATAGCGAAAGAAATAAAGAAGTGTAAAGTTAGATGCTTCAACTGTCACATGAGAAAGACTGCAAAACAGCAGGGCTGGTTCAAATACAACAAATCAAATAAGAAAAAATAACAAACAAAATTTAGGGGATATAGTTTAAATGGGAAACGCCAGCCTTGCAAGCTGAGGTTCTGGGTTCGATTCCCAGTTTCTCCACCAATTTTTAACCGGGGTTAGTGAAGCGGTTATCACCTCAGACTTTGAATCTGAGATCGAGAGTTCGAATCTCTCACCCCGATCCACTTTGGCCGATCCTGTACACCACTTATAAACTGACATATGTGACGGTAATCGCTATTCATTTGGCGATCTTTTGGCCGATCTTTTGGCCGATCTTTACGGGGGAGTAACTCAGGGGTAAGAGTGCCAGTCTGATATACTGGTGGTCGAAGGTTCAACTCCTTCCTCCCCTACCATTTTCAATTGACTTACATTTATATGTAGGTTATACTTAACTAGGAAACACCAGTTAGAAGTTACTAGAAGCTTGGTGGTGTACTTCTCTGGCATAGATCTATAGTAATTCTAGTTGAGCAAAATGTACGAAGCATTCACTATAGGTACCAGAGTTAGTGGTTTAGGGGGTGTTTAATGAGGCGAAGCCCTCCGACTGGTGTTTCTTTTTTCTTTCTTCAAGAAATCAAAAAGAAAAAAATAACAAAACAAAATTTAGGAATTATAATTTGATAGCTATTTAGGTAAGAATACTTAAATCGTTGACGAAACACGACCAATTTTTGGCTTTTTGATGATACCCTAAAGGTAATTTAATGGGTAATTCATAGTAAAAATCATTGGTTACCTTATCTTGGTTTGGGAAGAAATCCATTCCTGTTTGATCTTTACCTATAAAATAACTTCTAGCTTCCTTTAAGGATATAGCTTTATCAAACAACACCCAAACATGGTACCTATCTGGTGCTCCGCTTTTTTCTATAAGTATATTACTATGTATCTGTTTAGCCCAGAAAAATGCTTTAACTAAGTACTCCTCTCTTATATCATCTACATCAAAACATAGGAACTTAACTGTCTGTGTTGAAAGTTCAGTTGGAAAGACACCCAAGGTTATCTTCCCTGCTAGATGTTTCTCGATTAATTCTTTAGTAAGTGGAGCATATACTCTTTCATAGTAGTTCTCCCTTAATCTCCCAGAAGCATCCCTCTGCCAAGGATGCGGAGTCATTAAACAATAGGCATCTTTTCTATGACAAAAAGTGTTATATAAGAAATCTACTTTACTCATCTTCTATTTTATGTACACATCTAACACTATTCTCTGTATCTTCCTGTAAGGCAGTTCTATCCCCAATCATTAAGTCTCGATTTCCATTTATTACTCCTGTGGACAAAAGATATAGCCATTTATATCTTGTCAAATCTTCCACTTCTTTAGAGTATCTAACCACTGACTGCCAAGAAGTCCTAGGCCAGTCTGCTACCTTTGGAGCAAGTCCTAAAGTTTTTACTTGAACATTCACTACTTGTCCAACACTGTAGTCTTGAGTATCAGTAGTATAGTCTTCTGTTGCATATGTAACATAAATTGCTTTCATGTTATATTCTCCATTTTATTAAGAAATTAAGTGCATAATCCGATTTATTAAAAATATTTATCTGTGTAGTACTAGGTGGATCTGAGGTCTCCGTAGGAAAAGCAATCATAGTATTAAAACCCTTTTCATCCCATTGCCATCCTGCCCCACCTCGATAGATATTAACTACCTGCCCCGGTACTTGTCCAGTAATGCCATTATGAACTAGAGTATCAGGAAAGGTATAATTATAATTAGTTATCCCGCGCCATACTGCCTGAGTAACATTACGAACATTAAACTCATCCGGTGGTTCATGGAATTCAAAAATGTCGTTAGTTTGATGTGTTGCAGTTCCTGATACCATCGTTGTATTTGCTTGCTTACTGTTGATATATGAAGTAATATAGCTCCAGGTATCTCTTGTTATATTATGAACTACAGCTCCTACAGGCAACTTACCTTGTATCACCGACCTAGTTAGGATACTTGTAAGACCTGTATTACCGTGGCTTAAACCAGTACCAACAATAAGTCCTAACTGATACCACACCTTCCCCTCAACAACCATCTGAGTAGTTGAAGTACCAGCGGAGAGTGTTAAATCTAACTCCCCTTCATCAGCAAAATTTCTTTGTTGTATAACTTGAAAATCGGCAGTATAAGCCGGAATCGATAGGTTGACAGTTTCCCATCTCTTACCCTCTACCACAACTATTGCCATATTATTATAAAATTTATTGTCTTCTATGTCAGTCTCAAGCATAGAGCTTGTTGAGGCCACCAATTCGTCTACATACAGTTTTAGTTGTGGCATCATTCTGCCCACTTGGAGTGGGTAAATTAATCAAAGATTGATTATTAAAATCCACTGGACTTTGTGGTTTATATAGGTACCAATCCTCTGCAGCTCCTCCAGAGGGTACAACTATTTCTGAATCAGAATACCTTCCAGCTACAGCTATCAAGTCCTTCCCTACCTTAATTATACTTGATTCAGGTGTTACTTGTGGATCTACTTTATAATTTGACATTTACCACTCTTCTATGCTAAATTTTTCTCTAGATATACTTATAATATAGTACACAAAGTTAACATTCAACTTTTTAGTTAAGTATCTACAATATTATACTTTGTCAACTATCTAAAACACACACGGACTTACAAGTCCTCTGTTTCTACTTTATAAAAAAGGACCCGTAAGTGACTAATTACAGGTCCAAAGCCGTCACGACTAACATGTACGCATTGTACTACTTGATATATAGTACTTTTAATAGTATACTACAAATATGTTTAATTTCATAGAGATATTATTTATAATGTTATCAACAACCTACCAGGTTCCTGAAATCTTTGATTGCCATATAAATAAATATCAGATATTAAAACTCAGTAACGAAGTCACCTTTGATGTAAGTAACTTCCTAAAGTATGATAGATATGTACTCAAATCGTCTCAAATTCACTCTATAGACCCCGATTTAATCAGATCAATCATCATAGTGGAATCTAAATATAATCCAGCTGTAGGCTCTCACAGAGGGGCTAGCGGGTTGATGCAGCTCATGCCACTTACTGCCAAGTATTTAAACGTAACAGACAGGAAAGATCCTGAGCAATCAATTGAAGGTGGTACTAAGTATTTGAGGGAACTATTCACCAGATTTGGTAATCTAGACCTTACCCTAGCAGCGTACAACGCAGGTCCTACAATAGTAGGAAAGTACAATAAGATTCCTCCAATTAAAGAAACTGGCATATATGTTAGGAAAGTCAAGTACTTATATAAACAATTATCTAAAAACAACTAATAACAATCTCTGAAAATGTACTATCTTATAATGTAGTATACTTGTATAAAAATATTTTTAAAGAGGTAATATATAATGGCATTATTATTTGATGGAGTAGCAACGGATTTCGCAGCTGATGAAGCTAGTTTCGTAGAGGTTGCACATAATATTGGACAATGTCCTGATAGCATTCAATTTTTAGGAGTTGAAGGTGAGGTAGAAGGTTTTCCTACACTACTAGATGGTGAAGGTGATGAAATTCCTGGCCCATACCTAACACAAACAAGAGATCCTAATGTAGTTAGAGTTCACAAACCTAACGCTTATACGTTCGCAGGTAAGTTTATTGTTCGTATTTACGGATAATTTATAATCTCTATAGCCTGGTTAATTAACTTTAACTGGGCTATTTTTACGTCATAAATCTATAAGTCTCAGCTCTCTATTCCTATAATAGATTTTAGCAGTACCTTCAACGAAGTCTTTTAATGTTCTTGAAAAGATAGTACACCCATAACAGTCTGCCAACCTGTCTTCGTAATCCACTAGAGCTAAGAAATTGTTAACTCCTCCTAAGCTTTCCTCTGAAAACCCAAACTTTATTAAGTCTTTTCTTTCTAAAGATCTTCTATCTATATGTGCTCCATTATAGAATTCAGTACGTAGTATAGCTTTATACTTAGCACCTTCCTTAGTTTCCTTTATCCAAAAAGAATTACCAAAGAGCAGAATCTCTATGAATTTATCTCTAGTTACTCTTCTTATCTTATATCTACTCATCTCTTAAAAGTTCCTGTCTGAAAAGTACCCAACGATGGTTAAGTTCTACTTTACCTCTATTAACCTCATCTAAATAGTCTATACAGTCAACTACATTGTCAAACATGAACTTAGGATCTATAATTCCAAATAACCAAGAGGATGCTTTTGTTTTACCCCCTTTCACGATAACTAGTACAGGCTTCTTCTGCTGATCTGCAAGTATTAGTTCATGGTACGTTCCACACATATGAATGCTAGTATCTACCATAACTATTAAGAAGTCAGAGATATCTACTTGTCTCAAATCCGAGCGTACAATTTTTCTCATTAATCTTCTAAGTTTTGTCCAGCTTCTGTTCTTCTTTAATGTTCGAATAGCTTCCTGCTCCTCTCCTACGTCAGGTGTAAGAGCTTCTAACTTATGAGTTGGGTCTAGGAATTTGATACCTATACCTCGTTTCTTAGTTTCTTCTATAATTTCTTGTCTATAAGACACTCCATAATCCTCAGACATATCAATAGGTCCCGCTAAATATGCCACAGATTTATCTAATATGTTGACCTTTTTACTCATTAGTTTTCTCCATGTTTAGTATATAAATGTAAATATATTCTAGATATCTGATCTAGAAAAATTTCAAAGGTATGATCCTTTTTCATCATATTACAAGTTTTGCAAGCTGGTACACAGTTATCTAAGTAATAACCCTTAGTATTGTCTAGTCTATCTATACTATTCCTAAATAGTCCTTTTCCTGACCTGAGCTTAGTTTGCGGAGAGTTTCCACAGTAATAACACTTTGAAGAGGCTATGGTTTTGAACTCCTCCAAAGTTAGATCAAAAGTAGTATTGTTAAAAAGCTTGTTACGTCTTCTATAGTTTGAAGCTATATACGCTCTAAATTCTGACTCCCAAGCTTTAGCCTTAGTAGAAGGTCTCAAACTTTGTGAACACCTTGAACACTTTTTAATTAGTCCCTGCCTAAGATTGCAACCTATATATGCCTGCTCATTACCACATGTACACCTACACATCCACTTAAGTTCACGTTTTCCACTTTTAAATACATGATCCTCAACATTATACAAGACTACCAAATCTCCAAACACTTTTCCAGATAGATCAATAACAGATTTATACCTAATTACTTTAGAAAGGTTATCACAAGTCTCGCAGTAGGTACTACTACTTCTTCTAGAGGCTTTTCCATTGTAAGTCTTCAAAGTATCAATTGATATTTCCTTTTCTAGACCACAACTGCATTTACATAGATACCAAGATCGTCTTGTCTTTGTTGTCGAACTTCTAGTTCTCTCTAAAACTGTCCAATTGTAGAAAGATTTCCCTATTAATTTTAACCTCTGTTCTTCGTGTTTACACTTTACACATTGTGTACTCATGCCTCTCGATAAAGCTGATCCTAGGACTGTGCTTTCTGTACCACAACTACATTTACATGTCCAATAAAGGTTTCCACTGGCGCTCTTATCCCTGGCTTTACTAACTACCGTCCATTTACCTATTATTTGTCCAGTTTCAATCATTTGTCTAAAATATTCGGATTCTTACTCATATTAAATCCTGTTATTAAGTAAAAATTCTATACCTATTATAACATTATAAGTACAAAGCTGCAACCTACTTACCATTAACATGTTTATATACCTTGTCATACAACTCTTTTACTAACTTACTAATAAATTCCGGATCATGAGTCTCTACTTTACTAATATGCTTACCACAATCCTTACAACGAACATAGAAGTGAATGCGGGGACCAATAAAGTCTCCTTGACAGGAATCATAATCCTCTCTTTTGACGTGTTCGATATCTGGGTCATAATCTAGATTCTCATGCTTACAGGCTTCTATCTCACAGGCTCTTTCACATACTCCGGCCTCATGCTCTTGTTTATAGGACTTACTACAAATATCACAGATATACTCGTAAACGTCATACTTCACCGTCCTTTCAATTGTCTTAACTAGTTTCTTCTTCATTGTTTTCCTTACATCCACAAATTACAAAATCATCTGCTAACTCATATACTTCTCTAAAAAACTTACGAGAACAACATAAGTCCATCTTCTTATCTGATATTACCTTATTACAGTTACTGCACTTCTCTAACAGGTACAGATATCCGGGTTCATGATCGTCTACATCATAAGAACGTCCTGGGAATTCCTCTATTACTACCTTTGTACAGTAATGTTTGCAATCTTTCTGCCTACATAATGACTCACACTCCTCTATATCTTTAGGACTTAAAGACTTCTTACCACAAAAGATACATTCATACTCAATTACATATTCAGTTACTGGTACTTTTATTCTTTCTGTTTTCATTCAAAGTCTTCCTCTTTTGTTTTATAGATTGAGAACTTCTTATACTGTTCTGCTATAGGTTGTATCTTCGCCAGGAATAGCTGTATATACTTCTTACCTTCTATCCTAACTTCACTAATGGCTGCTCCACATCGAGAACACTCTCCTTCAATTGATAGACTTGGGTGTTCAACTATGTCTAGATCTTCGTTAAAGGATCCGGAAAATCCATATAAACTATAATTAATTTCGTCATGTTCACAGTTAGTAAATCTACATAAGTCCGTACACTCTTTGGCCTCTTCTTCAGTGTCATATTCTCTTTTGCAGACTTCACATATATATCTATAGATGGTAACTTCCCTTAATTCTTTACCTATAATCACTTTTTTCATTACCAATCTGCCCCGAAAACTAACCCACCATAAATAGAAAACCTATCTTCTTGCTCTGAATACTGCCTAGTAGATCCTATAACATTAAATTTAACTGAGTATCCTAAATATTCCAGTCCGACTCCAGTATGCAGACTACTTACAAAATGTTTAGTATCTACACTATGACTTTTTCTAAACAAAGTTCCATCATAGAATATATTCCTACCTACTAAAGCTATGTTAGTTCCACCAAAAGCATATGCTGATACTCTCTCAGTGTGGCTTCCATCTAGTTGAGGTAAGTTTCTTCCTACTCTAAACAAATTTTTATAATTAAAATCAGTGTAAATATTACCTGACCTAAACCGTATTTCAGATACTCTATCTATAAATCTTCCATAAACAAACTTCTTACTTCTAAGATACTCTAAGTTTAGTACTAGCTCATGAGGTAGCTGATGATCCCAACCTTTAGGGTCTTTCCCCTTGCCTAGGTCATTATGTACAAATTTCTGTGCATGTTCAGAAAAAGAATACTTACCCACCAATCCTATAGTTAAGGAGGTCTCTATTCTAAAGTCGGCATCAGCGTTTACTCTAGTTAACTGTGTAAACAATAATCCTGCATAGGGGTTATTGTTTTCTATTAGCTCCACTACCCCTATATCACTTGGGGTATGAATCTCTTGCCCAAACCTTGTTTTAATTCTGGTTAGTTTATCAGGGTCATTATCGTATATTCTAATAGCGGGTAAAAATCTCGCAGCTTGTCTCAGTTTCTTGGTGGCTTTAGCATAGCCTACTGAATTAGTTAAGATAGTTCCATGTGTGTAGTTTTTATCACTCCCCCCCACAATATCATTTTCTATAGTTATGCCAAAGTTATTGGAAACTGAACAACTACACAAAAAAGTTAGTAGTATTATATATAAGTACTTAAACATGAAACTTAAACCTCAATTATAAAATTATCTTCTTCCTCTGACTTAGTAACCTTATTTACTCTTTTAGTACATAATGCAATACTAGTTTTATTAGGTCTTCCCTTCCTTCTAGCCTGAATGCCAGTACTCCCAAAGATAGTCCTTAAAGCTTTAGTATCTATTCTATACCTTACTGCTATCTCTTTCTGAGTCTTGCCTTCTATTATGTACAATTTAAACAACTTGTCTCTGGTTAACAATCTCCTAGCTCTTGCTATTTTTGTTTCTTTTCTCTTCACACAATGCTTTGATTTGAATTTCAACATTGTCCGGGTAGAGGCAGTTTCCACTTTGACTTCTCCTTTAGTTCCAAATAAGACTTTTCTTATTCTTTTAATAAACAACATACTGCTCCTACTTCTCCTTCTTATTAAATATTCCTATAGAAAACAGTATACCCATCCTTTGATTGTATGTCAAACTATTAATATAATCAATGCTAATAAAATTAATTAATTAATTAATTCTTGACTTTTATCATTACCTGTACTATAGTGAGTATATGATTACAAGAATGATTTCTTTATACACTTCTTTATGTACCTCTTATCTAGAGGAACTCGAATATCTATATCTAAAATAAGGTAAACTTCACATAAAACTAAACGCACTTCTGGCCCAGTTTTATGGGAAGGAGATAAGTGTATTTAGTTTTTGTTTTTTATTAGCCCAGGTGGTGGAATTGGTAGACACGCTGAGTTTAAGCCTCAGTGTCAGCAATGACGTACAGGTTCGAGTCCTGCTCTGGGCACCATACTAGATTGGTGGAATTGGTAGACACATTAGGCTCAAACCCTGAGGCCAGAAATGGTGTATAGGTTCGACTCCTATATCTAGTACTTATGCCGAGGTGGTGGAATTGGTAGACACGCTAGTCTTAGAAGCTAGTGCCCGAAAGGGCGTGAGGGTTCGACCCCCTCCTTCGGCACTTTTATATGACTCCTTGGTCAAGTGGTAAGACGAGAGATTGCAAACCTCTAGTCCTGGGTTCAATCCCCAGAGGAGTTTCCACGGGAGAACGGTCACGATGGTGGAGTGGCACTGGTCTGTAAAACCAGCACAAAGAAACACAGGGGGTTCGAATCCCTCTTCTCCCACCACATGTCTCCATCGTCTAACGGTAGGACATCTGACTTTCTATCAGATAATGTCGGTTCGATTCCGGCTGGAGATACTTTTTTTAATCCTCTACTAGTACCTTAGATTGTATATACTCTTTAACATACTTAAAAGGAATATCTAAGTCTTCGCTTATCTCCTCATAAGAAAGTCCTTCATCTATAAGCATAGTAGAAACTTCTGTTCCGTGTGCCTCCACTAAAGGTCTGAAGACTTGTTTAGCTTTTATTAACTCTTTCTTTGAGTTCCAATATCTAACAGACTTAAATAATTTCTTAGCTTTAGTATCTTCTGGAAAAATAGATGATTCAAGATCTACTTCTGGATATAGAATTTCTGCAAACTTAATCATGTCTACTGTCATAACTCTTACCCTACATACAGTAGATTGCTTCGTACTAGTATTTTCTAGGATGGTATTATATATTCCTAAATCCTTTAGTACTTCTGAAAACTGAGTGACAAATTTAATAGTAGGTCCACTCATGGATAGAAATCCAGGTTCAGGTTCTGTTAAATTCTTACAGAAACCTCCATGTCTTTCAAAATACCCTCTCAAGTAATGTGGTAGTAGTTTCTTTGGCATTAAAGGTGGGAAGTCTAACATGTTTACATTTCTACTACCATAGTGCCACTTATTAAGTGCTTCTCTTATTCCTTGTTGGCTTATAGTAAGAAAAAATTTACCATATTCACGTCCATTTACTGTTTGAGTACGGTAACTAAATTTATTATCTATCTTTAAACATTTTTTTAACTTTACTAAGTACTCTTTATCTTTTATAGAAGAAGTTATTATCATACTTTCTGAAGTACTAGTCTTAAGGATCGATCCTGCCCAAGCTAGGTAACCTAATACGTAAGCTAAGTCCTTATTATCAATTTTCTTAAACTTATCTAAGTCTATTTTCTTATACTTTCTTGTATTAATCATTCCAAGATCATAGCATTCCTTAAAGGATCTAAACTTCATATTATATTTTTCAAATAGCTTTTCTACTCTGTAAGTTGTAATAGAATATTTTTTTGCTATAGCTTTTTTACTTTTAAGCTCAATTAAGTAACTGGTCTCTAGTTGTTTTTTAGTTGGTAATTTAGTAAGCATCTATCAGTCTCCTTAAAAAATTCACTATAAGTAGCAGCTTACCAATATACAATAGTTTTGTCAATAGTACTTGCTATCTAAATAAAAATCCTATATAATATGCCTAGGGAGTGCCGACTCACAGTAGAGGAAACACTCGTAACGACAAAAAAATAAAGATGCTACTGTCTCTTAACTACTGGGTTTAATGGTTCGTTTATGTGCTCTGTACGTAACATCACCACCGATGGCTGTAGGTGTAAGCTCAACCTAGGAACGGGCCAGCTTTTTTATTATACAAGTAACTAAAATGAAGAAAATAAAACCTAAAGACTATTCAAAGTTAAAGCCTGGTAAAACATACCTATTTGCAAGTATACACTTCAAAGAAAAAGAAGTAAGTCTGCAAGGGAAAAAAGTTAAAACCTGGGAAATAGTAGAAGTAACTCCCAGAGAAGGTAAATTACTATCAATAACCACTAAAAGAATAGAGATACTAAAGAAAGGCAAACCTACAGGAAAGTTCGCTCTGGTTGGGGATGTATTAATCTTTGAACCAAGAAATAACTGCATAGTATTAATGGGAAGTAAAGTAAAAGTCTTCAAAACAGTAATAGGCTGTAATAATTTTAAAATATATAAGAAGTAATTAAATATGGATCCAGTAATACTAATATTAATACTTATCTTATTTACGTCTGTGACTATAAATTTGGTGCTTACATGTAGGTTATTAAGGTCTGAACTAACTTTAAGAAGAAAATCTAAAAGATTAGAAGCAGTTATGAAAGAAAATGAACGCTACTTCTACGAACAGTTCGATAAATATGTTGATAACAAGTCAAATGAGGATTTTCATTAATCTGCTGGCCTATCTACTAAAATCCAGACACATCTACTGAATATATTTAAAGTAACTTCATCCTTCAATTCATGATCGTCTGGTGAGATGGTCTTATCATACCCTAAACATTTGAGATATTTATTCTCTACCCTGGCTAATTGTCTTAACTTTTCAAAAGAGAGTTTCATTTCGTCTCTGTCCTTTTCCAGCATTGTATGTCCTTATGTATTTATAAGTTATTATTAATATTAGTTTAACATATATTTAATACTAAGTCAAATACGTATTTTATGCTATTTCTTGACTTTTAAGCAATTATTCCTGAGGCTGTTACCCAATTACTACCACTATACCAAATTGGTAATCCTAAAGTAGTATCAAAGTAGAGTTCTCCTAATAGAGGTAATCCAGGTCTTTCCCCTGTGATACCTGCACTAGGTGTAACTAGAACGTCTAAGGCATCTTTTACTGTAGATCCTGATACTGTAGAATCATTAATAGTAATAGAAGCAAAACTCTCTATAAAAGTATCATTTAAAGAAGTGGTATTACTATCATCTAAAGTATACCCATTCTCAATTAAGTAATCTACGGTATTATTATAACAAACATTTTTCTTTAAGTTACATACAGAACCATTCTCAAGTCTTATACCTCTATTACAGTTATAACAAGTATTACCGATTATCGCTGCCATTCCATTAGCACTGCCACCGTCTAAAGATATACCCTCACCCGAACACTCAGAAACTAGGTTATCTTGGAGAATACTAACACTAGTGACATCATCTATATCTATACCTTCAATGCAGCGTTTGACCCTATTTCTTCTAATTATTGCTGAGTTTCTGTAGCCAGAAATAGTTCCTAACTGATCTAACTTTATCCCTTCGCCTCCATTACCATCATCACAATTATTAATGTAACAATCTTCTACTAGCATGTTAATTGAATTCTGTAAATGAAGACCTCTGCCCAGACTTGCAGAATCAATAAAACAATTCTTTATAAACGCAGAGTTAGAACCTCTTAAACAGATAGCTGCTCCTTCTATCTTATCTGTAGTGGCCTTATGTAAGTGACAGTCAATAATGGAGATATTACTACTCATTTCAGATATAGAAGGTGCAGTTGCATAATCTGATCCATTATAGTAGGCTAATAGTATTGCACTGCCCTGGGCATTTCTTATAGTAATATTGTGAAATATTAAATCATTAGCTTTAGAATGATTGTCTTTAAATGTTATTGCGGAGCCTTTACCATTCTGGTAGGAGGTAGTGCAATCTTCTAGTATTAAGCTACTCAGTAAGATATCAGCTGCCCCATCTTCTACTTGAATACATTGCTGACCTGTAATAACTGGAAAATATCCATCTGTTACCTTTACTTTAAATTCTACTCCTGAGGGTATAGTAATTGGACTATAAGTAGCACTTGTCCTAACTTCAAGTACTTGGTCATCAGTAAGCGAGTTAATTGCCAAATTTAAATCATTTGATCCAGTAGTGGTTAAGATAACGTCTGGTATCTCAAATCTTAGTTCCTCAATGTCTTGTAAAATACTTGAGTATTCTCCAGCCTCTACTGAAGCTATTAACTGATCTACATATAACTTAGTTGCAGCTTCAGAGTCTGTGGTGGGGTTTGGTAATTGACTAAGTATTTGATTATTAAAGTCTACAGCATCCTGAGGAGGATATTTGTACCACTCATCTGCTGCAGCTCCAGAACTTGTAGCTCCAGAACTTGTAACTGCCTCTGAATCTCGGTATCTACCTCCAACAGCTAATAGTTCCTCTCCTCGCTGAATTACTCTAGATTCAGGTGTTACTTGTGGATCTACTTTATAATTTGACATAATTATTATTATTCCCTCATATTAAAATTTCTTTTAATATTCTATAGTACATTACCAAGTTAAATATTTCTTGACATACGTTAATATCTGTACTATAGTACATTTATGATGTTATCTATTTGTAACATATCTTTTGACTTTGCCGTATTCAACGGTACAGGAATCACCTCGGGAACTGGCACACATTAAGTGTAAACTGTCAGGATCCATCTAACAAATAAGTTTAAAATTTAATCTGGATACTGGCGGTACTAATATGATCGTATTTGGAGTTTGTTACATGAGTAGATCACGTAGAAAAAAACCTATCATCAGACACGGTGGTAGTGATAAGTGGTGGAGAAGGAACTACAATCGTAAACTAAGAAGAGCTAATAAGGTACTCTTACAGAAACAGAAGGAAGATTTCCTACCTAAATTAGTTAGAGAAGTTAGTAATGTTTGGGATAGTAGTAGAGATTGTACTTTTAGATTTACTTATCTAAAGGATGGTAACTTATGTCATCTAAGTAACGTTGGATTCTGGGCTGATTTTTATGGAGTATCTATAGAAGAGTATATAGAGAAAGAAAAGAAAGAAGCTAAGGAGGAATACAACAAATGGATGAGGAAGTAGAGTACAAGAAAACTAACAGGGAGAAGGTACAGACTCCTAAGTTAGGTATATTCTATTGCACATGTGATAGAGCTTTAGTAGGAAAGGGGAGGAAGTGTAAGTTTTGCGGGACTAGAGATCCTGGTAAAACATTTAAAAAATAATATCCTGGAATGAGGTTAATGGTTAGCCTGTCTGACTTCCAATCAGAATGCGTCAGTTCGAATCTGGCTTCCAGGACTCCTGCTCGAATAGTATAAGTGGGCAATACACTGGTTTTGTAATCCAGAATTTTCGGATCGTGGCCGAATTCGAGCTAATTATTTGACATTACTTAGTATTTATAATATAATAGTTAAATGTCCAAACTTAAAGTCTGTAAACAATGTGGAAAAACTTTCCCCAAATCAGGTATGTACTTAGGTAAGTGAAGGAACTTCTGTAATAGGAGTTACTTTCTTTTATGCTCCTCAACTAGGTTGGCCAGACAGTATTTACTGGAGAAACATGGAAACAAGTGTTTTCAATGTGAAGTAACCGGATGGAATGGACGGCCAGGACCTGTAGTTTTAGATCATATAAATGGAAACCCTTATGATCATAGTTTAGAAAATATTAGATTGCTCTGTTGTAATTGTGATGCACAAACTAATACATATAAAAACAAAAATAAAGGTAAAGGCAGGCACACTAGGAGATTACGATACAAACAAGGTAAAAGCTACTAATAGCTAACTCAACTCTCAGCTTCAGCTCCATTTATTTTGGTAATAAAGTCTCAACGAGTACATGATAATCTCCGAATATAATACATGTACCATAGTCATTAATAGAAAACTGACCAAAATTAGGTGATATACCTTCCACACTCTCCTTAAAATAACTAAAGGGTACTTCAAGCAAGGAACTATTTCCCATACATAATACAACCTCTTCAGTGTTTACATCTATAAACCCACTTATTACATGCTTCTCTGGGTTATCTTTCTTTAATACTTTAGTTATATTATTAGGATCTAATTTTGCTCTTCTACTAATCATATGTTCCTCACTCAATGTATTCATTAGTTATTACAAAATAAGCTAGTAATATATTAATACATAATTTAAAGATAAATGTCAAGTTACCATGTATTATATGTACCATAGTGTACTATAATATAAGTATGGATATATTCCAATTAATCAAACAATGCTTAGAAACAGCTGAGGATACACCACATTTAAGCGTACTGGACGATTACATGCTATCTTATACCCTGGACCCAGATGATGAAGATCTAGCCACAGCGAGAGAATATGACCTTGATCGAGTAACTTATAAAGGATTAATAGAAGGTGAACAAATATTTATAGGACCAGATAGACAACCTATAGCACTTAAAGAGTCTGAATATAAAAAGAAATGGGTGATGATTTCAACTACTAAATTAAAAGGACAAATATTACTTGCTGAATATGAAAAGCTAATCCAGCAAGTTTATAATCAGTTACCTGAAGCTTTGAAAGATAAAGTCTTTATTAAATAATACTAAAAAGCAAAGCATTCAAAATAAAATGCTGAATCAGATGGGGAGGAACTTATTCTTCTAGTACCTACTCTAATAGTATTAATATCTGAACTATTAGTTAATTCTCTCCAACCAGTTACAGAACCATTGGAACTTTGCTGCTGATCTTCAAAAGATCTAAACTGTGTTTCAGGATCATTTCCTACATTACCCGTGAACATTCTTATAAGTTGCACTCTTTTACCAAAATTATGATTAAAATAATATTGAATTTCCGAAGTAGAGGTACTCCTGGTTAATACCTCAGATTGATAATGTAAAACATTACTTTCATTTGTTAATCTAATCATAATATAATTCCTCGTATTTATTATCTATTCTTTATATATATAGTATAGAAGTAATATTTTTAATATAATATTTGACATTAATTTTTATTTGTACTATGATCTATTTGTTATGTTAATATCAACTCTAAAACATATACTATTCGATATAAAGCGGTTCCATAACCGCCATAAAAGACGCTTTGCGTCTACAATATAATCAAACAAACAATTCAATTAGGGTAGAAGTAATTAAGTAAATAAATTTGGCTGTATAGGTTAATGGTAGACTAGGAGACTGTCGATCTCTTTGCCGGGTTCGATTCCCGTACAGCCGTTCTTTTAGGGAGATAGCTCAATGGTTGGAGCACTCGGCTCGTATCCGAATGGTTACGGGTTCAAGTCCGGCCTCCCTACTTTTTAAAGTAAACTATTCTTTACATTATACCAACTTAATGTATAGAATACTAGACATTATCTGCTATACTGTCTAAGATTCTATACATTATAGCATTTTGCTGCAGTAGTCTAACTGGATAGGCATCTCGCTTCTAACGAGACAATATGAAGGTTCGAGTCCTTCCTGCAGTGCTTTATATGGTGACCATAACTTAACTGGTTAAAGTGCCTGACTGTGAATCAGGTGATTCGGGTTCAAATCCCGATGGTCACACCCTTTGCCCTGGTAGTATAATCAGATAAAACACTCAGCTACGAACTGAGAGATGAAGGTGCAAGTCCTTCCTAGGGTGCCAATTATTCCCTCTTAATGTAACGGTAGCATACCTGGCTTTTAACCAGTTTGTGGGAGTTCAAATCTCTCAGGGGGAACTTTTTCAATTTCTAAGTATTAACTAAGTGCTATACACTTACTGACTTCCCCACTGTGCAAAACCTGTGGGAGAGTTATAAATTGTAGGTTCTTTGGTAATATCTTCGGATACACTAAAACTATCAGGATATCTTCTCAACAAAATTTCTCTCGCCTGTTCAACGCTCTCTGCCAAAGCGAACATTATTCCTGCTTTCCAGTCCCAGAGAACATCTTCCCATACGTATAGTTTTAGGTTTTTATTCTTCATCTGACCATTTACCAGTTAGTTTAAAGTGCATTAGTTCACCAGTAAGCTCACTGCTACCACATAGAACTGGTACTCCAAGTTCTACACAGAGTTCTACTTCTTCACGCATACCTCCAGATACCTTATCACCGTAAAGCCAAAGCTCGTCAAAGCCTCCTCGTCTAAACATTGCCTTGTTTGCTTCTATTCCCAATCTTCTCTCTTCTGGAATGTTATCATCTAAATAAAGAAGTGGGACTATGTAGGGAGCTAATGGGATAATATTTGGAGAATTTTTATGTATTTCCTCACATATATCTTTTACACGATCAATATTACCAGAAATATCTCCAGACACCGGATGAGCTATATAAACCATTAGTTTCTCTTTTTTTGTCTCTTTAACTTCTGTTTTACCAAACATTTTAGGCTCCCATAGCATGTAAAAAGTAAGTTACACAAAAGATTATAACAGCAATATCAAGTACTATCATTGCAAAATTATGTAAAAATTTTCTCCAAAATCCTGCTAAATCTATAACAAAGCTAGCAGATATTTTTAATAGTAATCCTAATTTATACATTCTTCTTCTCCTTGGCTTTGGCCTCTAAAACTTTAAATTCCCTATACTGAGTATCTAATATCTTTAATAAATCAAAATCGTTAAGGAAAAATAGATCAGGTACTTTAGAGTCACAGTCTATATCAGTCAATAACTGTCCAAACCTTTTATCAGGTCGTTGTCTCCATACCTCTCTCACTGTTGCAAGAACTAGGTCTATTCTTTCGAAGTCTTCATTAGGCATTCTAAAATCTCCAACAATTTTGAATCTTCAAAGTAAAATACTTCAGGTGCTATTAAGTTCTTCTTCTTCTGTCTCATTAAATTTATAAGTATCTGACCCAACCTCAAATCTGGCTGAGATTTCCAACGTTCCTCTAACAAGCTTAGTATTTTATCTATTCTTTCTGGATCTCTCATTTACCTGTACTCCCAAAGCCTGCGGACCCTCTAATAGATTCATCTAACTTATCTACTTCTAAAAGTAGAATCTTACCTGTATTATCCTTCCTTAAAACTAATTGGGCTATTTTATCTCCCCTGTTTATTTTAAAGAAGGGTAGTTTATTGCTTGCTTTATTGCATTTTAGCCTTACAAAAATTTCTCCGCGATAATTTGGATCAAGTACTCCGGCCATCACATGTGCATACTTAGATACAGAAGATCTATCAATGATTTGAAACCAATAACCAGTAGGAGGTTGTATAGCTATACCCGTAGGTACTAGAGTCACGTCACCCGGAACCATATCTATATTTGCGTCTGCATAAATATCAATTCCAAGGTCTCCAGGTCTGGGTGGTTTAATCTTATTTAGTGGTTTATTTAAGTACTTAACTTTGGTTACAAACATATTTAATTAAGCATCCTTTAAAGTTATTATAGACCCTTTTCCTATTTTATTAGTGTCACAGAAATCCTTACGAAGTTCTACTGCTACTGTGTAAACTCCATACATTGGAAATACTATTTTTGCACTGTTCTTGTTCATATCTACACTTTCCATAACCACTCCCTGCTGAACATCTTCAGTGTCTATCATGTTGAGTAGATATAGAACTCTTAAATCATAAGGTACTCCAGTATTTTCAAATTGAAGTTTCATTGCTGTATCATATTGAAACATGTAACCCTCATTACTTGATAAGGTGTTTCCAGATGCTCTTGCTCCCTCTCTATACTCATCTGAAGTTTCTACTTTATTTAGCATTATAGGTATTCCATCTATTATAGCTTTTTGTTTTAACATCACACTTCCAATTTAAAATTTAAGAAATCTTTTAAGGCTTCCAAGTTCTGTCTAGCTTGAGAATTTCTATTATCATATGTTTCTGCTATTTGTTTAGTTCTTATAATCTGAGATTTAGAAAAATTAACAATATTCATTAAAAAATTTAATTCATGAAAACTAAATTCCTTCTTAGAAAATCCTCCCTCTCTAGAATTTTTAACTGCCTCGGAAAGCATTTTAAGAGCTTCGTCCAACATGTCTTCATTTTGGAAGGCTAACTTTTTCTCATTCTCTACTGCTTCTTCTGCTACTTCCTCTACTATTGGAGTTTTTGTAACAGACTTTCCAGGTTTTATTGTTTGTCCTTTAGCAGTAATCTCTGGCTTTGGTTCCTGAGGTTCTGGATTTACTCCAGCTTTATTTATTTTACCTTCAGTAATTGTTTTTGAAGCTTTTTTCTTAGGCATTACTTACGTCTCCTATTTTTCCTATTATTCCTATCCCTTCTACATTTTTCCTTTCGTACAAAGATATACAAGTCTTTTAAGTCAGGAAAGTCTCTAAGGATACTGCTAAAATTTTTATCTACATATTTCTCTAAGGTAATATCAAAATTACCACTATCCACTATTCTATCTAAAACTTTATGGTAAATAGTTTCATTTTTACTCAGAAGTAGTCTTTCAGACATCTCAGCTACGAAGTCTTCTTTTTTAATAAACTCCCTAGGAGTTTTTGGCTTAGTAGCCTCTTCTGCTAACTCTTCTGCTGTTTCTGCTGTTTCTTGTACACCTAAACTGGCTGATTTTTCCTGCATTATATCTTACTCCATAAGTTACATTTATTATTTTTATTTATAGGTATAGGCATTCTATAGTTATTAGAATAATTATACCCCTTATTACACGTCTGTGTCAACATTATAAATCCATCAATACTAGTTGAAGTGCTTTTACATTTTGAAAAATAAATATCCAGCCCAAATACTAACGAATTACTCTTAGTAATAGATCCTCTCAACCCAACTGACTTAACTTTCTTACTGTTAGTCGGGAATAGTGAAAGGTAAATAGTCTGAAAAGTTGTCTTATCTTGTATTAATAAGATTCCATAACCCAAGTTTTGAGCTATAAGTTTTTTTTTCTTAGTTTTGGTTATAAAGTCATACACTATAGAAGCAAAAGCTTCAGGATTTGTGACACTTATATCTCCATTAGTTTTCCTAAACTTATCTTTATATACAGTTCTTCTAAGATCTACTTTTTTAATACAATCTTTAATAATCCAAGATAGTGTTTCCTCTATCCACTCTAAGGATCCTGAATCTAACGAAACAAATTCGCTGAGTATACTACAATGAGTATCCTTAAGCGTAATAGATTGTTTATACTTTAAATCCTGTTCTATCAGTTTTACCTTAAGCCTTTGAATTTGCAGGCTATGTACCTGCTCAATAGATTGATTACTTTTCTGTGGTTGGGTGTTTTTGTCTATACTCGTAAATAAATCATTTAAAGTATACTTACTCTCAATATTTCCACCTAATTGTGCTATCTTTTTAAATAACATTCGTGACCAAGATTTCATTACACCTTTAGTTAAAGGAGATAACCAGTTCTTATCTGATATATCTAGCTTTAATTTCTTCCAATCATATTCATCAAATATGATTATATTATGTTGTTCACGTAGTGTTTTTAATTTATTTTTTTGTCCCTGATACAAATCTTCGAATTTTACAGGTACGGTAACGATGTATACTGGTAAATTATTTACAGTTAAATCCTTCAATTTACAAGTTATCTTGTAAAAAACATGATTATCTAGTGGTATTTCTTTAGTAACTATTGAAGTACGTCTAATCTTTCCATCATCATCTATGTAATTTATGGGCTTATCTACTTTTTCTTTTCTTGTAAGTATTGTTTTAAGAGGTACTCTCTCTGCTTCCGAGAAAGGTACATCTGCTTGCATTAGGAATTTGAATAGAGAGTCTCTAACTTCTTTAAAGGATAGCTTTGGTTTGGCTTGACTTTTAGTTATGTCAGGTCTATCTACAGAAGTAGGTGATGCTGTAGTTAAACTCATTGATTGCTTGCTCCTAAGTATTAAAATACACTTGTAGTATATAGGCTATAAGTACAGTTGTCAAGTCAGTCCTTCCTTTTGAATATGAAGGTGAAGGATTCTTCCCCAGTGTCACTTTTTACACTATCAAAATCTATTTCTAAGTCTTTAAAATAACTTAGTTTATTTTTGGCTAGGAATACTGTAATACCTGTAGATTCGTTAGTAAAAAATAAATGTTCAGTATCCTCTATACCATCATCTTCTACATGAACCGAGGCTAATTGGAATACTACTCCAGATTCTTCAGTATAATTTACATCTAGTAATATACTTCTTTCAGCTTTTGGGACGCTATTTTCTTGGTATATACTAATTAACTCTTTTTCTGCTCTCTCTGTAAATATATCTTTTAAAATACTATTATCCATGTCTTTTCTCCGTCTTAAATTAAATTTATTTCAACCAGTGTGGTGATTCTTTGCCTTCTACTGCTGCTTTAACAGTTGGACAGTAAAAACTTTCTGCTCTATTCATTTTCTCTATAACGATCTTTTCAACCTCAGCTGCCTGTGAGTCTATTACCTCCACAATCACTTCATCATGGATTAGTCCTACTAGTTTTGCGTCAAATTCTCCAGCTTTTATGGCATTTCGTATATCTATCGCAGCTAATTTTGTCATGTCTGCAGCAGTTCCCTGAATATGGTGGTTTCCAGCTTGTCTAGCTATCTCGGACTCTAATCTGGAAATTACTTTGTCCTTCATGGATCGCATGTTCTTCGCAGTTACTGGTCCTTTTTCTAGTAGCCAGTGCATCTTCATGTCAACTATCCGTCTCTCTACTCCACTGGGTGAGATTTCGGCCTTTATCCAGTTTATCCTCTCTTTTAGAAAAGTGTAGTATCTCCTTCTTCCCATAATTGTATTGCTGTAGCCATACTTATTAGCTAGGAACCCATACCTCTCCATTGCATCTTTCATCACTGAGTATACCTTCCAGTATCTTGATTGAATATCTTGTGCATCCTCTATAGGTATGTGCAAAGTTTCTGACACATTCCTAACTCCAGATCCATAGAGAGATCCAAAGTTCAAAGTCTTACCAGCTCCTCGCTGCTTTTTAGCGATCTTGTGTAAGCCTATGATCTCTGCTTCCTCTACATTGAACTTACTTATTATATCATCTTTTTGTTTCCGCACTTCCACTGGTTCCATGGAATCATCATACTTTGCTAATGCATGTAACCTTTCATAATCTTCGTGATACATCTCACTTGCTGCGAAGGAATGTAAATCTTTCCCCTCTTTAAAAGCCGTATGTAGTGCAGGATCTCTGGTGATATGTGCTGCTATTCGCATCTCTTGTGCGCTGTAATCATAGATTAGAAAAGTATACCCTTCCTTAGCTATGAAGCATTCTCGTAATCCATCTCTATCCGCTAACTTCTTCACTGTAATTGGGTTTTTTGATTCTTCTAATGTTATTTTCCAATCTATATTGGCTGGCATATTCTGTAAATTAGGTTTAGAGGTACTTATCCTACCTGTATTTAAAATCTGTTTAATGTTGTAATGTAGTCTACCTGTCTCTGGATTTACCTGTTGCATTAAAGGTTTACCATATGTACTTATTAGTTTTGAAGTTTTTCGATATCCTATAAGATTTTTTAATGCGTTGTGTTGATTTGATCCTTCCTCTAAGGCTTTGATAGTATTATCTAAGATATCTGCACCAGTGCTCTCTACATAAAGTCCTAAACTATTTAGTGCATCCTTGATCTGTGCTGGAGAGTCTGGATTAATAGCTGCATATCCGAATAGAGTATTCTGAGAGGCATCATTAGACATGCAACTTAAAAAATCAGATTTATATTCTTTATAATCTTTTTCTACCAGTTGCATAACTTCTGAATGTTTATCAACATCAAAACCTATACCATCTAATTCTAATTCTATTACGACTTCTAGAAACTTAAATTCTAAACAAGCAGTATCCCATAAAGTCATTGTTGGTGGAAAGAGTTCCTCATACTGTTCCCGGACCCTAGGTTCCGAGGCTGAAGTTACCTGATGATCATATAAAGTACTGGGACATGGAATTTGTAATCTTGATAATTGCCAAGTCACTAACTGAAACATTGTATCTTTAGCAACATCGTGTGCTGCATAAGCAAGCTGACCTGGATCAAAGTCAGTATCTTTGTCCATGTTAAGAAACGATTGTTGCATTTTCTTTTTTGCGGTTTTAGTTTTATTCTCTTCGGAGAAGTTGGATCCTCCCATTAAATCCTTCCTAATGAGAATCAACTCTCTGTCAAATCTCTTCTTAAGGATTGCGTCTAATGCGAATCCACCCTTATCCTCACCTCTAATTATCATTTCTGCAAGCATGGTATCATACATCCTCTCTATGGAGATTCCCCATTTCACTTTTGCAAACTTTGCATCGAACTTAATATTATGACCTATTTTCCAACAACTAGTAATAAGAAGTGGTAATATTATATTATAATCTATCTTACGCATGTCAAAAATATATTGATCATTATAAACTGTCCCTATTTGTGCTAGCAATATCTCATCTGTAAAGGGGCTAAAACCTGTTGTCTCTATGTCGAAAGCTATCATGGAGTTTGGATCCTTAACTATGCTCTGTAGCTTTCTAACTGCCTCAATTGCGTGTTCATTTTCCGTTATGTAGTAATAATTTACCTCACAGGTTAAGCATAGTGTATCACCAGTATGTATGTTGGCCTTAGATGTAGTTACTCTACTTGGGAAGTTCATTTTTCTTGACTCCTTTAGAGAAACTAGTTTTAATTGGATCTTCTGATAAGTTAAAAATCTCCTTTACCTTAGCTATAGCCTGCCCTGTAGTAATATTTTGCTCTCCAGGTGTGAGCTTGCTCTCTTCCTTATCAAACCCTAATAATTCTTGTGCCCTTTCCTGAAATCGACCATACCTTATATATTTAAACTGGTCTCCAGCTACTTCTCTAATATTTGAGTAAGCTATAGCACGTTTCTCTTTCCGTTTATCATACATACTTTTAGCGTTCAGTGGTGTAGTATCTAACACTTTAGGTTCTGATACTATTTGTTCAATTGCCATGTCCCTAGAAATTTCTAACTTTCTTACAGGTAAGTACTGCTGTATAAAGTAATCCAAGTTATATCTACTAGACTCATAGGGTATAATTTGTTGAATCTTCTTAGAATCAATAGACATATTTTCTATTCTAAGTCTGTTGCTAGGTACTAGTTTGCTGGCAGTCTCTCCATAATATGTTTGAATCTTCTGTACTAATTCAAACAACTTAATGGTATTCCCAGAAGATACATTGTAAATTCCTTGTCGCGTCTCTACTACACAATCAACCACGACTTTTGACAAATAATTTACATGAATTAGGTCTATTTCTGTGCTTGGTGAGAATACTTCTATCTCCTCTTCTCTTTTCACAATCTTATCTAAGTAGTAATGAAAATATCCTGGCCAGTAGTTGCTTCTTCTAAATTCGTTATGATGTTTCCTTCCGTATACTTCAGTAGGTCTAAGGATACAGTAAGGTACCTTTAACATTCCCAATACCTTCTGAACAGTATCTTCTACATACAGTTTCCCTATACCCGTATAATTTGCTGGTACTAGTGCGTCACTTTCATTGGAATTCTCAATACCATTTTCGCCATAAACGCTCCAGGAGGATATATACAAAAAGTAAGGTCTAACGTCATCATCTTCAAATAAAGGCATAGTGGCGTATGCATTCATTGTATTTACAGCTGCTAAGATTGATTTAGCATCGTTTTCTATATCACCTAGTCCATCTGTAGGTCCTTCAAATCCAGCAGCATATATTATTACGTCAATGGCTTGAGCAGCAAGAAAGGCTGTAATACCTTCTGAGCTGGTGAGGCTCATGTGTACTTGCTGTACTACTGCATCATATCCTTCAGTATCTATTGTTACACCGTTAAGTCTCTTATCTAAGGACCATATTCTTACGTTTGATTGATTAGATAGTCTCCTAATAATGTTCCTACCAATGAAACCGTTACCGCCTAAAACGGCTATATGAATTTTGTCTCTTATGTGGTGTGATCTAATCATATGTTAATCCTTACTATCCTTGCTATCCTTACTATTCTGACTTATAGCTGAACTAAACGCTTGGTCCCAATTAATTTTCCTTGGATATTTTACTTTGACTCCTTCAAGTGATTTGATTACTTCTTCTAGTGATTTCCTTCCCCAGTTATAATCACACAAAGTCTCCACTAAAGAGTCCCTAGCGAACCTATTAGTTTCTAATACCAGCATATGTTTAAGTAATGCATCTATAGTTTCCTCTAAGGGTTTATTCTTATATTTATATTCTTCTAATATATTCTTATAAAAATCTGTTGACATACTTATCCCTATTGAGTTTCCTATTAATAACTACATTATACAGTACTTAAGAATCTTTTACAACCATTTATCAGATAAGCTAAATTTTAGAATATTATCCTCGTAATAACTAAAACCTACTGCCAATGTCTGATTACCATCATTATTAAGAATAATTCTTAAAGTGATATCTCCCTCCTTATACTTCATACCATTTATAAGGTAGGGGAAAAAGTCTTTAACTACATTGTAATGATCTTCGTGCATATTCAAGGTGTTAGGTAGGGTACTAGACTCTTGCATCTCTGTTACAAATGAATTTATAAGATATACCACTAATAAAGCTAACTCTTTATTAAGATTAAACGTCTCTACATCTAACTGCCTACTGTCGTTAGTTATGTTCATAATCTTCCTACTTTAAACTAAAACTTTGTACTTTCTTGGAACTTTTATTAGCAGACTTCTCCACTGACGAAAAATTAAATTTAATTATGCAACAAGTTTGTTCTAAAACGGATCCTACCCATTCTTTATGACAGTGCATACATTCAATTCCGGGCGTTCTCGCCTTTACAGCAGCTGTTAAATCAAATGGAGTAAATTTCCCACACCCTGAGGCAAAACACCTAAATTGTCTAGTTCTAACCACCATTATTTAGTACCTGCATAGCTTCTAACTTCTTCTCCCATAAAGGATCGTTTAATTCTGGGTTAGTTTTAAAAAAATTATCAGATAGTTTCTTAGCGTACCTTCTCTTTAAAGCTTGAGCACTTGCTACGTAACTGATAGCTTTTCCTATCCTGACACTATTTCTACCATCAAAAGTTCCTGGTAAATACTTAGTAAGTACATAATTTATTTGCCTTTCAGTGTAAGATTTGGTCTCTGTTAAGAATTTATGCTTATCCACCAAAGTACTAATATCTAATAATCCTACTTTGGAATTAAATTCATTCACATCCTCATCTGCTTTATCTAGTGAAAAATTTGATGTAAGGTTGTTAGAAAGTACACCTACAAGTGTTCCCTCTAAAGTATCTGAAGTTACTGCTTTACTGTACTCTAAAAAATCAACTTCTGGTACTACATATTCTCCTACTAAATTAGGACTATCTATAAAAACCTTATCTCCAGTACCTAATTGACTAACTTCAATATTGTCCTCTATTTCTCCATAAGTATCTCTCAAATATACAAAAATATTTTTGGAATTAAAGTAATTAACTAAGCTATTAATTTCCTCACAGTCGGAATAAAAATTGTCAAACATTATAGTTACTATTTCTAAAGACTCTTTATTACCTATAGCCTTACAAAATTGATCCCTTGAAAATATTATTTCTCTTTCCTCTCTGCTCTTAAATCTATCTAACCAAGAATCTCCTGTTATTATTATGGACTCCTCCATCATTCCTTTTCGTAGTAACTCTTGTTTTTGTAACACATTTGCACAAAGTATGTAATCTGCAGAATCAATAAATAAATTATAAGCAAAAGAAAGACTGTAGTAAACTGCATCTAAAGTTAATACTACAGGTATACTTTTATTTTTACATTGTAGTACAAACCCATCTAATTCTTTCTTACATATACTGGAATCACAATTAAAACAGGAATATTGGAAAAGAAACATATGTACTTTAGAATCTAATTTAATATTACCTATAGTCTCTTTAGTTAAGTTTATAATGTCGTACTCGCTGGACACTAAATTATAAGCGTCCTTAAAACTATACTTATCTACTAAACTAACGATTTTTCTTTTGCTCATATTCCCTCATCACAAAGCTATGAAGTTCATCCCAATCTACTGGCATTACCTCTGTTGTATTTCTTGTAAGGTAAGCAGGTATATATCTCTCCCCATCAAATAACATCTCAAGATTTCCATGCTCTCCTTCATAGTATATCTTGTTAGTTATCTTTCTGGTTTGAAACAGTTTTTTTGCGAACTTTGTTGCTCGGTCTAACTGATATTGATTCTTTATTCTTTCCATTATTTCTTAATCTATTAAATGATTCGTTTAATTCTACAACTAGACTATCGCCCACTGATCTATAGGTGCAGTTAGTCTCTAAAAATTGTCTTAAGTTTCTTCCCTTTTCTTTTGCTAATTCTTGGTTTTCATAGCAAAATCTCATTTTACTTGTCATGTCCTTCAGGTCCGGTTGTGCCCAGTACTGGTTTGATAAGTACCAGGGCCACTGTTGCATACCTGTAACGGGTCTTAGTGTGTGATTATATATGAACCCAGTGTCACTAGTAACATAACTAGCTTGCTCACCAAATGTATTTGTTATAACTGGGTTTTCAAATATTCCAGATTCTAGAATTCCCAGCCCCAATCCTTCCCCCCTAGAAGGTGAAACGTAGCAATCACATCTCTTGTGAAGACCTAACATTTTTTCTCTAGATAGTAGTTGGTTTACTAGTATAACCTCTGGAACCTGGGTATACTTACCTTGACTTTGTATTTGCTCTATTACCTCAGAGAGGTATTCAGACTCTTCCTGACTGTGCTTAGCCAAGTAAGTCTTTAAAACCAAACAAACGTTCTCTCCATTACTAAATTCTGACCAGTAGGCTTGTAACAGATCTTTAAAGTTTTTTCTCTCAGACCACTGTGATATGTAATAAAATACATACGTATCATTGCCTATAATTTCGGATGCAGATCTCTTTAGACTTATTGGACTTCCTTGTCCATAGGATTCCAGGTCTATTGGATGATGAAATGTTTTTAAAGGTACCGTAACTTTAGAGTCCCTAAAAACTTTTCTATTAAAATCTCCAGGTAGCCAGCATTCATCCATCTTGTTTATAATATTCACCCAAGCAGGATGTAGTAAATCTGTCTCCCAAAGTGTAAAGTTTATACGCAATGCTTTTTTATTAGTATCACCATTGAATACCTTTTCAGCTATTTCGGGAGTTGTCCATGAAATAATTGCATCATATTCAATGTCCTTACCTACTAGACTATTTAAAGTGTTACCTATTTCCCCCAAGTCTGGTCCTTTTTCTTCGAACTTAATTGGTGCTAGTGTAATTGGTATCTTAGTCTCATTCAATGCTAAAATGTAGTTTCTGCTCCACTCAGCATACCCTGATCCATCAAATACAGGTGCTACACATTTTATACCTCTAAGCTTCTTATTCATCTTCTATGGAACCTACTATAATATTTGACTTAGGATCAGCTTTTTTAGATTCTTTTAATTTTACTCCCTCCTGAGGTACCCGTTGTAATAGACTATGTGTTTGAACTCCTTGTATGTTTTTAATTTTAATATCCTTTGCTAAACTAAATGTATCATGAAACTTGGGTACGATGTTACGTTCCCAATCAAGATCGGTCTGTGTCCATTGATAGGCTTTCTCTTCTATTTTTCTACATTCTGCTTGATTATTGTAAACCCACAACATTTTTTGCAGAAGATCATCAGTATCTGGAAGTGGTCTTGGTACTTCATTATCTCCAGGAAATATAGCTATCTGGGATAAGCTTGCTCCTGATTTATATAATATTCCTCGCATATTCTCATCTTTACCACAAAGTTCAGTGTGTGAGGTATTGTCTGGAGCTATAACAGTGGTCTTAGTGGCAAAAGCTTCAGTAATTGATAGCTCCCATCCACCACCTACTGCAGTTGTAACTAATGCATCTGCTGCGTTATATACTTTATTCAAATCTTCTAGGGTTAAACCCTTCTGAACACTAAAGTTGGGTGGAAATAATACATCACTTCCAACTTGAAGTCCTAGAGTCGTGCATACCTCTGGTAAGTTCCATCCAACATCGACAGCTTTCATGTTTAAGTATATAAATGAGTTTGATACTTGTTCCTGAAAATGCTTAAAAGCTAGCAAAGTAGCAGGTAAAAACTTTCTTAATTGGTTTCTATTAACATTGAGAAACATAAATTTATCTGCAAACTCCTCCCCAAACATGGCTCTTTTAAAAGTTCTAGATTCTTCTTTAGGGATTGGATAAAAATCTTTAGAATTTACTCCATGTGGTATTATCCTAAGTCTTCCATTCAAACTATTATTCTTCCTAATACATTCAACTGCGCCAAATCTTAGGTAAGTTATTGGAAGATCTACTTTACATATATTATCTATCCAAGCTTTCTTGGGTATACCATCTATTGGAAAATATGAAACTATAGGTATATGACTCTTATTTAATGACTGTAAAGTATTCTTAATAGCATCTACAAAGGCTATAGGAGGCTTTGCTCCAGGAACTCCTCCTCCTACCCAAAAAGGATCTTCCATTAGAAAAATCATATCTATATCAGTTTTCTGTAAGATATTAGGCATTATATTTAAGAACTTACGTTGTCCGTACATGTCTGCCTTGTTGGATCCCATCATCATTGCTGGCCATTGTCGGTACCTACCATTCTTCTCTCCACCTGTAATCTCCGATTCCTCATAGTGGTCTCCCATATGATTAATACCTACCTGATATATTTCATATTCTCCAGGATAATTTTTATATAAACCCTGCAAAACACTACGTACTACTATCCCAAATCCAGTTATTACGTAAGGACTTGCTCCCCAAACTAGTATTTTCTTCTTAGATGTTCCTTGTGTTACTAATTCAGTAGTCCCAGACTTTGGATTTACTACAGACTTTATCTTTCCACTCCTAGCAGCGTTACCTAGCGCAGAACCTTTTTTAATTTTAAGGGTCTTTTTCTTTTTGGCCATTTTTTATACTTTCCTTTATAATTTCTTAGTTCTATATTGGGGATTACCTACTTTAACAAACGCAGCGTCCTCTATGTCTCTTTTTAAATCAGGATCATCTAACCTATTTAACAATTTGGTAATCTTTGTACTACTTATAGATGCTACTTCACCTAATTGATCAGGAGTAAGTAAGTTAATGACTCGCTCGGTGTCATAATATCTTCTACTAGAACATGTGGGGTTTAAAAAGTGCGTGTCATTGGCCACAGGAGTCTCTGGATCTGCCTCGATCCGTTGAGATACCCACAGTTTAATACTATCCTTGTAACCCTTTAAAGCTTTCTCACGTAGTAAGATCTTCTGAAGTTCAACTATTGCTAGCTCATCCTTCATTGCGGTTATAGGTATAAAATCCGTTTCAAAGTTTCCACACATTAATGCTCCATACTGAGGACATTTATCTCTATAAGCACACCAGTGACAAGTATCATGTACAGTTCCGTCCGGCCTATCTTTTGGTACATTTGCAAAGTATTCTTTAATTGCTGTAAATATTGAAGATATTTGTCTTCTAAATTCCATCTGAGCTATTTCGGTCCTGTAGGAGGTTACACTCTGACCTAACCTTACATACTTCAATTCAAGTATGCGGTTTGGATATTGTGGATACATTACCGCAGCTGCTAAATCATACATAGAGAGCTGTTCATCTATTTTTGCTTCATCCCAAGACATTGCCATTTTCGATGTTTTATAATCTGTTATCTTTACAGTAGTATCGTCTATTTCTGAAACTTTATCTATAAATCCGTAGATATTTACTCCCTCAGGAGTCGTAATGTCAAACTCGACTTCTGCATCAATTACTTTCTCATCATAGTCCAGACCTAAAAGTTCTGCCCTTACCATATCTGCACCTGAGTCAAAGAACTCCATAGAGTCTATGAAAGTTTTTGACATGTAATCCCTAAAAATATCCACGTATTCTTCCACTTCATCTACTGTTAATACTCTTGGATTCTGTATTAAGGAGATGTTTGCTCTCTCCAGAGCGTAATGTACTGAGTTTCCTAATGAAAACGAAGTGTTAGCTGGTTTAGGTAATTTTTCGGTGTAGTTCAAATGAAACTGTAATAAACATTGTAACCAAAGTTTCATCATTGATGCCGATAACCTAATCTTTTTAGATTTAGTAAACTTCTTACTTGCTTTAATTACTTCATCTTTAATTTTCTTTGCTTTCGCCATATTAATTCCCAACGATAAACATAAAATAGTTAACTATATTTTAACCTATTCACCCTGTTTAGTCAACTTCATAACTCCCCAATCTGCCATTAAAATAGCATCAGTAATATCATTATGACTTGATAGGATAAACCCTTCTAACTCATACTTTTCTACTGCCCAATCAAATACATGTCCCTTATCCAATTTAGCTATACCTAATACAGGTTTTACTACATCTTTCTTTGCCGTGGCTTGGTGACACATCCTAATAGGTATATTGTCTGGAATTGCTATAAGTGTTACACCATAGAAACCTCCCAACAGTTTTACTGAGTTCAAGTTCCTAGTCTGGTGAAGTTCTTCAATGACTACTACATCTGGTTTATGTATCTGAAGTGCTTCCTCTATATTATTAGTTAAAACTTGAAATCTTTTCCTATGTGAATCCTCTTTCTTCTTTAACCTTGTTTGCCAACTTCCACAATCCACAAGATTGTATCCATCCTCAATAACTGCATATCCAGTTCTAGTTGCTAAATCTAACCCTAAAACTCTAACCACCTTTTTTCCATCCTTTCTTTAGTAGTTCATTTAACAATGCACAATCTTCTATATTCAATTTGGATAAGTCTGGTAAATCTATTATTGGCATTATACCTAAACATCCTGGAGTAACTTTCCATCCCTCGTTTCCTAGTCCAGAAAACTGTAGTAATTTACCTATACTATACCTAGGAGGTATAGTAAAGTTAACTTCCTTTTTCTTATGATATACAAGCTTACCCTTACAGATTCTACAAGAACGTTCAGTAGTCCAACCAACTTTGTTACACCTTGTACAAGACTTTGTAGTATTTATAAACCCATGTGAAGTCTTTATAGACCTAGAGATCATTCCATAACCTTTACATGTCGCACATTCTATCCATCTACTAGCATCACCGAGGCAATTATCACAACAAGCTAATACCTCAAGTTCTAAACTTATACTTCCACCTGTAAGTGCCTCCAATAAAGTTATAGGTATATCTAGCGGGGCAATCTCTCCCAACCTAATAGGTTGAGAACCTGGCCTCGGCCTCTTTTGAGGTCTAGGTTGTTGTTCAAAGCGTCTATTAAAAAACTCAGCAAAATCTACTGGATTAGATCTCCCTGAAAAATTACGTCCATTTAGATCATTACCTAAATAATCCTTCTTAGTAATAGTATCATACGCCAAAGTAATTTCCTTGAACTTCTCCTCTGCGTTCTTATTCTCTCTATTTACGTCTGGATGATACTTTTTAGCTAACTTTCTATATGCTTTTTTAATATCGTCCTCAGATGTTGAAGTATCCACACCTAATATTTTATACGCTTCACTTAAATTCATATTATCCCACACTAAACGCTGAAGCTGTAAATTGAGAGTAAGTTTTTCCAGCGAATTCATTTTCACTGAAACTACTTAATACTTTTATCCAGGAACCTTCTGGTACCTCTCTTAATCTATCAGCTATATCATACCAAGCTACTATCTTAATACTTTGATATCCGTTCCTTCCTGACTCTTGTAGTCTAATCTCTCCCTTTCCCATAGGATGTCTATCTCCTACTACATTATAAGTATATCCAAATAAGTAACCTTCAAAATAACAATTATTTTTTGGTACTTTAGAGTAGCTTTCCATATTCCACACATTTTTCTACTTCTGTATTTTGATATACTCTAAGATTACTTAAACATTTGGTAATCTGCTCCTTAGAATTATCATCTGGATCTCCTGATTCTAACCTAGCAATACTTATTTTCATACCTGGTAATTTTTCTAATGAATTTATGACTCCTTTTTCTGCAGCTTCTCCAGACTCTACTAAAAATACTACATTGCAGCAATACTTATATAAAAGTCTTGCCTGATTGTTGGTTAAATTAGATCCTCTAGATGCTACAACATTTTTAAAACCATATGAATACATCCTAATTGCTGAAAGTTCCCCTTCAACTACTATTAAACTATCATTTACTAAATTATTTTTTGCTCTATTTAAATTAAAAAGTACTCCACCTTTCTTAAAGTTTGCTACCATATCATACTTTGCTATCTTCTTCTCTTTCCCCAAGCTGTTAATAACTACTTCAGGATAATTAAGTACTCCATCCATTCTTCTAGCATTAACTCCAACTAGGTTACCAAATTCATCAAAGGCAGGTATTCCCATCCTTAATATGTTGTAGTTATCTAAGCAGGGATAAAATTGAAAGGTAGATATAGTATCTTCGTCAGTATAATTCCTTGACTCTAAATACTTCTCTACATAGTTATACCCTTCTTCGTAGTATCCTGGAAAGGTAGTCAATACTTTTAAACTTTCTAATCTGGTATTCTTCATTGCGGTGTAATCTTTTCGTACTTCTGCTGCAGCAAGATAATCAGAGTAACCTTCAGAGTCTCCGGTCTGTAAGTCAAATCCAAACATAGTTGATAAAGTCTCTACTGCTTCCTTAAATTCTACATTTAGCTTATTCATAACAAATGCGTACACATCTCTAGGTCCATCTTTTCCACATTCCTTAGTGAAGCATGTCCACATTCCCTCACTCCTTTTCCAAGAGAATCCTGTAGGATTGTCTCCAGAATGTAATGGACATGGACAACGTATTTCAAAACCATTATCTGTCATAAGAGCAGGAGATACTCCACCTATAGAAATTAAAACTTCTTTTGGATCTACTACTTGCTTTAATTCTTCTATTGATTCTTTTTTATAAAACATAAAAGTACCTTAAAATAAGTCATCATCATCTACTGGTAAAATATACTCTTCTTTTACAGTTACTTGTTCAATATCTGTATGTTTTATTACATTTTCTACTTTTTCTACTTTAAATGACTCATTAATCAATCTAGCATATTCTGCAGGTGTTGTTGTTTCAACATTGATTGCTGAATCCTCACCAGTCTCCTCATTAATGTCATCAATGAAATCTTCTGCTTCCTGTAATAGGTTACAAGGTTTCCAAAATCTTACAGGTGTTCTTGCCTTTCCACCCGATCTAGTTTTCCAGCTTGTTAACCAATGGGTTCCGTATTTACGGTGATCTCCTGCATATTCTAGTTCTTTTACTGTTTTAGCTCTAAACTCTATTAGATTATTACAATACCTGAGGATTCTGTCACTATCTGCTACCTTAAGGTTCCTAGTATTTATCTGACAGGCAGCAAGAACTGGGATATTTAACTTTCCAGCTGTAGTTTTTAATGCTACAGTTAAGTCACCTAAAACCTGATCCTCCCTTCTATTCTTAATCTGACCATTATCCATATTAGTATCTAATTTGATGTAATCAAAAATCACTAAACCTATATTGTGTTTAGCTTTGTGGTATTGAATTCTACTACACAATTTACTTGCATTAAATTCAGGCATGTATTCGTGGAAAAAGGTCTCTCCATTTTCTATTTCAGTTATAACTCTATCAAGTATTAACTTACTTTTTGGATCATGATAGGCAATACCATTTGAAATATCTCGCTCCCTTATCATTGATCTCATGGCTAGTAATCTAGCTGCATCTTCTTCTGAATACATTTCAGTACTTATGAAGTATACTGGGACTCTATGTGCATTTGCAAATGCTACTTCCTCAGCTATATTTAATAGAACCGTTGACTTCCCTGCCCCAGCTATGCCAGCAACTACCGTTAAGGCTCCTGGCATTAACCCATTAATCGCCTCATCTAGTTTTTTAAATCCAGTGTGTAACCCTCGAATATTGGTAGGATTAGCAGCCCATTTCTCTACATACTCACGTATAGTGGTATTAATGTGAACTGCTTCCTGTTCCTTGTCTTCATATCCTCTTAATTTATTGATCCTAGCAAGTACCTCATCCATTAATTCATTTGAATCAAGTGATTCTTGCACGTCCGTTCTATTCTGCTGTACTATTGTATGTGAATCCTTTATTGCCTCATTTAAAGCGAATTTCTTATACGCTTCTCTTACTTTGTTTAGATATAGTTTATAGTTGCTAAGCTTAAAGTTATGTTCACAAACCATCATTAGGTAGTCTGCTCCAACTCCTGAGTCTTTTAAACCAAGCTTGGCACATTCTATGTAAACAGTATCTATATCTAAATTTTTAAGGTCAGTTTGATCAGATAGTAGACACATGGCTGTATATATAATCCTATGTGGTTCATATAAGAAATACTCAGATCCAATAAGTTGTCTAGTCTCTATAAGTAAATCTTCATTACTAAAAATTAAACCTAGCAACCCTCTCTCATACTGAGAGTAAAACTTTGATCTCTCGTCATTATTCATTATTGACCTGTATTACCCCTTACAGACAGTTCCTTCTTCAATGCATTAGCTATTTCCATAACCATTTCTGGTGTTTTATGGAACAACGTTGCCTCACTCTCAGCTTTATACCAGTTCTCCTCTAAAACAGCTAAGTTAGGATTATCCTCTAACGCTTGTGCAGCCTTCTCCTTTACCGTTAATTTTGACTTCTGCAGCTTTATCATAGTCTTTCCTAGTTCTAACTCATACCTTCTCTTAGTAGAATCTCTCTTAACTGTCCGCATGTTTGATTGTAATTGTAAATATAACTGATATCTAGTTAGGGTGAAGATCAATGAGGAGATTTTCTGGGCTGATAAGGTTCCTAGCATGGTTCCATCAATGCTCAAAGCCTCTTTTAATGCCTCTGGTTGAGGAGTTATGGATCCTAAACCTGTTTCTTCTAAGCATCTATTCAAACTCTTAAAATGTTGATCTTCAGACATTAAAACTCTCCTATGAATTAACTATTCTAGCCTTAACTTCCTCTACAGTTAGTTTTGCTATCTCATCATATTTAAAGTATACCAGAGTATACCCATTTTTACCACACCATTCTTGCTTTAAATTGTCCCTAGCGTTAGATTTATAAAAATTCTCTATCATACCATGAAAAAACCGAATAAATTTATAATGCTGTTGCCCTTGAACTTCTATCATAACTTTTAAAGAAGGTATGCAGAAATCAAAAAAGAGACGAGTACCATACATAGTCTCATAACACTGACTCTCAATATCATAATTTGGTAGAGCTTTAGATATTAACTCATCTATTGTTATTTCAAGTTTACTAATCAATCAGCCTCATTATATGTTACTTCTTTAGGGCTACCATCTTCATTCAAGAAGGGGTTAGTGAATCCATCTAAATATTTAAGTTCTAAACTTTTAATTACCCGACTTCTTACTTCAATAAAAAATTCAGGCTCATTATAAAGTTTCTGTATTAAATTATCTTTTCCATACACTACTTGGTCTCCAGCTGGGTCATCTCCCCATCTGTATCTCCCACCATTTCCAACTAGTACGTCAGTCTGTTGAGTTGCTAACTCTGCCAACTCCATGTGAGGCTGAACACCAATACCTAAAAACAAGGGTATAGTGACTTCCCTCAGAGGCATACCTATCTTAGACTTATCACATAGACATTTAACATGCTGACCGACTGGCTTTCCAGTTATTGGATCTAAGATCCTGCTATTAGCGTACTTAACTTTTCCCGTTAGTTTAATACTTGCAGCTAAATAGTGCTCCAGACACCATCCACCAAAGGGTTTAACCCCACCCATATTGAACCCACCCAGATTATTCCTAACTTGATTAACTACAATTAGTAGTACATTATTATCAGCACACATATCTGCAATTCTTGGAAGTGTTGTAGATATAAAGGATGCTGAAGAAGCTATCCTATCATGTGTTATATCAATGTCCTTATCCTTCTTAGCTTTCGGATGTGGTTTCCACGCTGCTATTGAATCTATGATTACTACTCCAACTTCACCAGTCTGTAACATCTTATACAAAATGTTAGAAGCCATGTCAGCTTCCTTCTTCAAGACCCAAAAATTGTCTTTAACTACTCCAGAAGCTATTACTAAATCAGCATCTAAGGTTTTCTCTGCATCAAGGAATAATACCTTTTCTCCTCTAGCCGTAGCATTTGCTGCAAATCCTAAAGCTAAGGTAGTCTTCCCTGTTCCAGGCTCTCCCCACAATTGAAGCATCATTCCTTTACGCATACCACCTAGCCTAGGACTAAGTATGTAATCAACTGATAAAGATCCACTACTTATGCCTTTGGCTGGCTTTGCTAGCATTTCATCTAGAGTTTCTAATATAGATCCTCCTGTCTCTTCTTCTAACACCTGCATTTGCTTTTCAAACATTGTTGTAGGTTTCTTTTCTTCCGTTTTTGATTTCTTTCCTACTTTAGTTTTCTTTACCATTCTTAGTCTTCTCCTTTAAGTAATTCTTTGTGACGTAACTCTCTCAACTTTTTAAAAGTTTCGTCCTCGTCCATGTCATTATATTTGGCCCTTTTATATTCCTCTGCTTCTTCAGAATCCTCATAAGACTCCACTGCATCTTTATGTGCTTTTAGAGCTTTAGTAAATATCCAACTACCTTTCTCAGATACAAGAAAGCTTATGGAGTACGGAGGATCGTTCAAATTTAAAGCATCATAATATGTAAATACTAAATCTATTAAATCCATTAAGGATTCATTTGCTGAATTCTTACTTAAGTTTTCTTTTAATGCCTTTTCTTGAAACTTTTTTACTGCCTTTAGTTCCCTGTTCTCACTCAATCTATTACTTATTACTGTACTGTCATCTGCTACCTCTGAAAGCCTCCCATAAAAAAAGTCTATAACATTTTGATTAGTAATCACTAAACTAGTTTTTGTCTCTCCAGCTACTACAGAATAACCTAGACCTTCGAGTAATTTTACTGCCTCTTCCTCTCTTAAAACCTTCTTAGTTTTTATTAAGCTATCCTGTTCGTTCACTGTTAGTTCATTCCCTGGATTAAAAAAATTAGCTCCCTATTAGGAGAACATAGAGTTACTCTATTGTTGCTGCTGTTAAAGTAAAACTCTGACATTTTTTCTATACTACTTAACTTCTGTATACTAGTGGTAAATAAAGATCCGTTTATCTTCACCTCCGAGTCACATCTAATGGTTGAAGGTAGACCTTCACTGGAATTCTTATCAGTTCTTATATTAAAACTTCCCTCTTTAAATTGCAAGTATACTTTATTATGAACATCATTTGATAGATGAGTTAATGTACTAACTATCGATGGGATAGGAGGTAAATCTATAGAACCTATATGCTGAGAATTTTCATCTAAATTAAAAAATGCATTTGGATCATTAATTCCATATAAAGTATTTAATGTAGGTACCTTCATACCTCTTTGAGAGGTCTCAACGTATAGAGAAGACCTGGAAGCAGAAATCTTAATAGATTCCGTCCCATTTGTGAAATTTTTTATCAAAGCCAATATAACATTAGACAATACCACTCTAAAGTGTTTATCCAAAGTGTGTTTTATTACAGGCGACTGAAATTTTGAAGCCATAATACTATCTGTACCTACTAAAACAAAATCTTGACCCACGATCTCTAAAAGACATCCGTTACCATCTCTAGATGTAGCATCTGCTTTAAATAGATTACAATTAATTATAGCTTGGTGTATTTTTTCTGTACTTATCTCTACAAAGTTTTCTCTATCCTTCATCAACTTCGAAAAAGTAGACACGTCCTTTCCAATTTCAAGTATAGCATGAGCTAATCTTAGTTGAGTAGATTTGCTCTCTGAATAGAAGACTTCCCAACTAGTATGTAGAATAGATTTAGAAAACTTAAAAGATACTCTCCGAGTATAAGGAAATTTATCTTCCTTTTTAAATTCAGATACATTAATAGAGGATAGCTCTTTAACTAATATGGTGGAGTTTCCTTCACCCTCAGAAGAAATTACTGGTACATCTTCGACGAAGATACAAGGTATGTCAGTTTTCTCAATCTTAGATTCATAAAATACCTTTAGTTTAGAAGCTTCCAATAAAAAAGTTATGGAAGCTGCTGGATCACCAGAAGCTACTCCAGACAGTCTCTTTAAAAGTCCATTTAAGACTAATGTATCTATTGCAAAGTTGAACATATTCTCTTATAAAAAAATTAAACAGTACCTGAGATCGTAGAAGCTAGATCAGCTATTTCTACTCCAGAAATAGTTGCTACTAAATCGGGTGTCTCGGTATCTACTATAATATCAGTACTTATAACTTTAGTCAAGACCACTGTTTTCTGTCCATTCTCTAGGACTACTACTTTAGGTATGTATTCAATTCCTAAAGTATCAACTAGTGTATGTTTAGTATAATCAGTATAATTAGAGATTAAGTGTGCGTTTAAATCTTGTAAGTCTCCAGTACCTTCTATACTTGCATTTAATATAGGTTGATTAGCTACTGGTAATATTTTAGTTTTCAAATCCTTAATATATCTTGAGTCTATCGGTAATACTTCTGCACCTAAATCATCCAGATCACCTTTGGATGTAATTGTGGCAAACAAGTTTTGACTTATTTCAGATACAGCACACATAATTCCGAATTTTATTGCCTCGTCCACACTCTCAAAATCCTCCAAGTTGTCTATAACACACCGTTTTACATTAGTCTTTTGAGTAAGAACACTCGCTATATCTTCATCTATCTTATCAAAGCTCTCTACTATAATCTCTAATCTACTATCAGGACTTAAACTTAGAGATGTGCCTGCCTCTTCTGAATAGTAATACTCTAAGGCATCTCCTTTAAAAAATATCCTTAAAGTTTTCCTCTCTCCAGTTTCAGTGTTTACCCACTCGCCTAATAAACTAATATCTTTCTTAACACTTGAATAATAAAGAGGAGTGATTTCAGCAGATAAGTCAGTAGAGGGTTGTATACCTTCAATAAATGCAAATAAGTCTCCAAATGGTGAGTTTGTTATAACAAGGGGTATCACTGCCTCAGATGTGGCTGGTTGATCCGCTATAAAGAAGACCCAATCTTCACTAATTACCTGATTTTTCACATAAAATTTTATTAAATCTTCAGCTATAGCGTACTGACCAGCAATACCTACTACAGATGCTTCTATGTCTTTATTATTTACGCCCTTAATACTAACATGTAAATCATTAAAACTACTAGAGAATTCACATGCAGACGCATTTATGAGAGCCTTAAAATCTCGATACGGAAAGGTACTGATAGGTATAGAAGAATCTACATAAAAAACCTTTGGATATATAGTTGCAAACAACCTCCCTGGCTCTATTGCAGTGATTAATGAACTCAATGACTTAGAGTCCTTAAAGTCATAAAAAGCCTTTAAGTCTGAAGATACATTAGGAGATACCGAGGCATCTAAGTCTAATTGCTTTGTTATATCTCCATAAGGAGTTATAGTTGCATTCAACAACTTCTGAGGAACAACTCCTATGGTGGCCCTCAAATCCTGTGTCTGTACCCCGTCTACTAGTGCATATAATAAAGTAGTATCCTCAGTTGATGCAAAAATATACCCTGTAAGACCCTTTAAATCACCCGTAGGAACGATCTCTGCTACGAGTGACCCATCAGGTAGTTTTCCAGATATAGAGCCATACAGAGGTGCTGTGGACAATCCTAGTAGGGATCCAATTAGACCTACTGGTTCATATCCTTCTATCTCAGCTGTTATGTCTAAAGGTTCATATCCTGCTATGGTGGCATCTAGATTTAGGTGTCCTGAACCTAGTATTATAGCTCTTAATTGGTCTTCCTCTTCTACCCCAACAAATCCTTGAATCCCTGCTAATAAATCATCAGTACCGAGACCTGTTCCAGATAGTAAAGCTTTAAAGCTATCAGTGTAGTAGGGATGATAGAGGCCAGATATTGAAGTATCATCCCAACCAATTATGTTTCCTGATAACTGGTCAAAAGCCAGTCCTGTTATGGTAGCAAGAAGATCTATTGGATCTATAGAAGCTATATTAGCATTTAAATTCAGACCTGTTACACCGATTAAAGTAGCTAGTAAATCCAGTGGAGGTATTGGTTCTATCTCAGCCATTAATCCAAACCCAGAGGATGTAGTTGGAACATAGTAACCGTTCAACGGTTGGATTACATATGGTATTGCTACCCCTGAAATTACTGCTACTAAATCTGGAGTAGTTGTACCAGAAACAGAATTAGTAGCTGTGCTTATTGTAGGATCTTCTCCAAAATAAATACTAAAGTTATAAGAAAATCCACCTTCTTTGTAGATTACATCTATATAATCAGTATTACTAAATAGAATATCAAAGTCTGTTTGACTTCTCCCTTCCCTACCACCTTTTCGAAAATTTAAGTTTTTAACTACCATCATAAAAAGTTATAGTTCCAGAACCTGCCACTCCTGAAGCTGTAAGAGATAATGCCCTAGCCCCTACTGATGGAGTATTGTTAGCTGAAACTAATATATAGTCTCCTGAGAAAGGTATGTATGTTGTATAATCACCTCCAGAGGAAGTAACTTGTATATCCGCTAGTTCATTATCAGAGGTATTAATTAGATATACGGAAGTTCCTGACGCTGGTAAGTCTCTAGTATCATATACTGTACCACTTATGACAAAGGCTGGGTCATCTCCAGCAAGTGAATCAACTAAAAAAGTATCGTATATACCGCTAATACTGGTTGGACTAAGTTCCTCACTATATGTGGCAATATATCCCATCTTTACAGGAGGTTCATAAAAACTTACTGGCAATCCAAGAAGTGTTTCAAGATCTGTTCCACCGGAGTATGCATTATCAGGTACTGTTGAGGTTTGATTAATGTATACTCCATCTAAGTATAACTTAGCTATTGGAGTACCCTTATTCACAGTAAGTACTGCACAGTGCCACGTATCTAAATCTATATTGCCTGTGGGTACTTCTATAACCATGGTGTTATTTACATAAAATCTTATTCTATGATTATCAAAACTTGTTTTATAAAGGAATAAACCAGTATTAGCCCCAGATACTCCACCGTTCTCACAGTATAATCCTGTAACACCATTATTTCCCGTAGTACCTGCATTATCATATAGATTAAACCAACAAATAAAGCTTCGAGTAGTATAGGATCCTGAATAATTACCCTTACAACCTACATATTCACTCTCTCTATCAAAAACATAACCATCTCTAGTAGTATTAGCATTCAAAGATATTCCGGGTCTATAACTGAAGTCTGGAAGAGTAGTTACTGATTGAACAGTACCTAGTACATCTACTGCGGGTATATTATCTATGTTATCTACTGGATATGTTCCACTAAAACTTGTAAAGTCTACTTCCCAAATCTTTACCATATTAAACCTCGTCGTCGTATATTATTATTTGTTCTCCACTTGTTACCGTAAGTGAGGATGCCCTGCCCCCTGGAGTACCTGACTTTGAAGTATAGATACTATACTCTCCGGGAGATGGAAATCTAACAGTATAAACACCATTTGACTCACTTACAGTTTCATCTACTACCAGACCTTCTACATGATCATATATTATTACATTTGCCTCTGGTAGTGGATCTCCCTCTAAGTCTCTAACTACCCCTACCATCTTAGTAAATGGGTAAGGATTTTTTGCGTCTAATAGAAAGTTAAGGTACATTGCAGTCACTTCTTCCTGACTTAATACTCTATCATAAGTAGATATGTACCCTAATGCAGTATCTGACTCACTATCTGTCGCTAACTGTCCCATTTTAGAATTACCTGAGTTAGTAGGAGGCATAACACTATCTGAATATACATTATTAGCATTATAATAGCATTCATACTCATCACTTAGTCTATCAACTGTTACTATTGCGTTGTGCCATCCGACATTTGTACCAGAGGAAGCAGTTGCTACTGTAGTACCACTCCTTACAAACTCAAGTCCTGAAGTTGCTAATGCAAATCCATTATCTCCATCTCCCCATATGTAATTAGTATTTCCACTATCGTGACTTGAACTGTAACTGTAATACCAAACTACAAAACTTCTCTTACTAGTTGGGGAGTAAGTACTTCCTATTTTAAGTGCCTCTGCACCAGAAACTGCACTATCAAACTCGTAGAAATCTGCTACATTATCTACTGAAAAGTATACCCCAGGTCTAAATACGAAGTCCGGTAATACATTAGTTATATTAGGAGATCCAGAAGTAGTTCCACTTAAAGTAGTGTTACTGATATTATCTACTGGAACTAAATCAGTGAATCGAGTAAAATCTATTTCGGATAACTTAATCATAACTACTCCTACAACTTATCTGTAAACATCCATGCTTTTATACTTAATAAATCAGTACTTAGATTGTTTACTGAATCAAAATTGTACTTTAAATAGACAGGCTTAGACTCTCCTACCTGCACGTCCTCTAAAAGTATTACTGGTGGAAACTCCACAGACTCTACTATTGCATTGTCCTCTGGTCTAGGACTTGTAGTCTTCACTGTTAGTTGAATCTGTACGAAGTCTGTTTTAGGTATTAAAGGACTATTAACAGTAATTGGAAAGAACTCTAAGCTTCCAGCGGTTCCATATAAAGGATCCTCTATGTGTAGAGGTATAGCTCTATCATCTTCTGAACTAGGCTCTAATCCTACTCTGTTTACTGTTAGATATTTAAATCCTTCATCAGCGTCTACTGTTTCAGATAGACTAAAGAATTCAAAAGTATGTTGAGACTTTAACTCCTCTATTTTGAAAGCAGGTATACTTCCAGAACCTATTTCCTGACCGTCAAAGTGAAGACTGTACGCTCCAGTATCCCAATCTACTACCCATACAACTTCATAGGAATTTCCAGCACTTGCTGACATGTTATAGGTAGAAGTGGTACTCCCATTATATACTTTTATTGCTGAAAAAGATCCACCAGTATCTGAAGACCTACCAAAAATGAGTGATATGAAGTCATCATCAGACCTTTCTGCAGTCTCTAAATCTCTATTAGGTAAACTACCTGTCTCTAATGTATCAATAAAGGGTGCTAAATAGAACCTTGAATACTTAGTAGATCCTGAAAGTCTATCTGTTGCAGGATTCCACCAGAACTTATATTGCATTTTACTGGAAGTTCCAAGAGGGAAACCAAAAGTAACGTAACCACTGTTATAATCTCCTACTCCTGCCTGATGACTAAAAGTTAGTATATCACTATCTGAAGTAATAATAGTATCATTAAACACTCCTTGTACCCAAACATCTGGGTCTAAAGCAGTCCCAAAACTCTCTACTACATTATCAGATGCGGGTGTTTCATTGGATCCTCTAATTTGAAAGTTCGCTACCCCTAAACTGTCATCAAACTTAAGAACACTGCTATCATTATCTATAAGGTTCATATAAATTCTTCTGAAGTTTTCTGCCTCTTCCATTCGCATGACCGGAGATAACCATGTTCCAACTACTGGAGCGTTGTAATCCTCTAGAGATATCTCACTTAATATAAGTGCTTCCTGATATGAGTCATCGTCTCCCTCTGTTTGAAACAGTAAGGTATTATCAAATCCTACTATTATATCATCATATGTATTAGTAGGACTTAAAACTAAAACTGGATTAGAACTCCACAGACCAGTAACAGGATCATATTCGTATACATTCTCACCATCTAAGTTTAACCAGACCTTGTTTATATCGGGCCTTGCAGTTAAACCATTAACAAATGTACCTAATGAAGCATGATCTGCTAAAGTATACCAAATGTTACTGCTTATATTATACCTATGGAATCTTCTACCATTATTTGGTCCAGAAGCAAAATAAATGTCATCACCTAACTGACAAAACCCGTTTAAAGCATCGTCTGGACTTTCAGTCATGTTGGCCATCCTAGTCTGTACTTCTGTAGTAGTATTAATTCTCCAGACTTGATAGCTTACAGAACTAGAAGATCCAGCTGAAGACATTGCTCCCATAACATATAAATTACCTTCATAATAAAAAATCGCTTTACATTTTCTATTATAGAAACTGAGACCCGTCATAAAGGTGGAGTGTGTATCTGTTGATATCTCATATCTCTGCAACTCTTGAGTGTCTTTACCGTTTAAGTAATAAATATAATCTCCACCATCCCAAGCTAAACAAGTGTAGTTTTGTTCATCTGTGTTTGAAGGACTGTTTACTGGTAGGGATGAGATAGTCCTAGTGTTAGTTACTGCATTCATTAAATAAATTCTATGGTTGGTTTTTGTTCTTGCGAACACTTTGTTACCATCTTTGTCTATTACTTCTATACCTATTGATCCTGTTGATTCATTATTCGATTCTGATAGGGTTATAGTATCTCCCTCTCCTAACCCAGCTACTGGATTATTAGGATTAGACACTGCCAGCTTATTATCAGCTGTTACCGTGGTATTTTCAAAAACTCCCCATTCCCATGGAATTGCACTTGGTATGCTCAGTTCAGAGTCGAAACTTAGGAAAGTTCCTGTGGTGGTTGTGGATAGTTCTAACTTCTTTAGTAGATCATAATCCACATCAGAGGTATCAGCTGAGACAAACATATCAGTAGGGATTGTTCCATCATTTCTTACATCTAATTCGTAGATTGTACTTGTTTCCGAGAAGGCTCCTCCAGTTAGGTTAAAAGATTGCAGGTTTCCATCCTCTCCAAAGTTTACTTCTGTATCATTATTTATTACTTCCAAACTTGTGAGGGTTAGAGGACTGCCTGAAGGTACTACGTGATCTACTTTAAAATATCTAGGATAATCAAAGCCACTAGTAGTTGGTTCGACTCTGACACTTTGACCTATTAAACTTAGACTTCCAGCTGTTAGATTATCTAAATCTCTACCGTATTGAATAGTTAGTCCAGAGGTGCTAACTGGAGTAAATCCATAATCTAACCTATCTATTGACTTTTGAGTGCCAAGATCTAGTAACAGGCTTAGTGTACCACCAGAGACTGAGATGCTGGCTCCTGAGCTTGAAATTAAGTCAGCTACTTGCTGTGCATCTAAACCTATTGATGTTCCTGATGTAAGTGGCTCCTCATTTGTTATAAAAGATTCGCTTAAAATATTAAATTCAGCCATCTTATCCTCTCCTCCATCTAGTTCTTAGATGCGCTTTTCTTGCTAAGTTTCTAGTATCCTTAGGTAAATCTGTTTTTATCCAGACTCTAAGAGAATCCCCTGGCGGTACATTCTCTATTAATATAGGCAAGTTATTACTAGTTCCTTCATAAAAATTTACTCCATCTATGGATATTTTAATTTTATCCTTCAGAGTTTGTAGTTGTGAGAATTCAAATTTCTTTGGTTCTCTACTTATGATAACATTTTCTATCCCTGCAGTCACGCTTTTTAGGTCAGGTACTATCTTCCCTGGCACTGAACTTAGGTATTCGTCTGTTATATTCATTGCTATATCTATTTCTGGTGCTTTTCCACCTATAAAGAAGTAACTATTCTTAGTTATCTCTATATCCCAAGTAGTGGTAAAGTGCATTATGGATATATCATTAAACCATATTCTTACAGTTGATCCTGCTATCTGGTCTATCTCTTTTCCAGAACTGTCCCAGGCTATACTAAACTTAAAGGGTTTATACTTCTCTATATCAAAAACCCTACCAGTTACTAAGCTAATTCTATTAGTTTTAGTAGTAATAGTTAGTGTAAAACCTGAAAACGCTGAGTAAGTACATGTTAAACTCTCATCTAGTTCATTAACTGCTGTAAATACTGTGAACGCTTCCGACTTGGTTACTGTAGTGTTTGCTTGAAAGTCCCAATCAGGTGTTATCCACGCTTCAAAGAATCCTTTATCAATTCTAAACCCTGACAGTGGATAGTATAGATACTCCAAGTTATTTAAGTAAAGAGTATCGTTATATTTTCCAGGTAAGCTAAAATTCTCACGTACTATCTTAAAATTATCTAACCAAACATTTATATCCACACTAGTAGTATCTAAAGGTTTAAGCTCTAGTTCTACAAAACCTAAAGGTCCGTTTTTAAAGTCAACTCTAGATTCTAAATCCGATCTATCAACTGAGTTTAAATTAATTCCAGGTATTCCCTGTATAGGTGCATCTTTAAATCTGAAGTTATATCTCTCTAACTCTGTAGAAGCTATATCCCCCTCTATAGAAGCTAATGACCATTCATAATAGTAAGTGGAGTCCTGCCCAACCCTGATGAAGCAGTTATCTAAGTCTAGCAGCTCAGGTGAGTCAATTTTTAAAGAGACACTTAGGAAATCCTGTATTGACCAGTTTTCATCAATGTCTATTCTGGCAGCTGTACCTATTGTAACTGTCTCAGACTCTTCGTTACCGCTTAGGTATGTTATTTTTAGTGACCTTCTACCTCCGTCCCTAACATTTGGATCATTATCTACATCTATTACTGCAGCAGGTTTATTAGTATCTTCATATAAGTATACATCTCCTACAGTAACTGTACTTTCATGTACGGTAGAACCATATGTTATATCTTCAAATAATACTCTAAATCCACTAAGAGTTACTGGAGAGGTAAAATTGGCTCTATAAGTATCTCCTCCGTTAAAGACAAGCTCTAAATTGTCATCATCCTCTAACTCTCCCTCTGTATACACCTCTTCAACAAGGTCACTTTCAGTATATATAGTGTACCAGTTAGATTCGATAGTTGGATCTTCTCCAGATAATGTTTGAAAGGTAAGAGTATTTGGTTTACCTACAGCTGAGTCAGGTATTCTAATTCCAAACCCATTTGCAGTTACTTCATAAAACTCTATATAAGTATCCTCTATATCTGAAGTTTCAATAGGTGGAAAGTCTATTCCAGATATTGAGTAAGATACTCCAGAGGATGTTACAAATAAATTACCAAAAGCTCTCCACGCATTATAGCTGGAGGCTTGCATGATTACATTAGTAGTAAGGTCTTCGTCAAATAACTGATCCGTTCTACTGGTTTCCATGTTATCACTTACTCTAACTGATGCGGATCCATATAAGAAGTCTTCTGCATTGTTAACTTCAAAAGCTGTCAATTTAGCTATATTATTCTCTTCTAGGTAAGGAACTGTAAACCAACTTGCATATTCCGTAAAGTCTACTATACTTTTATATTCACTTGCATTATTAAGAAATACTCCATCTGTACTTGCTTGGAAAGTCGCAGCTAACTTTTGTAAATTGGTACCATCTGTTATATCAAAGGTCTCATTTTTAAAGGACAACCATCTAATATCTCCTGAAAACTTATCCTCTTCAGAGTAATCCACCCAGCTGTCCCAGGAAACTTCTTTTGGATTGTCTTTATTGGTTGCTGAAGATGTTTGTTTAGCCTCAGCAGTCCATCCATTGAATCCAGGTCTACCTGAATATTCCTGATTTGAGGTATCCAGAAGTTCATAGAAAGCAACACTAAAAGTCTCTAGTAAATCTACTGCAATAACTGGATAATCTAGCTGACTAACCGCTGTTTGAGTGTCTCCATCTGTGAGTATGTTTCCTAAGGACTCCCACTCAGAGTTTGTAAACTTGCTATCTGGCAATCTAGTAATATCTGGATAGATTCTTAATATATCTAAGTAAGTAACATTAGTTTCTGTTACTGGTACTGCATCCTCTAAGAAGAGTACCCATCTAGCATTAAGTACTGTAGAATTTCCCCATAACACTGAAGCTATATCCGAAGTATCTGAGCTTGAATACTGTGTCCTATATGCTTTCCAGAGATCTTTTCCAGTATTAGTGTAAATCTGCATTATATCTAGATTATAAACTGTTCCCAAATCAACGGCTATTGCTTTTGCACCATAATCCGTAACCAAATCTACTTTATTATCTTCTTCTACCTCTCCAAGAGAACCTATCATCTTTGGAAATTTGAAGCTAATATTGTAAGAGGAAAAAGTAGACTCTCCTGCAAACTGGAAAGAGTTTATACTTTGGTAAGGTGTGACACCCGCTGCATATCTATAAGGTCTTACATTTCCAGTCTGTGTTTCCCAATAGTTACCTATAAACACCTTTAAAGGATCTGTTAAATTATAACTTAGTAAGTCTATTGAGAAGACGGGATCTGTTCCCCACTGAAACTCATTAGTTCCATTTACAGAATCAATATAATAAAAGTGTAAACTATCTACTCCAGATTTTACTTCTCTAGTTAGGTACATTGAGTATTCTACTCCATCATCCCACTGCCCATATGATCCATCACCTACTGTGAGTATGTCTGCTACTTGTACTGAACTTAATGTTCCTATGTTACTGTCTCGTACCTCATAATATATGCGCTGTATAGGACCCAAACTTATTGCATTCCTATCGTAGTTTCGAATTCTTTTACGTATGTATATTTTTCTTCCATTTCCATCTACTATTCCAATGGTTGCTCCCCTCTTGTTGCAGCATAGTCCTCTAACATCTGTCTCTGCAAGTACAGAAGCTGTAAAACTTCCTACCACATTCCAAGAACTATGAAGCTCTGCATTAAGTGGTGGATTAGGATTAGCTAAAGTATCACCATCTACACCTTGAATACTAAACCCTGGATCGTCTCCATAGTTTATCTTCCCTCCAGGAATGAGTACACCTGTATCTGGGGCAGTCTGTGGAAAGTTCTCGTGATAGCCAGCTAACCATCTGCTTCCGTAACTTACTCCACGTATAAAGTAGTCAGACTCATTTTCGAACCTTGAAGATTCGTAGTATAATTTCTTAGAAGCTAGATTTTTTAACCCATAACAAGGTGAGTTGATAGCTATAGTCTCAGTTATTCTTAAATCAAAGTCCTCATTCTGCTCTATTACACCTGCTGGACCTATTTCAGGTAATCTTACATCCTCTTCAGTATTCATGGAAGACTTAAGAATTAAATCATCTGCTATCTCTTCAGTCTCTATGTATAGTTCTACGCTTGAACTTTCACAAGCTCTGTTCACTACCTCTACTACCTCCGCAGCTGACTCCTCTCCCTTCTCTATTTCAGGAGCTATTAGTTCTAGAGGTTTTTTAGTTTGATAGTCCTTATATCTAACAGTATCATCAGAACTTTCTGCGTAAAATTCAGAGATTGCAAAAGTTGTACCGGGACTAGATACTATTCTAAGATATCTAGTTGGAAATCCTATATTGAATCTTGCTTTATTCTCTGAAATTAATTTTGGATCTACTCTCTGAAATTCAACTCCATCTATTGAGAAGTAAAACTCTAGAGACTCATCTAATCCTGAAGCAGAATCTGTTTTAGATATAAGTTCCACTTCTGACATTTTAGTGGAAACATGTGCCCTACATGCCCACCTAACTGCTGTAGTATTAACTGAATCAAATTTCTTCTGTAATAAAATATAAGGATTCTTATTATAAGTATCTACTACTTCACCTGACGATGGGTTAAATGCGGATAGTTGGGCATCAAATGTCGTATCAAAATGTTTCTGAAATTCCACTAACTGATCAAGATCATCTCTGTGAAGCCTTAATCTATCTAAGTATACTTGTTCGTACTCTGAGGAATTACCTAGCCCTATTCTTTCAAAGCCCTTTATCTCACTATCATATGTAGTACTTGAGTCTTTTAACCACTCTAGCGAGTAGTTCTCTGTATGTGGATATTCTTTAAAAAATAAGTTGAACTGTTGAATATTCTTTGGTACATCCCAAGTCATTCTTATCTCATAGGGATCTCCATAATAGTCATAGATCCTTTCATGAATTAGTGTCCCAGCTGTAGGAAATTCTATATCAATAGGGTCTTCTGGGTATGTAGGTGTCCACTCACCATCTCCTGATATGTAGCAATAAGCTGCTCTAGAGTCATCCCCTTCAAAGGTTCCAACACTTCCATTAGAGGCGAACCTCAATCCATCTGTCAATGTAAATACATTATATGCTATATTGTCGTGTATCTTATCCTCTGGTAGTGCTGAGATTGTATTAAAAACTCTATGAATGTGTGTACCTGAAACAAGTACTTGCAAGTTAAAGCCCTTACCTACAGCAGTTGCTATGTTATACTCTCTATCATGTGGTAATACTTCTCCCACTACCTCAAAAAATTCTATATTCTCAGATTGAGGGAACTCTATATCGTATACTGCTCTAGTTTGCTTAAGCTTTGATCCTCCAAATAAACCTATTCCTCGTATTCCTGCGCCAATAGGTGTGGAAACATTTATATTGTCTCCTATTAGATCTCCGTCTTCCTCTAAGTAGATTGCATCTACACTATTATTTATATCATTTCCTGCATATACTTCTATTGCATTGTATATACCTATAAAATCTCCACGATGTACATACCAATTAACATCTACTCTATATGTATCGTGATTTCTGGTATAAGTTTCTCCAGATTGTTCTATTCCTAACTGTGTCTCATTAATTAACGTTAAGTCTCCATCAATGTTTGGCCTGAAGTGTTTTAACTTTGCTATAGATTCTATAGTTAATTCTAAAGCAGAGGCTGTAGGTAAAACTGTATCAATACTTACTGCCCCATTATACTTGTGTACTTGTACTACTCCATAAGTTCCATTTCCAATGTAACCTGGTGTATCTATTATAACTAAGTCTCCTATATTTACGTTGGCTTCTTTAATACTACCTACACCTAGATTTATCCAACTACTTGTTATACTTGCATAACTGGTAGTTACTTTTACTTCTGCAACTTTGGGTAACTTACCATGAAAGAAGACTTCTTCTAAAAACCCCTCGTCTGTAGCTCTATGTAAGAAATCTATTAAAGTCTTATTAGTTCCACTGATTTTATTTAATCTTCCTGTAAATCCAGCATCATCTATCCCTATTTGTACAGTATTCAGTGTCGGATTGTGGTATAAAACTTTGACATCTTCTTTGTTATTATCTATTAACCTATTTAAATCATAAGTTCTAGGTCTAAAAGTATTAGAGAAGTTAAATCCCTGAGAATGGGGCCTACCAGCTGAACTTATTCCTGCAGATATACCTTCCTCTGTAAAACCTAACGTATCAGAAAGGGTGGAGTCTAAATGTTTGCTTACTACAACATTACTATCAAACCCATAAGTACCTGACTTAATTCTATATGCATTATAGTCATCTATGAAATCTACTTCACAGTATGGATAGCCCCCAACATCTAAAGAAGACAATTGCTTCTCTAGTTCTCTAGCTAGTTCTCTATTTGTATATCCTTGACGATCTGGTATTTTTATAATAACGTCTCCATAGTTATTCATATTTACCAGTAGGGTATCATTCATTCCATAGGTGATATCCACTCTATTAAAGTCTACAGACCCTCCTCTTACTTCTCCCTGCTTACCTACTCCAGGACAGTTCTTACTCTGATCAAATTCTTCTACTAGCTGAAGGTTATCAAAATACAAGTTATTTACAGTTGTCTCAGTATTTTCTAATTTTAAAGACCTTATAGTTTCCAGTCTTAGGTTAGGAATAGAGTTACCTATTTGTTCATTATTTAATGTAGTATTAAACACCGAGCTAGAATAGTTAAACTGAATTAACAAAGAATTCCAAGAGTTTAAATTGTAGTTGGAATTTCCAGAAAACTCTGAGAACGTTACCAAGCCTGATTTATATTTTAGCTTTCCATTTGAGTCTAACTTTATCTGTATAATTTCACTAGTTGCTAGAGTATCTGAATAGAGAGTAATCATACCTGAGAAATTTGTAGGTCTAAATGATAGAGATAAGTATCCATCTGCTATTTGCCTACTTGCTACTCTCACTGCTCCAGGTCCTTCACTACTTCCTAGAATATTTTCCAAACTTAGTACTTGATTAGAGATACTTTCAGGATCTTTTCTTACTACTACCTGTCTATTATCAAAGTTTACATCAGTTAACGACCAGTTTTGTGGTGCTAAGTTAACATCCTGATTATCAAAAGAGTCTGCAAAAAGTGTCTCACTTAAATCTTCAAAACAAACTTGAGTACAAAATTGAAACACTGGGTTTTGAATCTTAATGTGTTCTACAAATATCTCATCTCCCTTTATTCCTTGATTGTCAGCAAAAACTACCTTAAGACTTACTATATCTCCTATCCAAGTACGGACTGGACCCATGTTTATTCTATATACATGCCACTTATCATCTGATATTACTTCGAAGCTCTCTGATTTATCTTCTGAGAATACAACATCAGAAGAGGTCTTAAAGTATACCCTTCCACTGTCTACTTCAAAATGTTCAGAACTATTCTTATACTTTGCCTTAATTACTATTTCAGTATAGGTATCTGCAGATACTAGTGAGAAATTACTACTCCTACTTAAACTTGGAGAGGTAGTTGTTGCACTGAAGAAAGTAAATCCTCCTGATATTCCATGTAAGGTACCATTTTCAACAAAGTCCCAACCTTTGTAGTCTCGTTCTATGTCGAATACAGTATTGTGTCCTAAGTTTTCAGACTCATCACAAACTCTTGCATTCTTAATTACTGCATTTTTTAATATGTTTCTCTTCGACATGTTTCAATAAGCGATCCAAATATGGATTACTATCTCTATCCTCTTTACTAATGTTTTTATGTAAACCTTTCTTTATTATATACTTTTCTAAGTAATTTTCATAGTACTCAGGTGTTCCTATTTCTACTCTACTTCTTACCCAAGCAAGCTCTGAGCAATCATCTCTTAACATTTTTATAGCTTCTTCATGACTTACATTAAAAGATTCTTCACAGTTACTGCAGGTCATTATGAAGAAGTTCGGACTTAAAGGTGGATTACTATACGGTAATACTGTCTTTATATCCTTACTATATTCCTCAGAGTATGCTTCTACAGTTTTAATGTAGTCAACATCTAATGATTTAGTGTTACATTTCTTACACTTACATTGTGCTAATATCATTATGGCCTATACCTCGCTAAATTTTGTCTTGCTTTCTCTTCTCGGTTTCGTGCTGCGTCAGATACTGCTTCCACTAAAGATTCACTTCTAACTTGATTACTTAGTAAATCACTGTATGAATCAAACACACCTGCATCTACTTGTCCTAGTAGCCCTGCAGCTGAAGTTCCCATTGCTCCAGCTATTTTGTCTGTAAGTCTTCCAAATTGGAATAAACTGTAAGCACTTCTACCTCCCTTTCCATCTGAAGTACAAGTATCATGCGACTGGTTTTTGTAGACATAGTGAGCAGTCCTTGAACCACTTCCAAAACCTATCACTCCTAAATTTACAACACAGCTTTTAACTACTTGCTCAGTGGTTCCATGACACGCATGAAATCCGTCCGGTTGCCAACCTGCTGGTAGTGGTACTGGAGCAACTATAGAATCAGCATTAACCCACTTATCTGAAGCCTCGACATTCATATTGATAGATGTTCCCTCTAAACCAGTAGATAGATTATATTTAGATAATAAATACTGATCGCTTGCATTTACAAAGTACTGAAGTGGCATTTTTAATAGCTTCTCTACGGACTTTAACTTATCTTCCATATTTTCTAATAAGGTTATCTGACGTTTCTCACTTAACTCCACAGTACTATCTACAAATACGGCTGGTGAGGTATCTTCTTCATAATATTTTAATGTATCATAAGTCATCCAATCTGATGCCCAATGTCTACGAATCTTTCCAAACGTTCCAACTTCATAGTCTAAAGATGCCATTCCAGGTTGCCATAGCTCTGCAATTCCAACCGTTTCAAGTGAGTCTGGTTGATCTCTTAAGGCTCCCACTCCAGATAAAAACTTTCTCTGAGAGGGTAAGTACTGTGAATTACCTGTTATACTATCTGGATCACTTGTTCCATATCCTTTACTTAGAATGTATTTTTGATCTAAACAGGAGAACTCTTCTACAGCTCCTTCATATCTTCTCACCTTAACACTAAAACTACTTAGAGAGAAACCTGTAGCATCATCTCTACTTCCTATAAAAACCTCTATCTGTTTAGTTTTAAATGCCTCCATATTAGTTGAATCAAATGAAAAGTTTCTTATTACATCCTCGTTATCTACTTCTTTAATTGAAATCCTAGGCTTTGATACTAATTCTAAAGTTGTATCTCCAACTAGTGCTACAGAAAATTCTGGATCTGTAAATGGTCCAGCTATTGGCTGAGAAAATACGGTTCCCTGCTCTCTACCATATAATTTATAACTAAACTCTATAGAACTAACTTCTACTACACTTGCAAAGGTGACTGTTATAGAAGAAGGTCCAATCTGTCCCTCTCCTTTACTAGGGTCTGGTAATGATAAGTCATCTAGAGAATAAGGTTTCCAATCATATACATAAGCTTCTACTTCTCCAAAGAATAACTCACTAATTGCATCCAGTTCCCTTCCTGACTTAGCTTCTCTAGTTACTAAATCTATACTTGGATAATTTCCAAAATTTGCTGTAGGCATCTGGCTAACTGATTGATCCTCAACTGGAAGCTCTGAATACGGGAAAAGTCTTGGGCTAATTGCTAATACCTCAACGCCTTTAAAAAATCCTTTCCAAATTACTTCTTCATCATCTAAGTTATTACCAGTTGGTCCATTTGTAGAATAAATATACACAATAGATAAATCAGATACCACATTACTGTAAAAGGTAATGTCCTCTAAATCTTCTAAACTCTCAGGAATTGACTCTGCAGCTTTAGCTGATACTGGTTCATAAACTGGTACTATCTCAGGTTCTATTCCTAATTCACCTAATGCTGCTATTATCCCCGTCACTGTAGTTAAGGTATAGATTGCAGGATTACCTTCCTTATCTGTTTCCTGTATCTCTCCGTCTGCTTTATCGTAATACAAGGGTGCGTTCTCATCAATAAAAATCTTTCCGTACTCTACTTCATTTCCATCCTCATCTAGTTCTGGCATCTCAAGAGTTACTGTCTGTAAGCCTTCATCTGGACCTATCTCTACAGGTCTAGAGAATCTATCTGTCAGTCTTGATCCATTTACTGTAGGCTTCTGAAATACCACTCCATTTAGATAACTTCCTTTTACAGTGTTTGAGTGCTCCCTACCTACATCACTACTTGGCTCTATATATCCCCATAAAGTAGTGTACTCTTTTGGATTAAAGTATAGACCCTCAGGTGGCCAGCGAGTTCCATAAGCTAAGTTACTGGCTCCAGGTCTTCTAACTTGAAAAGTAGTATCAAAGTCTTCCCTCTCAAAGGAGACTACTTCAGAATTTGTAGTACTTGTACCAGTTTCTTCTGATAGTATCTCAAGGTGTCCTTCATAAGAGTTATAGTCTTTCTCCGTTAGGGATGAACTCTCAGTTGAATAATCAAATAAAGTTCTAGGTTGAGTATCATCAAATATACTACTACTACCTAGAAAAGGTACAGCTGGCATCCACCCAGCACCTACTTTTAATCCACCTACTGCTGGATATAAGTATTCTCTGTAGTGCATAGTTCTGAATATACGTATATGCTCTCTTCCTTTATTTCCAGAAGGTGGGAACGCCCAATCTTTAGAAACATAAGCTGACCATAAATATAAATCTAAGTACTCACTTACTGGTCCACGTAATCTAGCTAGTCCAGCCCAGGTAGACTCCTGTCTATTCTTTGTTCCAAACGTCCACTCAAACACACAAGATGAGAAAATTCCAGCTACGTTGTGCTGTATAGAATAAGGTCTCTGTCTTTCTGGTCCTCTATATCTCTCATAGTAGTCCTTCTCCAGGTCTATTCTCTGATTTAGTATTATACCTCCATCATTGATTGCTATCTGAGCAGGAGTACAGGTAGAATAGGGGGTAAACAACCAAGTCTTCTCATGATCTCCACATGCTGGAGTATATGTAGCTACTCCCGATGACTTCTGACTACCATCTCCAGGATCAAAAAACTTCTCAGGTTTGTTAAGCTGTCTAGTTGCACGAGAGTAGTCGGGGGTTAATGTTTGTTCTGTTTCGATAGATGACCACTTATATTGTATGTCTACATCTCTTGCCCATGTGTGACATATCTCACCTACTGCGTATATCCACTTTCTACCTATTACTTCCCCATCGGGTGTAGAAAATTCTACTATATAACTCATATCATACTTACTTGATTTTCCTAGATTCAATACTGAACTAGAAATATCCACATCATGTACCGAAGCCTCTGCTAGCATTGTCTTATCTGTTACTCCAGTTATCCTTACTCCACCTGCATTACTTGTTAGAGGATCTGGAAACTCAGAATATATTTCATCAAAGTCATCTTCGTTTAAAGTATTAGAGGCTTCAAATATATCTAAGTTAACTGACATAGTAGAGGTTTTTGATGGGAAGGAAATACTTCCACCTCCTTTAGGTTCTACCATTAAAAATCTTACAGGTAATAAGGTTCCGTCTAGGGATCTACTTACTTCTCCAATACCTTCGACTACCTCCATAACTATTTCAGTTCCCTCTGGACTCTCTTCTGACTCTTCTGACTCCGGTACTACATTAAAGAGTATCTCTCTAGGTTCCCAAGTTCTATCTATGCCACCTGGCTTTGCGGAAGATAGTTGTGGTTCTACAATCTCTATTAGGTATCTGTTGCAGTTATCTAACCTTGACCATTTTAGTGATCCACCTATCTCTCCATCTCCCGTTACAAGTTCTGACCTTTTAGAAACTGACCAGTACCTACGGTCTGGTAAAGCTTCCTCATCCTGTGCATATAGCATTCTAGAAAAAGATCTGTCGAAAACATAATAATGATATGCTTTACTTATAGTAAGACTACCACTTAATATGTTACTATGAAATAATATATTCTCCTTAGGAGCTAAATTAGCTAGCCCTGTTACTAGAGATTGTGATTGAGGTGTTTGTAAAACAGCTGTAAAGCCATTTTGAATTAATTCTGCATGATGAAACCTGTAATCAATAAAGATTTTTAAATGTGTCCATTGATTTCCAGTTCGAACTAAAATTAGAACCTCATTAACTTCATTGGGCTGTAGGTCTATCCCTTCTGGAATATCCCAGAACCTATCCTGACTAGACGTTACAACTCTAAACCCAGTAAAGGATCCGGTTGTTCCAAGTGTATCTACTAATTCTAGAATACTCTCACTTACCTGCTCATTGTAATCTTCTTTACCTGCGTCCAGTTCTGGAAAGCTATCTATAATAGAAGTGTTTACTATGTATACATTTGTTACAGCGTAAGTTGTACCTGCAAGATACATTGTATTTCTATAGTTACTAAACGAATTATAAACAAATCCTGTATCGTATATGTTATCTCCATTTGCAGACAGTGGTGGTGGGAAAGTTACTTCTATGGGTGCCTTTATAGCATTACCTAGGTCACCTATTATGGAGTAGTAACTTGGTGAAGTAGTTTGACCTTCTGTATTTTCTACGGGTGTACCTTCACTAGGTGTACTAGGTTCTATTACTAAAACAGCATCCTTCTCAACAACATTCCAAGATACTTTTACTAGTTTTACACTATCTGGATTATCTTGTATTACGTCTGGTGCCTCTTGTGCTATATACATAGGGTCATCTTCAAAATCTCTAGACCAGATATAAGGATCTTCAAAGGTCTGATTCCAAACTTCTTCTGCATCAGGTATTAAGCTCCAGTCTCTAATTAAAGATCTCATCTCTTGAACCTGCTGACCTGTTATAGGATCTCCAGGTCTAACATCAACGTCTTTTAAATATTTAAAGGAAGGACCTGTATAGAAAGGGCAGTTTGTCTTAGCACCGTTACATGGAGGTGCTCCATCTTGTCCCTGGTGGTACTGCTCAGCTCCTGGCTGTGTACATTTAGTTGTAATAGTTGTATCAGTAGGTACTGTCTCAAAGGTTCTAGGCTGTATTAGGAAGGAAGGCTCATCTTCATGCAACCACCCACCAACTACTATATCAGAACTTGCGGTATCTCCGAGGTCTGTAACTTCTAAATCTGTTAACCCTTCTAAATCTTCTATTACTTTATATGAAAAGGTATTGGGCGTATCATAAGCGACTTGTAAGTCTTCTGGATTTATATCTTCTGGATTAATTGTTAAGTCTCTCCAGTGGCAGCAGGGTTTAAGGCTGGCTCTTTCTCTAAGTATCTGATACTTATATGGAAGTTGTGTTACTGTACCCTCTTCTTCAGTAGCTACTACAGTATCAAATACCATTCCACAAGGGAAAGGTACTTCTTTAGTACTTCCATCTAATAATTCTACAGTAATGTAACAATCTAATACAGGATCGTCATCAAAATTTGGCATATTAACCCTTTATTATCTCTTCACATGTATTCAACTTTATTCTCCACTCACCGCTAGGTAGCTTAAATGCTTCTATCTTATCTTCTCTACACCAATTTTTTACTGTTTGTACAGAAACTTGAAATAATTCAGCTACTTGCTTTGGAGTAAGTACGGGTTGAATTGAACAACTAAAATTTTCCATTATACCTCTATATGGATCTCTATGGATCTCTATAAAGGTATATAGTATATTTAGTGTTTAATCACTGAAATTTTTAAAGATATTTAAGGCTGTCATAAAGTCCCACTTAGCTAACTTTAATACATTGTATATCTTGTCTTTATCTTGTAAATTCAATCGTTTAGCTAACTTATCTACCATGTCTTTTCTTTCTCTATTTAAAGCTTCACGGTAGGTTCTATCATTACTAATCTGTGCATCTAATGGTCCAAGCTTTAAGGCTTTAACTACCTTAGATGTTGATTCTGCGTCTGCTAGTGCCCTGTGTGCTGGTAAAACCTGTTGTAGGTTCAACTTACTGAGTGCTTTTTTTAACCCTCCCCTGCCACCATAACATAGCTTTACGTTAACGAATCTTGGATCGAATTCAATTGGTGGAAATCTTTTACTAATGTATCCCTTATACGACTTGGCTACTATCTCATCTTGTAGCCAAGTAGCATCTCTTCCCCAACATGTCCAAACAAACTCTCTAGGATCTGGAAGCTCTTCTTTTAGAATTGCTGCAGTTACATTTAAGTTTTTAGAGAGGTGAATCTCCTCCTGTGAAATGTGAGTTAAGTTCTTGCAGTAGTCAGATAATATTGGATAAAATATAGGTTTTACTGTTTTGGTATGTTTACTGATAGAGTTATACTCTAAGTCTAGTATCTCTACACCTATTTCAGTAATCTCCATCTTATCCCTAGGTTGACTATCCCAGGACTTACCATCCCAACATGTAAGCTCTAGATCCATCACTGCTAAGTACTTTTTGTCCTCTAACTTACCAAACTTATTTACTATCTCTTCATTGTGAAACTTAGTATTCTTCATATATCTCCTATTTATAGGGTTCCTCTTCTACTTGAAACTTACCAGTAGCTCTAAATCCACGAATAAGTACCTTAACTTTCTTTTCATTGTCGTAATAACCTATGAACCAACCAACAACTGGGGAAGATGTTATTCTAATTCCACCTGCTAACTCATCTCCTATAGATATTTCACGTAGCTCAGTCTTTCCTGGTGGTATATACATTCCCTTATCTACTAATTCATAGTGCTTATGTCTACATTTCAAACCTACAATCTTAATATCTTTTTTATTCGGTACTTTTCTCCAGTACTCTGCCTCTTCCATTGTTATGACAGTACCATCATTATAGACTACGTACCAACCACCTTCTAACTTATTTATTTTTTCATGTGTGTAAGGCATCTTGCTCCTAGCTCCTCTTTTATTTTTTTATGCATGTACTTACTGTAAGGCTCATCATAAGTATCTAGATACCCATTCTTATAAAGGAAATCTGAAAACCTTTGATAGCCTCCTCCAAAATCTTTAAGCTCTGGTCCTACATACTTAAAGTTAGAACAGTTACCTCCCGAGTATCCTCTAGATAACATCGTCAAAATATGATCTTCCTTAAGCCTCTCCATTACTATACTATAGTTTTCGCTGTGAAGTCCAATCTCATTTACTAGCTGACTTGTGGATAGAAATATTTCATCCTTCTCAGTCTTAAATTCTTTAATATGTTTAAATAGTTGGAATACAGCTTTTTGCATTTTGTATAGATTGCTTCCAGAAAAAGTTTCAACTATGTATTCACATGTCCAACGCTCTAGGAACATTCTATCTAAGTTCTTCTTTCTCTCTAGGACACTTGCATTTAGACCGTCTATTAAGGATTCTATTCTTTTATAGATATGTTGAGGGTTAATATTATAATCAGTAGATTTGCCATTATTTTTCACGTCAATCCAACCAATGAATAGGGACTTTGCCACTTCTTTATTTAAATTAGCCTTAAAGAAAAAGTAAGGTGCCATGTCAGTTAGGATATCGTTGCAGGTTCCAGGTTCCAGTATTCCATTTTTGTATATTAAATCAAGTTGCTTCATCTTATTCTCATTCAGTGCTCTACTGTGCCTGCAAAGCCTTTTATATCCAGGAGTTGCTTCATTTATAAAAGGTAAGTACGCAAATTCTGCTATTTCTTTTATGGCTAATTCTAATCCCGCTAACCTTGGCACATTAACGGGTTCTAAAGAGCTATCTAAAAGCTTACTTCCTTCTCCAAAAGGTAATCTAATATTTCCGTTACTGACGAAAACCTCTACAGGATCAACTCTAGGTATTATTTTATGATTGTGTAATGTTCCCTTAATTCTATCTTTAATTATAGATGGTGATGCATGTTTAAAATAAAGTAGTACATGCACATCTCCAGAGTTTGAGGACTGTACGGGTATCTTTGGACACTGAAATAGTAGACAAGTTTTGTTAATAAACTTTTTAAACTCTTCTACACTTAATCCTTCAGGTCTATCAAAGTCTAAAACTGCGAAGCGTTTCTTCTCATGCTTATTAAGAATTTGTCCAACTATCTTATCTCCACGTAGATGCTTATCTATATATGAGTTAGATATTTTATATTCAGAACACCTCTTCCACTCTTCTCCTATACGTAAGGACAGTGTAGAACCCTTCTGTATGAAAGCTTTTCTAAACTCGTGTGTAAGGTTCATTGCTAAAGCCTATCAGCAGCTTCAGTTGCTAATGCAGATCTTACTCCATCTATTAATTGTATGTGTCCTACCAGTTCAGAATCTTTGAACTTCTCAATAGTCTGAGCCAGTCCATTAGAGGTTCTAGATACATAGTAGTTATCAATTTGATCTAAGTCTCCCAACAATATAATTTTAGAGTCGTCACTAATTCTAGTTACAATTGTCTTCACATCTTGTATTGATAAGTTCTGAGCTTCATCTACAATCATTATAGAATTTCTAATGTTTCTACCACGAATATATTGTAGAGGTTCTATCTCTATAATAGGTTTTTTACCATCTCTAGCATCAGTCATGTAGTCCATTACGTCATTACCATCATCCCCCATTACAAAATCTATAGCGTCTTGAAGTGGCATAAGGAAAGGTCTAAGTTTATTGCTCAGGTCTCCCGGCAAGAATCCAAGCTTATCTTTACCGCCCATAACTGTTAGAGATCTACTGAGTACTACTTTACTATACTTAGTTTCAGAGTTTCCTATCACCTGCGCCAATGCTGCTGCTATGGAGATCAGGGTATTGTGTGTAACAACATAGTTGTCAGTTACATAGAGATGATCCTTGTCATCAATTAGAATACACTGACATTCTTTCTTTCCTATCTTTTTAATATCTTTTATACCTAACCCCAAGTTTTTAGTATACTGATCTTTCTTTTTTATTCGTTCCTTCTTTCTTTTTAGTGAAAATAGACTTCTCTTATCTCTATGTCTAATGTTAACTATATAATGCAATCTTCCCTCTACTTTCCTACCTGCTTTATCCTTGTAATATGGAAGCTTCTCTGCTATTCTAGCTATACCACCTAACTCCCATATAATGGATTGAACCTGTGTAGCTAACTTCTTACTAGAAGAACTAAAAGATACTGTACTTAATGTATCTGCATAACCATCTGTATCCATTAAACCTTGTAATAGTTTCAATTTCGAAGATAAACTAGCTTTCAAGTACACCTCTGGTATGCTTTTCTCATAAGAGTACTTCCCATATAGGTCCAAAGATTCCAGCTTACCAACTAGTCTGTTTTTTGTTTTACCTTTTCCAGTATGTTTAACTAGCAAGTCTACAATAGAGTAATCATATTCTCCATGTTTAGTCTTTCGCATTTCAAAAGACTTTCCTAAAATTCTTTTTAGTTTATTGAGTATTTCTGCATCTGCAGTTGAGAACGTTGGGGTTCTAGTACGAAAGCACCCATCTCCAATTAAGGCTCCTAGCACATAAGGATCGATTGGTAAGTCTTCTCTCTCCTTCTCTATTAAGTCTAAACTAAGATTTACTAGTGGAACTCTACCTCTAGACTTATTGTGTGACTTTGATTTAAACTTGATTAGTTGTTTAAGATCAGCAACTTCTATCTTCGATCCGTCATCCCTATCAAGCCCTATAACTGACCAAAGGTGGTCTTCACAGCACTCTACACTTCTACCATCTACAAACTCCACTCTGTAGACTTCCTTCTCGCCTTGAGGAAACACTTGAAGTACTTTGACACTTTTTCCCGTAGGTGTTAAAACCTTAGAACCTTTAACTATATCCCCCATCCTTACATAACCTTCAGGTGTAAGTACATTTGAGTCCAGTGGCTGTGCTTTACCAGATCCAGCTCTTCCAGTTAATGTTACCATTTTTACACTTGGATCCATCAATAACTGCATAGCATACGCTTGCTCATCGTTTAAGGCTTTTATATTATCTATTTGAAACTCTCTTGGTATTCTAAATAGCTTTCCATTTCTATGGTAGCATCTAACTTCAGACTTACCTGTAGCTCCACCTTTTACTATACAAAATTCATTCTCTTGTAGTTTATACTTCTTACTAACCTTTGTACCTGTCCACACATGGGCCTTATGTAAACTGTCTACTAAAAGTTTAGGTGTTTCTTGTATAGGTTCTTCCCTATGTCCAGTATACTTAGTCAACTTAAGTAAGTTTTCTTGATACTTAGAAGTTTTTATATCATACATAGCTGCTCTCAATCCTAGCAGGATATCATTAGTAACTAAGAGAATTTCTTTACCCTTTTTTAAACTCTGTTTTAATTTCATACATGTTCCAAGTATCCTATCATCTCCTTTTGTTGGATCTAGCGGAGCTTCTAGCTCTGACATGTCTTCAGCTACAAACCTTACAGTTACTCCGGTGTCTGTATTTAGAATACCTTCGCTTATATTTCCTACCTGTTCAGAGAACCACTCCAGTGCTTTGGAGGCTTTCCGTATGTTAACTGCTTCGCTTCCACCAAGTAGTTTATCCTTTACTTTATCAAGTTCTTGAAGAACTGTGCTTGTAATAATTACAATATTATCTTTGTAATGACTCAAACAAGAAGGGTCATGTATTAAAGAAGATGTATCTATTACTACGAGGTTTCCTTTTCCTTTTGGATTATAATTTGATTCCATCAGTGACATATTACTCCATCATCATTTCCACCGCTTCCATCTTCAGGATCAGGATCATCATCATCGTCCTTAGATGAAAGTAAATCCTCAATATCAGAGATGCTACCCAACTCTCCACTCTCAAGTGCTTGTGTAAGAGTATGAGCCATTACCATAGTTTGAGTAGGTGAATTCATTAAAATTAAACTTTTCTTGTTATGGGTCCTTAATATTGGTTTATCAAATTCAAGCATATTAAAGTAAGCTACTACTATTGTATCATCAGTTGGGTAGGAGTATCCTACTACTGATCCTACTAGGTAGGAGTCTGAGTTATCAGTTAAGGAATTTGGATCATCCATAAGCAATCCATCCTGCATTAACTCTAACTTATCCTCAGTTGTTACTAAGTCTCCGGGAAGAAAGATATATTCACTCAATATCTCCATATTTGGAATATGTACTGGGTCTTTCTTTGAAGGATTTACTAGCTTACGTATTAATTTTAACAAATAAATTAAAAAATCAATATGCTTCCTAACCACTAGTTTAAAACATGATTTACTTAATGTATACATTATTCTTTTAATTCCTTTTCGCTTTCTATTATCCTATCAATTAAATTAAGATTTTTTGCCTCTTCAGGACACATCCATAAATCTCTTTGAAGCATTTCTAATACTTTCCCTAAGTCTACTCCAGTTTTCTTAGCTAATATTTTTGCTAAAACTGAATTTAACCTATCAACTTCGTTGAAATTTATCTCTTGTTCCGTTCTAGTACCTTCTGTAGGGCCTCCACTTACTTCGTGAATCATTATTCTAGTATTTGGTAATGAAAATCTTTTACCATCTGCTCCAGAACAGAGCAGAACTGCACCCATACTCGCTGCCTGACCCATGCCTATTGTACGGACATCTGCAGATATGAAGTTCATAGTATTTATAATAGCTAATCCAGCTGTAACTGAGCCTCCTGGAGAGTTTATATATAGTTCAATATCTTGTTCTGGATTCTGCTGATTGAGTAGTAATAACTGAGCAACTACACTGTTTGCAACATCATCAGTTATCTCGGATCCTATGAAAATTATTCTATCTTCTAAGAGTCTTGAATATACATCATAAGCTCTCTCGCCTTCTTTAGTTTTTTCAATTACATTAGGTATTAACATAAAATCCTATGATTGTAGTACTTATTCTAAAGTTTAACACAGTGACTTCAGAACGTCAACAAACTAATTATTTTAAATATTTTTGACTAAAGTTATAAAATATTGTATCATTTAATTATATACATAAAAAATCTTAAGCAGGAGAAAATTCGATGAGCGATTTCAATCTTTACGGACCACTAAATGATTTCGGATATGGAGTATTTACAAGAGGTATAATTAAAGGACTCCTTGAATTAAACGAATCTAAATTTAGTATTAATCCTATAGGTCCACTATCCTTAGAAAATCAACAAGAAACTCAAGTACTTAGAAACATAATAAGTAGTAATCAATGGGATAGGGAGGTTCCTTCAGTGGCCATCTGGCATGAGTTTGACCTAACTAAGTTCTCTGCCAAAAAATTAGTGGCTTATCCAATATTTGAAACTGATAAGTTTAATTCTACAGCTATGAATCAACTACCACAAATGGATGCTATATTTGTCCTATCTAAGTGGGCAAAGGAGATAGTAATAAAGAATATAGGAAACTCTGTTCCGGTACATGTGGTTCAGGGAGCTTCTGATGCTGTCCTACATAAGAAAAAAGAGTACAGTGAAGCTGATACTTTTACATTCCTTAGTGTTGGAAAGTTTGAACAAAGAAAGTCTCCTGTTGAAGCTATTACTGCATATGTAAATGCATTTCAAGCAAAGCAAGCTACCACTCGATACATTTGTCACTGTTTTAATCCTTTTGACAGACATTTTGCAAATAACATGGCTACAATATTAACACAGATAGGATTACGTGTGATTCCAGCTACTTCCAGTGGGTCCATTATAGGTGTAAGAGGTAATGCCATAGTTGAAGTACCTCGATTTAAGTTACAGAGGGATCAATTGATAGAGCTAATGTCACGGAGTCACGTAGGATTATTTCCTGCAAGAGCAGAGGGTTGGAATCTACCTCTAATGGAAACCATTAAAGCTGGTACGCCTTGTATAGCTACCAACTACTCAGCTCACACTGAGTACCTCACATCTGAGTATAACTACCCTCAAGACCTATTACTTAATAATCTCACTACTGAACTAGCAAATGATGGTCAATTTTTTAAAGGAGACCGCGGAAACTGGATGAGACCGAATACTGGGGAAATTTCCCAGAAAATGAACTATGTATATGATAACTACAAAGAAGTATTAGAGGATTTTAATAGAAATACAATAGCAGATCAATTTACATGGAAAAACTCTGCTAAACAGCTTATTTCTTCTTTAAATAAAATTAATGATTAAAATATTAAAAGAAAAATTAAGACCAACTGCAGTACCTGAAAACCTTATTCCCATTGTTTTTAGATGTCAGGACTGTGGGTGTACTATTCGAAGATTGGAGGCTACAAACTCATACGTTTTAATGAGTACTAGTTCTCTAATAGATCGTGGAAAGCAGAAAATATGTCCCTTCTGTTATAGACTCAAACAATATCAAGGAGTCTCTAATTAATTGGCTAGAATAAATTTAAAACATTCTAAAGCTCCTAATGGACTATTAATACCTATCACAGTAAATATAGAGCATTCTGCTTTAAAAAGTAACAATGATGGTGAACTAATATTCATCCTGACTTTCGATACTGGAGCTATTGATTTAAATGGGGCCGTAATTGAAACTGTAGTAATTGACGGAGTTTCTAAAAAGTCTATAAAAAGAGAAATCCAAAAAGGTGTAACATTAATAGGGAACCAAATAGATTGGGAGGATCTTCAAGAAGATGTGGCAGCTCCTAGAATAGAGAACATAAGTCCAGAGCCTGGCGAAAAAGACGTAAGTATAGAGTCACATATCATACTTAAATTAAAAGATAACTTCCCGACAACAGGTATAGATCCTAACTCAATAAATCTAAAAGTAAATGATATAGATATTACAAGTGACTTAAGAATAAAGGGTGCAGATACAGAATATTATATTAGATGGATTCCTACTATTTTAAAGTAATTATACTGGGGTTCCACTACTAAGTATGTATAGGACCCTATCAGCTAGTTCTTCTAAACTTAGCCCTATAGGCTCATAACCTCTCTCTATTAGTCCATTATTTTCAAAACTAGTTCCAGAGGTGGATGTAAAGTAATCAAATAATCCTTCCACATCTCCTTCAGTTGTCCCTTCGACACCTAGATTATTATATTTCCACAGGTAATCACCTAAATCACTTACTAGTTCTCCAGTCTCTTCGTAGGTTAATCTATTGAATAGTTCTGAAATTGCTGCATCTTCTCTACCTGCTCTACATTTGCAAGATCTAGCATGGAAGACTTTTCCGTTCTCTATTTGTTCATCTAGAGAAAAGAAGAGATTACGAGTATCTGTGTCTGTACAGAAATGTTCTGAAGCTTGCATCAACTCGTCTGTTGACATTATTTGCCAATTGTTGGTTACATAGTGTATAAGTGAGTGTCTGTGCCAAATATAATCATGCTCACAGTCTTCCCAACTATCATTGTCGCACAATACACTTACTGAACCGGATGTTACTGTGTGATCTGAGCCACTAGGACATACTTCCATTGTAAATAAACCTTCTTCTACATGAGAGGTATTACATGTTTCACAAAAAAATCTATATCTCATATATCTACTCCTTAAAGCTCCAAAGAAATAAAATTGCAATAGGTTGCATATTTATTTGTCTTGAGCTGTATTTCCCAAATTGCTTCAGATTCTGGTATGTTCGCTATCTTTTCTAGTATAATTAAATTTTTTCCCATCTCTTCACAGCTTCCCACACATATTTCTTTATTATTAGTTACATCAAAAATCCTTATACTACTGATCTGCTTTTTTTTCATTACAGATATTATTACTTTTATCTTCCGTAACACACCAAAAGCTTTAATACCTGGAAATAAAATAGTACTTCTAGTGTGCCAATATTTACTTTTCGTAGCTAATCCATTGTTTTCGAAAACATATGATATTCTCCTATTCCCTAAAGTGATACAATTTTCTGGATCCTTGTCTGATGCCACGTAAGATGTATCACCCATCATTCCAAAATGAAATGCGTTCCCATGTTCATCTGTAAAATGTACCTTAGAAGAAAGCATACCATTGTTCATTACTTGATCGTAGTGATCTTCTGTTACATAAGTTTCCACTAGATGATGATCTGGGTACATATCTAAATGATGCTGACTTCCACCTATGCCAATAAATTTTTGACACTGCAAACAAAAATCAATCCATCTTACATTAATACTCATTAACTTAACTCCACCATTTCTATATTTAAAAACCCACCTGCCACTGGGAAAGTCTGTCCAAGATCTCCATACATACCAGCTCTAACTGCAATAGTCTCATCACTTCCCGAAGTAGTGATGTAGTAAGAACCTGCAGTACTTGTATGTCCAGACTGATTACCGTCTCTAACATATCCACCTTGAAGTGTGGCTAGTAATTGAGTTCCATCATTTTGATTAAGATTAGTTAGTAAAGTTTTTCTATCCCTAGCAGTCCTAGGTAAATAAGAACAAACCGACCAACTTACCTTATAAACGCCTGCATCAGATATTGTTATAGCATTGTTTTCAACTTCAAATAAACTGCTGTTACCTACTACTGTATTAGTGTTCATAGGCAGTTTATCTACTGAGGTATCTAAATCTGTACCTAACTCAAAATCTACCTGGCAATACTGTATAACACTCTTAGAATCTACATACTGCTTAGTGGCAGCCTGCCCAGAAACCGTTGGATCTGTATTTAAATTGAGTGGACCTGTCATTGTATCGCCCGATATAGAAACATAATTGTCATCAGTATATCCAGATAGTGCTACGATCCCTGCCGAGTTGTCAACAATATCAGAAGCGTTAGTGGAGATGTCTAGTGAATTCTGATCTGTGGTACCGGATACACTTACTAAATCTGCGTGATAAGCTGCACCTATATCACTTGGATCTAGTACTTCTTCAATCCAATCATCATTTTCATTTACCTTCTTTACTACAATTGTTCCACTAGGCCATATAGTCATATGGTATTAATATAGTACATTAGAAAATTTGACTTTAGGTTCTAGTTGCTATAGTATAGTAAGTACTATGATTAGATCATCTACATCAAAACGTAAATTAAACACTGTTAGAATACATAATCAACTATGGTTAAGGTGGTCTAAAATTGAGCACTTAGGTGATGGTAAAATAAAAGTAAAGAATCCAGAGTTCTATGGTCCAGTTATGAGTGATTGCGTAGAAATGGAGGACACTGGTAGTATTAGGCTGGATCTTACTAATCACTTTTTACTAATACTTCCAAAGCCTTACATAGTAAGATTAGAATGGACAGGTAAAATAAGCCAAAATGAAAAAAAGGCAGTATTTACTGAAGCTATCCTACATGACACAGATTTAGGTAATCTAAACTTATTGAGAAATAAATATCAAATACTTATTGATTGTGAGAATCATACTACAGAATCTAGAGCGAAAGGTAACTTAAAAACTTCTTTTACTTCAACAGTTTATGACCATAACGGTCAACCCTGTGACATAACTAATTAAAATTACTACATAAAGGTTACTATACTATATAATAAATATGACAATAAAAGCACCAGTATTAAATAGGAGAGTTCAAGGAAGAAAAAGGTATTGCTGGAGAATATGTCCATATGCAACGAACGATCTTTCAGATAGAATTCCAGATGTAGAACGAGCAGATCATGTTGTGACTAGTGGGCAAATGGCTATGGATATTCGTGGTGGACACCATAGGGCTGGTTGGGTATGTGAGGATCCCAGCTGCCCATTCTTTTTAGGTACAGCAGTAACTCCTATACAAATTTATGAAAACAAGATAGTTATAAGCGGTGCTGACTATACCGTTCAGAAGATTCCTCACGACACTCCTTTATGTTCTGGCATTCAATTTTGGGAGTACTAATCTAGCTTTTCGTACTATTTAGCTATTAGAGTTGGTATAGACGTATACCCTGAAAAATATAATTAAAAGAGGATATTATAATGGCACAATCGGAACAAGTAAGAGATCTCATAAATAATCCAAGTGTTACTAAAACAGTGACCTTAGATATGGATAAAGTAGTTCCTTTAGATAATGAAGGAGATGAAGTTTACGTTTCTGTAGGCTCCACTGCAAATACTGCCGTAGGCGGTTCATCAATTACCCCTATCTATGTCCGTGAATTTAAATCAGGATATTTTAAGAGTTCTGGGTTCAAAACTGAACCTTTCACAATTGACTCTTCTGCTAATGCGATGGAAGTTTCTATGGATGGATCTACTGCTAGAGAGATCATCTTAGAAGAAGGTACTGGACTATCAGGAGAAAATATAGCTGATGACATTAGAGACAAGTTGTCTGCTCTAGCTGCAGCTTCAGCAGTTGAAGAGGGAAATTTATCATTCCTTAACTGCACAGTAACCTGGAAAAACAATAGATTTAGTATCATTTCTGGCTCTATTTCTAGTAATTACACAGGTGTTGGAAAATCTAGCGTTGAGGTTACAGCAGCTACATCAAACGATGTATCAGTACTGTTGGGCTTTGATCTAGGAGTTTCTAGCCAAGCTATTAGTTCTAAAAGATCAGTTGAATCTAAACTTTCTGCAGACTTTACTGCGAGTGGTACTACACTTAACTTAGTTAGTGTAGAAGACATGGCAGCTGGAGAAGCATATACAATCTTCGACGCTACTAATAGGGGATACTTCGTAGCTGAAGACGTTACAGCTAGTGGTTCTACCATTACTGTAGCTTCTGGAGCAGTTACTAATAGTTACTCTACTGGAGCTGGAGTTCAAAAAATATATGAAAGGGACGCTGATTCAGAACTGGCTTCTCCTCATGAGACTATTGACGACATTTATAGACACATTCTAAAAAGTGTTGCTAACCAAATAGACTTCACATCTTAATATTAAAGCCTCGGTATATGCCGGGGCTTCTTTTTTTGCCCTCAAAATAAAAAATTGTTCCAAGTAGTTGACTTTATCCTATATTAGTGTCATAATAACTTTACATCAAGAATGATGAATTCGCATAAGGAGAAATAGCGTAATTGGATAAAGAACTAGAAAAAAGAAACGAATATATATTTGAGAAAGTAAAAACTTGGCAAGAGTTTCAGTATGTTAAACCTTTAATTTGTTCCAATCAAGAATGTAATGAGGCTAAACTTAAGCCTAAGAAAGGTAAGTACAGAGTGATGCTTCAATGCCCTAAGTGTAAGAAAGTACAAAACTATGTACCTCAAAAAGTTTTACAAATTAAATTAGATATACCACAAGTACTTACTAGAAACCAAGCTAAGCACTTCATTAAGTAGTCTTAGTTCTAGTTTTAGTAGTACCTCTCACTTTAATATCTACTCTGGATAAATCTTCAGAAAATTTAGCAGACACATACTTCCATTCAAATATGGAGGCATGTGACTTCCATACATTACTGTCTAAGAATGTCTGCATAATTACGTCCTTATCTACCACTGAGGCATCAAAAAACAGGGAGAATTCGAGCTTATCCTTTATATAGAAGTCCCTTCTAGGTATTTCTAGATCCTCTTTAAAGTTAATTTTACTTGTCTTCTTCTTTCTAGGCATTAATACTCATTATATAATACAAACCAAGTCATCCCATATTTCTGCTTTTCTACCTTTAACGTAGATCTTCTACTATTGTTACGATCATCTTCTAAATGAAAGGTAAAGTACCTTTTACGAATTACTTTATAAGTATTCATAATATAACACTTGCCCTCATAAACCCAAAATAGTACACGGTTTCCACTAGGTTTAATTTCTGTAATATCCATTCTTTTACAATAATAGGCATTATAAGTATCTATACTAATCTCATGTATGCTTGGCCATTTATCTGCATTAAATTCTTTAGACTTTCTACCCATATAACTTAACCTAAAAACTTATTAATTAACCTCTGAGGTACACCTTTGGACTTTAAAACTTTAACATATTTCTGTCCGTTTCTCTTAAAAGCATTTAGTTCTCTCTTAGATACTCGGTTTAGTTCCAGAAATTCCACTCTGGCTCCAAACTGTCTATAGTTATAAGTTGCATAAATATTATAAATAATAGCTGCATAGGACTCCTTCTCTATACCGCACAACTCAAACCACTTTCTTCTTCTATCTTTTGGATCTAACACTAATGAAGCCGAATCCTTGGGAGTCACACTAAATTTTACCCTCCACTGGCTGGTAATTAGTCTTCGTTTATCTACCGTGAGACCTTTGTGAACTGATATTCCTCCTCTAGAGGGAGTATTCAGTTGGTTCTCTGTATGGGTTGCATATCGTAGATTTTGCCTACGATTATCTAGTTTATTTTGATTCTTATGATCTACTTGAAAACCGTCTCTTTTACCCATGATAACTAGTTGAATTTGTTTACCTTTAGTACATGGATACCCATAAGCATCTAATGACCATGAAAATTGGGATAACTCTTTGAAATCTCTATCATCTACTAACACAAGACTACTTGAATTGTTAAGTTTAAGCTTCTTCATATATAACTCGCTGTTAATATTGAAATTTTAAATGTCTATCTATAAGTTCCTAATATCATTATATCCAATTTACAGATCTTAGTCAAGGATATTTATTTAGAGGGCCATATTTGCCCTGTACGGGCTTATTATTCTGGGGTAGGTTGGTAACTGTATTTACAATTATATCATCAGGTAAGTACGCTGGGTTCGATATTGGTGAGTTATTTAGTTGGTTTAAAGATATACTTAACTTTACCTGAATCAAATATGACTCTATAACTTGTATTATTAAATACATTCTGAAATTCAGTTAAATTAGGGTCGTATAGTTCTCCTAACATAACTTTCAACTTACTTTTTTGAAAGGATCTTCTGTGAAACAAAGTATTAGTATCTGTATACTTATACCTAGGTGGAAGCTCCCCAGTCCTATCAAATCCTAGAGTAGTATATAAATTGCCATAAGAGTATGATAGATCAGCAAAGGTACTTACTTCATTCACCTTATAAATTCTGCAAAAGTTTTTAAATAACTTACTTGCTCCTCCTAAAACATTTGTTTTAAGCTTAGAAGCAAATCTAACCAATTGCCAATTATACTCTAAAGTCTCTTTATTAAAACTCATACAAGATACTAGCTCATCTTGAGATACTAATCCTAAATGTACTGTTGCCCCGACTGCTCCTTGAAGATGGTTAGTTTCATAGAAGATTTTTGCTTCCTTAGCACTTACTTCAACTAACTCACACTTTCTTGCATATACCTTATCCATTAACTTAGGTGCTATAGCATTTGTTAATACAGACTCCCAAATACTTCTCTTAGTATTGTTGTACCACTCACACTCTATAATGTGAAACAATCTAATACCTAGGTCTATACATTTCCGGGTCTTATCTCTGTGATAGAACTTTTTCTTATAAACATCTTCTATAGTATTAAGTGAATGGTAATATAAGCCATCTGCCTCTATTGCTAAATTTAGTTCAGGTATGTGAAGATCTAATTCGAAAGTGTGCTGCCTATCGTTATAAATGGTTTCTTTATTAGTTATACTACTTACAAACTCTGCTATATTTTTTTCGAAGGATGATCTAACCAAGTGTTTTACTTCTATGTTTAACTCTTTCATTAAGTAGGATACTCCACCCTTATAACCAAGCCTAGATCCTATTTCCCCTAATGTTAACTTTTCCATGTGATGCCATTTAGTTAGAGTTTCTTTAAGTAATACTTTATCTTGTAGTAAGTTTAATGTGTTAGAATCTAAATTTACCTGTTTTATATTTTTAACTCCATACTTAAGTAAATTAGTGTTATACATCTTATTAATAATTTTTAAATCACATATTGGTGCAGGTCCTCCATATCTCTTTAAGTTAGTTTCTCTAACTTTTAACAATGTGTTAGGATTTTTTAAAGGATTATCAACTCCATATTTAGATTCTAGAGTTTTTCTACACTTCTCTTGAACTTCCTCAGACTTAAAAGGGCTATCCACTCCGTACTTACTTGTAAAATACTTGTTTCGTTTTTCTAAAATATCCTTAGAGAACATAACATTAGTTACTCCATACTTTTCTTGCACAGTACGCTTTCTTACTAAGTTCTTTCTCTTGGTAGGTACCTTAATCTCGTATTTTTTCAGTATTTGGGTTATTCTTGACTTACTACAATTAAATTTCTCTGATATTTCCTTCAATGAAAGATCTGACTCTTTAAAGAGTTTACATATTGCTTTATCTTTAATTGCCTGCTTTTCTTTTGCAGTTATACAGGTTATATTATACTTTTTTAGTCTTTTAGAAATTCCTGTTTTAGCTACTCCAAGTTTGGTAGCTATTTCTGAACAAGTTAGTCCTTGTTCAGCTAATTCTTTGATCTTATCTACAGTTATGCCCTTATTCTTTGCCATATTATTATTATAACATATAGTACAAAGAAGTCAACAGATTAAACTTCGGTTGTTATCTCTATAATTATTAGTTAATTCAACAACTTATGAAAAATCGAAAAATTGACGATACACTATGGATGGATTAGCCCCTGTCTCAGTAGCTCCTAGCTTAACTGTTAAGTATACAAAATCACTAATCATCTGTCCAGCTGCTACTCCAATTGCTTCAGAGTTATCTGCTGTAGCTACTACATCTAGATTTGCTTTAGATGCAGATAAGTAATCAGGAGGAGTATCACTGTCTAAATCAGCTGCTGTTACTCCAGTTCTCCACTCTGTTTGTACTGTTGGGTCAGATCCTGCAGGAGTTCCTGCTCCAGCTGTACCGAATCCAAACAGTGTATCACTGTTACCTTGATTATGATGCTGTGCTGTACCATCTGATTGTAATCCAAACTTAGTATTTGAAAGAATAGTTGCTCCAGATGTCAATTCAAACCAAACTGCTTTTACTGGTGAATATGTTGAAACCGTTACACTACCGTAATTAAGAGTAGTTACTCCTAGAGTAGTTGGCTGAGGACCAGAACATATAATTCTAAACTCATCTCCAGCTGTTACATTCGAACCTGTTGAGAAGAAAGCTTCAATACCTAAGTTACCTACTTTCTCACCTGTAGCTGAACTAGTTAAACCTGTAGTAGATTTACCTTCTCTACGTGAATCCCATTGATATTGAGCTGAGCCTATTGCATTAACACCGCCAGATGCTGCAATACAAGCTACTGTAAACTCATCACTAGAACCAAAAGGTACATCAGAGAACTTAATTCTAACTCCTTTAGTACCTACTTCATAGTAGTAATCTGAATATAAGAGTTCTACTCCTGTAGCATCATTATCACTTGAAGGGCTTGAAGTCCAGGTCATTACTGGTACATTTCCTTGTCCACCATTCATTACTGGGTCAGATGAGCCATCTACTGTAATAGTGTAAGTCTCTATTGTATCATTGAAATCTCCAGCTGTCTCTACAGTACCTGCGTAAGTATTTCCACCGTCTGCTACTGCATCTCCTACTAGATGATCTCCTTCTGTAAAGATGATTGTATAAATGTCATCAAATTGACCTCTGAATACACCACTTACTGTTAAAGTACCCTGATAAGTACCTGAGTTATCTGTAGTAACTCCGTCCACATTTACATAGTCTGGGCTTCCACCTGTTGTTAATTTAAGGTCTTCTGATATGTCATTAGTCCCTACAGCAAAGTCTACTTCAGACCCAGGACCTAATTTACTTGAATATACTCTAAACTTGTTATTAATGTATTCACATTGAACAAAATCAAACTCGGATCCTGCTAACTGTTTACACTTAAAAGAGATGTCTCTGGCTATTGTTCTGGAATCAATATCTGTTCCACTGGTTAAAGTTATTTCATTTAACCCGTTACCATCTATATTTACTTGAATGTCTTCTGCTACACCAGGTGTAACTGTAATAGTATCATCTGCCACAGAATTACTCTGTGCATATCCTAATGTTCCTCTTCCGTTTGAGCTGCCTGATGCTGCAGTATCATATGATTGTGCTGTGATTTCACCATTTGCATCTACGTCAAAAAGTACGAATCTACTTGTTGCTGCCATATCTCTTCCTATCCTTTTACCTAAATTTTTACCTAAATTTTTATTGTCCCAGACTATAGAAACTCTTCTTATTATAAATAGTACAAAAAGTAATTACGCTACAAGCTAAGGTACCATCATATTAAAAACCCAATAATATTAAATGTATAGTAATTTAAGTTACTTATATAAAACATTAAATACTAAAAAACCTAAAGTTATTTAAAAATATGCCGATATATTAGATATGACAAATTGGGATGACGAAAAGGAGTGTTTAAAAGCTGTTAAAGAAAATGGATGGGCTTTACAGTATGTAAAAAATCAAACTCCAGAAATCTGCCTAGAAGCTGTTAAAAAAGATGGATGGGCCTTAGAATATGTAAAAAACCAAACTCCAGAAATCTGTTTAGCTGCTGTTAAACAA